AGAGGATGCATTTAGATAAGGATATTTTAGTTAAACATAATAAGATATATTCACCAGAGACCTGTATTTTTGTACCTCAAACAATTAATTTGTTATTTACTAAACAAGATAAAAAAAGAGGTGATTCGCCAATAGGGACAAGTCCTAGAAATGGTAAATATGAAGTTAATTGTAGCCTTATCAATCCTCAAACTGGAAAATCAAAACAAGAGTATTTAGGATTATATGATACCCAAGAAAAAGCATTTGAAGTTTATAAATATTATAAAGAAAAGAATATAAAAGAGGTAGCTGATTATTATAAAGAGCATATATCACAAAAGCTACATAATGCAATGTATAAATATGAAGTTGAAATAAATGATTGAAAAAGATGTTGAAAATAATTAATAAACTTACAGACTGGATTTTATTCTGGTCTATTTTTATATATAGAAAACAAAAAAGATTAGAAAAATAATTAATAAACTATTGACTTTATTTTCCAAATAGCATATTATATATATAAGATATTAAAAGGGAGGAAAAAAGATGGTTAATAATAATATGGAAAGATTAATAAATAATTATATAGCATACTTGAAGGATATAAAAAACTTATCACCTAAAAGTATTAAATCATATATTCCAGTAGTAAAGGAAATGATTGAGTATTGTGGATTTAAAAGAATAGATGATATACAAAATTCTACTATAATCCAATTACAAAATTGGTTAAACAAAAAAAGAAATGAAGGATTATCTAATCAAAGTCTTAACAGAAGGATAGCTAGTTGTAAATCATTTTATGGTTATCTATGTGCATTTAGGATTATTGATTTTAATGCTAGTAAGGAACTTAAACAATTAAGAATTGAATCTAAAGGTAAAATAGGAAACACAGGACAAGTTGACAAAATAAGAACTTATTTAGAATCTGAATATAATAGAAAACCTAATTATATGAATATGAGAAATAGATTGATTGTTGAAGTCATGCTTAATTGTGCTTTAAGAAATTCAGAGCTTAGACAATTAAATATAGATAGTATAAATCCTAATACAGGAGAATTTACAGTAATTCAAAAAGGTGGTGGCATTAAACCTTGCGTGTTATCTAGTAAAACATTACAACTATATAATGATTATATGATAGAACGTAATAGAATCCCTTCTAAGGATAATTCTTTATTCCTTAGTAGTTATAAGAGCAGAATAAGTATAGGTGGCTTAGAGAAGCTTATACACAAGATAACAGAGGTCACAGGACAACAACTCAATCCACATGACCTTAGACATATTTCAGCGACAAAATACGTTGAGGCTGGTTATTCATGCGATGAAGTCGCTAAGTTATTAGGTCATTCAAGTAGTAATACAACTTTTAGATTTTATTATCACCAAGACAATGACAATAAAAAAGCTATGGCTGAAAATGTATGGTAAGTAACCATTGACAAATATATTATAAGTGGTATAATTATTGCGTGGAGTGGTTATATCACTTATAATAATAAAAATAATTAATAAACAAGGAGGAGATATTATGAGAGGTAATAAATATTTAAGTGAGGTAATGAAAAAGAAAAAGTTAAGCGAAGAAGAAAATAATCTTATTCTTGCACCTATAGGTAGTGGAAAAACTTATTATTGTATAAATGTATTAATGAATGATGTTAATAAACAATATTTATATTTATGTGATAACAGCAATCTAAAAGAGCAAGTTTTAAAAGAAAAGAATACATATTCAACTAATAGTAAAGATATTCAAGAAGAACATTCAAATATATTAGTTATGACATATAAAGAGTTTGGACATAAAATATTGTATGATGTTAACGAAGAATTTTCATCATACTTTGATTTAATTATTGCTGATGAGATACATAGTGCTATAGAATATTCAGAATTTAATAAAGATAGAGATTTAAGTTCAGCTTTATTCTTTTTATTTAGAAAACATTTAGGAACTCCAATAATTATGATGACAGCAACAGATTATTATTTAGAGCAAATGGTGAGAAAATACCCACAATTAGAAAATTTCAATGTGATTAATTTGTTAATCGATAAAGAAATAAAAAGATATATAGATAAGGTTAAATTATATATCAATAATATTTCACAAATTAAATTTTACTTACAACAATCATTAGAAGGATTTTTATACGGTGGAATGAAAGCAGGTATTTATACAAAACAAATAAATGACATGAAGAGAATAGAAACAATGTGTCTTGACTTAGGATTAAATCCAATTTGTGTATGGAGCAGAAATAATGAAAAATATCCTTTAAATGAAGAGCAAATAAGTTTCATGGATGAATTGTTGACTACAGGTAAAATAAGAGAACCTTATAATGTATTTATATTTAATAAATCTAGTGAAACAGGAATCAATGTTACAGATAAAGATGTTGATTTATGTATCGTCAATTCAACTAATATAACCGAATGTATACAAGCTAGGGGAAGATTTAGAAAAGATTTAAATTTAATAGTTGTTAAAACTAAAGAAAACGCATTACCACCTATGACAATAACTTTAGATGAAAAATATTTAAATAAATGGATAATAGTTGACGAAATACAACAAATTCCCAAAGATTTAAATATAAAAAATGTAAATGGTAAAAATATTAATTTGAATACATTTGTTAAAATATTAGGAGAGAGTCATTATGTAGTTCATAAGAAAAGAAAGACTGTCAACAAAATTAAAAATACATATTACTTTATACATAAAATATAAATACTAATTATAAAAAGAGGACAGGGTTCGTTACCTTTCAATTGTAGTGGAACGATGCTTGTCCACTTATGTTAAATATTATAGTTTTATCAAATTAATAAAAAAAAGGAGGATATATTATGAATATATTAAAACAAAAACAAGTCAACGACTTTATAGAACACAGTAGAAAGAAATTGGAAGATACACTGATTGTTAATTATACGCTGAAGGAATTTGCTGAAATACTGAACATTCCAGATAATGAAGAATTAATAGTATTAGCTTTTCAAGATTTATATTATAATACTCAACTTACATGGTATAATTTAGAATTAGTGTATAATAAAAAGAATAACACCTTTTTAGTATTCAATTACATAAATAAAAATAATTAATAAAGGAGGTTGATACAATGAATTGTGAAGAATGTAAAATAAATACGCCTGCGTGTTATAATATATGTACGAATGAAGATTTAAAAAATAAATGTAAAGAGTTATTTGGTATAAGTTGTATGTTTGATGTGATGAATCGCGAATGGGAAAGAAGAATAAAAAAAAGATTTGATAACATGATTACTTTAGATGAGTTTGATAATAATTAATAAAGGGTAATTAAAAACAGAATTAAATAATCGTTACTTTCAAGAGGCATAAAACCTCTTATTTTTTTTGCTCATTTTCAAAATAATTAATAAATTGTGAATATTTAAACTCTAATTTGTATATAATATATAAAAAGAAAAATTAATAAAGTTAGTTGTCATTAAGGATATCATATGTTATAATAAGCAAGGCAGACAACTAAGGAAGGAGTTAAAATGACTAAGATGTGTGATAAACAAATTAAAATGAATAGAATGGAAAATAAAGTGAATGATTTAATTAATGAAATAGGTGAAAAAAATATAAATGAAGAAGTAATAAAAGATTTTGCTATAAAAAATCTAAAGACAATTAATAGAAGTAGTTTCTATGATGGATTTAGAATTTTAAAAGAAGTATTAGATACAAAGGGAATTAAATACGATTTAAAAGAAGATGAATTAATGGAAAAATGTTTATACTTCGACGAATCTAAATACTTCACAAAAACTCAAATATTAGATATAATTAATTCACTTATAAATGCACAAGACAAATTATTAATATACATGATATTTAATAAAGTATTAGGTAAGAAATTCAAAGACCTATTAGAAATTAAGGTTTCTGATGTAGCTGAAGACTATAGTTATATTAATGTAAATGGAAATAAAATATTATGTGATGATATAATGAAAGAATTAGTTAAAGATACAATAGAACAAGAAGTATATGTTAATACAACAAGAAGTAGAAATGTGCTTTATTATGATTTAAATATGCATAGTGAATATTTATTTAAGACATTATGTAATAGATATACTAATAATGGTTTAGAACCAATGAAACGTAGTAATTTAAGTGGAAAATTAACTGTTTTAACAAAGGAATTACAACATGGAGGATTAAATGTTACCTTAACAGCTACAGGAATATATCAGTCTGGCATAATCTATGACATGTTTGTATTACAAGTATTAGATAATATTGTATGGACTATACAAAATACAAAGAGCTATCTTGATATAAATGGATACAATATGAATGCTAATGAATTAAGCTTTAAATATCACCATTTATATTACGGATGTAACTCATCAAGAAACTAGAAGATTTCTCTAGTTTCTTTTATTTTGTAGGTAATTTTTATAAAGTTTATGTTAATATATTAGTATAGGAGGTAATTAATAAAATTCAGTAATAAAATTAACAAAAGGAGATGAATATATTATGAGTAAAGTTAATAGAACTGGGGAAATAAATTATAACAACTTTGGAAGTGAGATGATAATTGCAAGGTATGGAGGAGCACTAGATATAGATGTATATTTTCCTCAATATGATTGGATTGCTAAAGGAGCAACATATCAAAATTTTAAAAATGGCAACATTAAATGTCCATATGAAAGAAGAACTTGTGGAATAGGTTATTTAGGAGAAGGGGAATATAAAGTAAGAGAAAATGGTAAAAAAACTAGACTTTATCAAACTTGGCAAAGTATGTTAGAAAGATGTTATGATGAAAAATGTCAAGAGAAAAATCCAACTTACATAGATTGTGAAGTTTCAGAAGAATTTCATAATTTTCAAAATTTCGCTAGGTGGTATAATGATAATTATTATAAAATAGAAGGAGAAACAATGTGTTTAGATAAAGATATATTAGTTAAAGGCAATAAGATATATTCATCCAACACCTGTATATTTGTGCCACAAACAATTAATAGTTTATTTATTAAAAGACAAAATGCTAGAGGTGAATCAGTTATAGGCACGAGTCCTGTAAATGGAAAATACCAAGTAAATTGTTGGTTAATTAATCCTCAAACAGGTAAATCTAAACAAGAATACCTGGGATTATATGATACACAAGAGAAAGGATTTGAAGCATATAAATACTATAAAGAAAAGAATATTAAAGAAGTAGCAGATTATTTTAAAGGACAAATACCAGGTGGATTATATGATGCGTTGTATTCTTATGAAGTTGAAATAAATGATTAAAAATAATTAATAAAGTCTCAGAAGGTAGTTGATACCTTCTATTTTTTTACATAAATTTATTGACAAATATATCCAGATATAGTATTATTATATCAAAGGGGTGATAAATATGAAATATGCATTAGCATTTATGTTTATGAGTTTAGTTAGTGGAGTGATGGGCTTTATATTATTTTAATTGATTTTAAAAATAATTAATAAAATAGTTGACAAATTATAGTAAATATCATATAATGTATATATAAGATAAAATAAGGGGGAAGCTAATGATAATAAAACCTATGAACTGTGCAGGGGAAAATATAATAGAACAAAATAAAGAAAGAATTAGAAGAATAAAAATTAATCAACAAAGAGGTGATATTTCAATAAATAATCTATATAGTAAATATAACTATGAAGGATTTAAAAACTACTTATGTAATAATATTTTATTTGAAGATATACCAGACTCTGAAGTTATAAGAATATACAACTGTATAACCAAAGAACAGTTTAAAGAATGGTATGTTAGTAGAGGTGTAAGAGGGGCGTATGATTTAATAACATATTATAAAATTTATAAATAATTAATAAAGATATTGACAAAATAGTAAAGGGTATGATATACTTAATACATAAATAAAAATTAAGGAGTTGGTAAATATGAAGAAAGTTGATTTATTTGATTCAAATAAAAATTATATATACAAAGGAGAGCTTGTAACAATTGTGGATGAATTTACTGGGATTATACCAGAAAACGGTGAAGAAAAAATAATTTTACCTAGTCAATGTATGTGCTTAGGAAATAAAGTAGAAGAGTTTGAAGTAGGAAAACAATATGTATTTGATAAGAGATTAATATCAAAACATCTAGGAGAATTGAGTGGATGGCAAATAGAAATAGATGGTAAACCTGTTAAAGTTGAAAATAAAAAAAATGGTTATTGTTTCAATGATAAAGGTGAAGCCTACATAGTATTTGTGAATTGGTGCAAAGAAGTATAATAACGTACAAAAGATAAAGGGGTTGAATATTATGAAATTAGGTACTATGAATGTTAAAGAAGCGTACGAAATAGTAGCAAATAGCGTAGAAGAAGACGCTATATATTGTAAAGAAATTAATCAAGATTTTGATGATGATTTTTTAGAAAAGGTTATAGATTTTCTTCAATGTAGAGTTGATGTGTTAGACAGAGCAGATAAAAGAGAAAGCTATTATAATCATTTAAGGGGATTTGATTTAGAAGTTTAAAAATAATTAATAAAATAATGTATAAGGGGAGAATAGATGTATAAAATAAAAATTGGATTAAAATATGGCAGTTTTTCTTTAAAAGCAGATAGTTATAAAGAGTGTATGGAAAAATATAATGAAATTAAACAAGAATATTCAAATATACCTGCTGAAATAACAGTTTATAAAGATGATAAAGTGCAATTTGTAAAACATACAGGTAAAAAGTCTTTTGAAAAGTTATATAATAATCTTATAGATGACTTAATAGAGCTTGGCAAATACCAGGTAGAAGTAACAAGAGAAGAGCATAATTATGGTAATGTTAAAAATAAATTATATCATCAACTTGAAGAATTAGACTTAGGAGAATTAGAAGAAACAAAACAATTAGAATTTTTAAATAATATGAAAAATCAATTAACTAAGCGTAGAATTACAGAAAATGAAAATCGTAAATTATACGGATTTGATAAAGCTTACAATACAATATTGGATGCTTTAAGTAATTATATACAAAAAGAAAAACCTATAAAAGATGAGGCAAGTATTAAACGATATAATGAAAAGTATTATACTGAAAGTAACGGTGAGAAAAAAGAAAAAATTAAAAAATTACATAATTTAAAGCTAAAATAATTAATAAACTTATTGACAAATAATATAAAAAGTTATACAATTATAAGTATAGGGAGGTAGATATTATGAGTGAAATATTAAGTCTGAAGCAAATATTAAATTTAATAAATTATGCAATAGAAGATGTGTCTAATCATGGTGAAGTATGCTATTCAAAAAACTATATTACAAAGACATTAAAAATGAATGAAGAACAAATAAATAATTATACAAATAATATGATGTATTTAAGTGAATGTAATTTATTAAGCTGGAATATGATTAAGGCAGAATTATGTTGTGACGAATCAGTAAAGTTTTTAAGCGATAATTGGAAATACGAGGATTAAATTAGTTAAGTGTTAACATGAAAAGTCTTAGAATCGAATATAAGGAGGAGAAAATATGTTAGATAAATTTGATTTACAATCACTATATGTCTTTAGTGAAAATAAGTATTATCTTTATAATGGTAAGAAATTTACTTGGACAAGTGTATGTAACGGATTAATAGTTGAAGTGGAAAACGAATACATAGGTATTGTTAAAATAGAAGGCGAAGAGTACGTTGTATTTCCTTATAGTTGCAATAAAATAGAAGTAGATGTTAAATCCACAGAAAAAGAAAATATATATAAAAATGACATTATAAATAACATTATAGGAACAATACAAACAAAATCAAGTTTTCAAGGTGGTAAACCTAAAGAATTTGAAGGAAAAATATTTTTTGGTATAGATAAAAATGACCATTGGACAGACTCGGGAATTTTATCATTAGATAATTTAGATGAGATAAACAATTCAGAATGTGAACCTACAAATAATCACTCAAAAGAGCTTATGTTTGATGAAAGTAAGAAATATTATTTCAGTATGGATTTGGTTGCAGAAAAAGACATAAAGGTTTGGATGTATCGTTGTGACGGAGGAATTGTCGATGTAATCAATGCAAATGAAGGATTCGTTTTAGACAATTCATGGGAAGAATATCATACAGTTTATAGAAAATGGTGTAAGTTGAAAAATAATTAATAAACTTATTGACGAATAATATTGAAAACTAAATAATTAATAAAAAGGAAGGAATGTAATTATGAAATTTTTAGAATTAATGTATTGTAATGGTGTGATGGAGTGTATGAAAACAAACTATGATTATAAATTAGGAGATACTATATATGTGAATGATTATCACGATTTATTTAAATGTGTGAAAATAACAAGAGAATTTAATGATATATATTATCATTTTAAACAAGGTAAGGTAACTTATGATTTTGAATGGGAGGATTAATATGAAAATAGAATTAACTGATAAAGAATTTGAAGTGTTAAAAACATTAATCAGCAATACAAATGAATGTGAATCGGGTTGTATAATTGAAGAATATCAATATAAACCGTTTGATTGTGTGAATTGCCTGTATTTTAACAAAAAGAATGCTTTGATTGAAAAAATAATGAATTATTCTGAATATGAATATATTTGGAATAGAGATACTATTGATTTAGAAGAATTTGTAAATGGTAGAGTTGCTGTTTGGTGCGATACTGAAGAGAAAGTGAATGATTTTTTTAACGTTTTAAAAGAACATGAATTTATTTGGGAAACAGGCAAACCTTTAGGAAGAGAAACTTACTATTTTATATATAAAAACAAAACAGGTTACAACTTTGAAGATATGGGAATATTGTATGATAGCACAACCTATTACAGAAGTCAAAATTATAAAATAATAAAATGGGAGGTTATATAATATGAATAAATTAAATAGAAATACATTAGACATGGAAGAATTCAAAAAAGGAGATATAGTTATCAACTGTAAAACAGAAAAAGAATCAATAGATTTATTTAAATATTTAGATGATGAAGGTATAATTTGGTGCAGTAGGGATAAATTGACAAAATATAATATAAGAAATTACGAATTTGGACGTGAAACTTGTTATAGATTTGACGAAACAGGATTAAGTTATTCCTCAATAGATTTTTATGATAGATATTACAAAATATACGAATGGGAAATAATTAATAAAGATATTATGAAAATTTGGAATAAAAATACTATAAACTTAGAAAATTTCATAAAAAGAGATATAGCAATACATTGTGATACGCTAGAAAAAGCTGAAGATTTATTTAATTTTTTACACGAAAAAGGATTAAATTGTGAAAGTGGTAGTGTTTTAATTACACATACAAATTATAAAAACTATGAAAAATATATTTGTTATGATTATGACGAAGGAGTAAATTATATTAACATGGACTGGTATAAAAATTATGAGTTTCAAATATACGAATGGGAAATAATTAATAAAGAAACAAACATAATATCATTTGATGAAATAGAAAGAACTGAATTTAAAAAGAAAATTTATATATCTCATTCCTATAGTGGATTAGAAGAGAACAAAAGAGATATAGAGGAGAAGGTTAAAAAATTAGTTAAAGAATATCCAAATTATGTATTTATAAGTCCTGTGCATACATTTAGCTATTTATATGATGTTTATCCTTATGATACAGGTATAGATATTTGTATAGAGCTTTTAAAAATGTGTGACGAGATGTGGATAATAGATAAAGGTTTCGTTAATAGTAAAGGTGTTATGGTAGAAAGAGAATATTGTTTGTGCAATAGAATTCCAGTAAAATTAATAGAAATAGACAATTAAAAATAATTAATAAAATCTTGCCAAAGGTATTGACTTTTGGCAAGTAAGTTCATATAATATATAATATAAGATATAATAAAGGGGGAATAAAAAATGGAAGATAAAGCCTATACGGATTTAATGATATCATTGACGGAAAGAATATTTAAAAAGAATTACAATTATATGTTAGACGCAAAGGATGATATGATTGGCGATGCTTTCTTAAATCTTTGGAGTGCCAAAGACAAATATGATAGCAATAAGGCTAAAATTAATACCTACATGACCAAAATAATTAACAATTCATTTAAGAAATATATCAGAGATAATATTTATCGACATCAAGATAAATATATTCATATAGAGCAAGAAAGCGAAGAAGGATATACATTAGGTTTAGAGGATATTATAGGAGCTGTGGATGTCAATTATAATGACGTTGAATTTAAAGAACTAATGGAGAAGTTTGATAGAAATATAGGAGAAAGAAATAAACATACAAGTAGGAAAATAAATATAGATGAATTACATTTCATAATTAATAAACTATATGAAGGTTACAATAAATGCGAAATCAGCAAAATGTTATGTGTGAGTAGTACGAATGTTAATAAGAAAGTCAATAGAATAAGAGATATAATTACAGAAATAAAAAATAATGAATAAAAGGGGCGGAATATTATGAATAAGATAGATAGAACTGGTGAAAGAGGAATTAATAACTTTGGAAGTGAAATGGTGATAGTTGAATATAGAAAATACTCTGATATAGATGTGTATTTCCCACAATATAACTGGACTTTTAAACATTCTACATATAAAGAATTTAAAAATGGTAAAATTAAATGTCCTTATGAAAAAAGAACCTACGGAGTAGGTTATATAGGTGAAGGAAAATATAAATCTAGGGAAAATGGTAAAGAAGCTAGAGTTTATAAAATTTGGCATGGCATGTTACAGAGATGTTATGATGAAAAATGTCAAGAGAAAAATCCAACTTATAAATATTGTAAAGTAAGTGAAGAATGGCATAATTTTCAGAATTTCGCAGAATGGTATGATAGGAATTATTATGAGATAGAAGGAGAAAAAATGCACTTAGATAAAGATATACTTATTAAAGGTAATAAGATATATAGTCCAAAAACCTGTGTTTTTGTACCACATAAAATAAATACTTTATTTACTAAACGACAAAATAAAAGAGGAGAATCGGTTATTGGAACAAGTCCTAAAAATGGCAAATATGTAGTGCAATGTCATTTAATCAACCCTAAAACAGGAGAATCTAAACAAGAACATTTGGGTTATTATGAAACACAAGAAAAAGCTTTTGAAATTTATAAATATTATAAAGAGAAAAACATTAAAGAAGTCGCTGATTATTTTAAAGATGAAATTCCAGTTAAACTTTATAATGGTTTATATAATTATGTTGTAGAAATAACTGATTAAAAATAATTAATAAACTAGGGATAACGGGGGATAACAATATGAGTGTAATGATAACTGATGTAGAATACACAAGTGTAATATTAGAATTAACTGGTAAGATATACAATAAAAGTTATAATGGATTCAATTCCATTAAAGATGATATGATTCAATATGCCTTGCTTCAATGCTGGGCAAGTAAAAATAAATATGACAAGGTTAAGGGGGACGTAAAATCATTTACAGCATCAATAATATATAATTCATACAATTTATATATCAGAGACAATATATATAAGCACAAAGATAAGTTAACTTCTATAGATGCTAATATATCTAACGATGAAGAAGAAAATTCTCTATTAGATACTATAGGGAAAATAGATTTAGAATATCAAAATATCGAATATATAGAATTATTAAAAGAATTTGATGATGTAATTGCAATGCGTAATAAAGGGAAATTTAATAAGATTAATGCAGAAGAATTACATATAATTATGGATATGTTAATGGATGGATACAAGCAAAAAAATATATCTAAAAAATTAAACGTAAGCAGTGTGACAATTAATAGAAAAATCAACTTAATAAAAGATATAATAAAAGAAATTAAAAATAATTAATAAAGGAGAAATAAATATGAAAAATATAAATCAAGAAGAATTAAATAAAATATTAAAGGAACATGAATTGTGGTTAAAAAGAGAAGGAGGAAAACGTGCTAATTTAAGTAATGTTGATTTAAGATATACTGATTTAAGATATACTAATTTAAGTAATGCAGATTTAAGCTATTCTAATTTAAGCTATTCTAATTTAAAATATGCAGATTTAAGATATACTAATTTAAGATATACTGATTTAAGATGTGTCAATTTAAGATGTGCAGATTTAAGATATACTGATTTAAGATATACTAATTTAAGTAATGCAGATTTAAGCTATTCTAATTTAAGCTATTCTAATTTAAAAGATGCTAATTTGAGATGTGCTGATTTAAGTAGTGCTAATTTAAAAGATATAAAAACAAATATTCATACTATTGGTTATAATTTAGCTTGTCCAGAAACTGGTAGTTTCATAGGATATAAAAAAGCTAATGGATGTATAGTTAAGTTGCTAATATTAGAAGATTCTAAAAGAAGTAGTGCAACTACTTCAAAATGTAGATGTGATAAAGCTAAAGTATTAGATATAAAAAACATTGAAACAGGAAAGAAAGTAAATGAGGTAAGAAGTAGTTATGACAGCAATTTTATTTATAAAGTTGGAGAAATAATACATGTAGATAATTTTGATAATAATAGATGGAATGAATGCAGTACTGGAATACATTTCTTTGTGAATAAAGAAAATGCAATAAATTATTAATAAGACATTGAAGTAAAAATAATTAATAAAGCATTGACAATATAAATAAAAGTATTATAATTATAAGTATAAGGGGGGTAGATATTATGTTTAATATTAATGATTGGATTTATTACCGACCAGAGAAAGGAGCTAAGAAAATAAAATGTAGAGTTATGGGGGTCACTTATGACTTGACTAACTTTAAATATATACTGAAAACTAAAGACGAAAGAGTTATCGAGAATGTATCTGTAACAAAATTAAGTGATAGATAAAAATAATTAATAAAAGGAGAGATGAAATATGAACAAACAAGATTTAAAAAATGGAATGAAATTTATATCGAGAGATGGAGAAATAAAATATATAATAGAAAATAATATTTACAGAAAAGAATGTGGAAATAAATTAGAATTAGAATATAGTTTGGGTACATTAAAAAGATGTTTTAAAGAAGATATGAGCTATGAATCTAATGCTAAATTTGACATAATGAGAGTGCTTGATTTAGAAGATAATCTCATTTGGAAAAGAGAAGAAGTAGATTGGGCTAAAGTACCTGCTGATACAAAAGTGTTAGTTAGAAATTCTAAAGACGGAGAATGGTGTAAAAGATATTTTTCAGAATATAAAGACGGAAGATTTTACACTTTTGACATGGGTGGAACTTCTTGGAGTACATCTGATAAAACATTTTGGAGAGAATGTAAATTGGTAGAACCAGAACAAAAAGAATATACATTTGATGAAGTGGAATGTTTATTTGAAGAATATTGCAATAAATTCGATAATTGTAATAAATGTGATTATTCTGGTGATTGTAAAGATAGTTGGAAAAATGATAATTTTACAATAACTAGAAAATAATTAATAAAAGGAGAATGATAATATGATGTATATAGAAGAAATGTTAGATAAACTGGAAGAAATAAAACAATTAGTTGTAACAACAATATGTGATAGTCAAAGTATATGCAATCATTTTTGCGAAAATTGCGAATTAAATAAAGATATAAATAAAATAATTGACGAATTTGAAGATTTTAAGTTACTTATAGAAAAAAGTAATATGTAAAAATAATTAATAAAGGAGATGGTAAGATATGAATGAAAATTATATTTTGTTAAAAGAAGATAAAAGAGAAGAATTAAGAAAAGCATATGATATTATTGAAAAAGTAAAGAATGATATAAATCCAGACTATGAGGAATATGTATGTTTAGAAACTACATTAGATTATTTGAATGTCGCTATAAACTATAAGAAAAAGAGATTATCTTAAGACAAAAAAACAATAACTTAATACTATTAAACAAAGAGATAGCTAATATAGAAGTTAATAAGAATGTAAAAAATAAAAAATATAAAGGTGGTGATAACTTGGATAAATTAGAATATCAAAAACAATTAAATTATGATTTAATAGGAAATCAGTTTGATAAAATTACAGATATAAATGATATTGAATATCAAAGACAATTAGATTATGATTTAATAGGCGAAATGGTTAACGTAGATGATGAAATAAAAGATTTAATAATAGATAAAGATACAGTTGCCGTAAGTATACCAAAAGATAGTGTTGTAAAATTTCCAATAAGCACAGACGAAAAGAACATGAAGGATAAGAAATGCGATTATAACACATATGGTTTGATGACCTTATTTAGTAAATATACTAAAGGTGAAGACCACAGATATATCACAGAAGATGATTTAATACTTAACCAATCTAAAATTGAAGAGTATAGTAAAAATAAATTTGACACTGTTAAAAGGAATATAAAGAAATTAGCCAAATTAGAAAGTAGCTTAGTTGTTGCGAAAATTATAAATGGAAAAACTACATATATAATTAATTATAAGAATAAAGACGGACGTAAATATGTTACTATAGAAGAAGAAATATTAAAAACATTACTTAATGATTTAAAATCGTCAACTATAAAAGTTTATATGTTGTTGAAATATAGATGCAACACTAAAACTTTTACAAGAATAATAAAAGAAAGCATAAACAATAATATTGGATTGAATTCAGATAGTGGGAAAAATAAAAAAGAACTTAATAAAACTCTTGATTTATTAAGGGATATTGATTTAATTGAAAAATATACGAAAACAGAAAAAATACAAAATAAAAATGGGAAGATAGTTTATACTCCTGTAACTTACATTCGACTTGTATCGTATGAAGAATATATAGAAAGAAGAAGAGAAAAAGAAGAAAGAGAAAAAAGAGATTAATATTTATTTTTTATCTATTTATATATTTATCTATTTATTAGGGTACACTTTTATGTAAAGCAGGTACACTTTTATGTAAAGCAGGTACACTTTTATACGAACCATTGATATTACTAGATTTGAAGGAGGTTGATATGATGGAATTTTATGGAGATTTAGAAAGTTTAAGTAAAAATAATTAATAAAATAGGAGGAGATATTATGAATGAATTAATGTTATTTAACAATGATGAATTTGGGAAAATAAGAGGTAAACTTTTAGATGAGTTATGTTGGCTTGTAGGTAGAGACGTAGTTAGAGATTTAGGTTATGATTTATCTACTGGAACAAGTTATACTCAATATATTAAAAAGTATTGTGATGAAAAAGATATTAAAAAATTGAATAAGTGTGATGCTCACTTATTCGGAATTGATGATGCTGGACGTAAAGGAGAGCTATTAATCAATGAATATGCACTATATGATTTAGTTTTTGAATCTCCATTACCTCAAGCTAAAGCGTTTAAGTCTTGGGTTACTCATGAAGTATTACCAAGTATAAGAAAAACAGGTAAATATGAAATACAAGATTTTAATGAGTTTCCAGAATTATTAAACGATATGAATCAATTAGTTGAAGATATGAAATATAAGATTGAGGAACAAAATAAACAAATAGAAGAAATAAAACATTTAGTTGGTATAAGAGCAAAAGATGTATTTGATTACGGCAAAATAATTAAGGAACATTTAGGTATTAGTAAAGGAGCGATATTATGGGGAAGGAAATAAATAGAATAGGTGAAAGAAATTATAATAACTTTGGAAGTGAAATGGTGATTGTACATTATAATGGATGTATGGACATTGATGTTTATTTCCCAGAATTTGATTGGATTTTTAAACACGCAAAATATAACAATTTTAAAAAAGGAGAAATTAAATGTCCTTATGAGAGAAGATTTTATAACGTTGGGTATTTAGGTGAAGGAAAATATAAAGTAAGTGAAAATGGTAAAAATACTAGAGTTTATGATACGTGGAAAGCTATGTTACAAAGGTGTTATTCTGAAAAAGAACATGAAAGACATCCTACATATATTGGATGTGAAGTTTATGAAGGATGGCACAACTTTCAAAACTTTGCTAAATGGTATAAGGATAATTATTATGAGGTTGGTAATGAAAAGATGTGCTTGGATAAGGATATATTATTTAAAGGAAATAAAATATATTCACCAGATACATGTATATTTGTACCAGAAACAATAAATAAATTATTTATTAAAAATGATAAAAATAGAGGAGAATCAGTTATAGGTGCAACACTTTGTAAAAATGGTAAATATCAAGCACAATGTAATATTATTAACCCAGAAACTGGAAAATCAAAACAAGAATATTTAGGATTATATGACAGTCAAGAAAAAGCATTTCAAGTTTATAAATACCACAAAGAACGTAACATAAAACAAATAGCTGATTATTATAAGATACATATTCCACAGAAATTATATGATGCAATGTATAATTATGAAGTTGAGATTGATGATTAAAAATAATTAATAAAAGCATTGACAAATAATTTTATTATGATATAATTATTAATATAAGGTGGTGATTAGATGATTGAAAATGGGAAGATTTAAATTATTCCAGAAAGAATGTGAAATTATTAATTGATATTTGTAATGATTACAAGCCAAGCATTCAAATCAATATGTTTGAGGATTAATTACTCCTTTAACTAAGGCATAACCCTTAGAATGGCATTTACAAGGTATTTTGGATATTCCAGAGAGAATAGTAGAGACCAGCTTATATAAATAAAAATTTTACAATATTTGTGAAGATATGTAACATATTTTTTGTAAATACATAATATATATTAAAAAGGGGTTGATATTATGAATAAAAATACAAGTGTGGCGATAGATATAGGTAATATTACATCTATTGGTGTGTCAAATGAAAAAGAAGTTGTTATCGAATCAAGAATAAAAGAATATTATGGAGGTATCGATGATTTAACATCACATGAAATTTTTGAATTTGACGGTAAAAAATATATAATTAACGAAGGAAAATTTGAATTTGATATTTTGAAATTTAAAAAAGATAATTATTTAATGTTACTTTATTATTGTATTAGTAAATGTACTAATTTAAATAATATTAATCTTGTTACTTGTATCCCTGCTAGTAGATATAAATCTCGTAAAGACGAAATGAAAGAATTTATAAAAAGTAATAGTAAAAAAACTGTAGTAATTGAAGGAAAGAAAAGAATAATAAACATTGAAAATATAGAAGTCTTTCCAGAGGGGTATGCATTCAAAACAGATAAAAATATAATAAATAAAATATCAAAAAATGCCGATACAACATTTATAGACCTTGGAGGATTGACCAATGATATTGTAGAATTTGATTCTGATATGAGATTAAAAAATGCTAACAGTATAAATATCGGATTGTTAACATTATATAATTCTGTAAAAGAATATATTAATACAACATATGATTTAGATTTATCTATTGAAGAATGTAAAGCAATATTTAATAATGAACAAACATTATTAGTTGATAGTAAATTTGAATATAAAAATGAATTAGTTAAAAGATTTATAGTTAATTTAATAAATGAAATTAAAGCTGTTTGTCCTAATTTAAAAAATTCAAATATATTCTGTCTAGGTGGTGGAAGTAATATAATAGGTAGTACAATAAAAAAACTTTATCCACAGACAATTGTTTGTAATGATATAAAATTACAAACAAGATGTTTATTAAATATAGCTAATAAGTTATATAAGTAGGTGAGTAATTATGACAAAGACGATTAGAGAGGTTAGATTGACTTTTAATGAAAAAGATAAAGATATATCTGAATGGTTAAAAGGAAAATCAAGTCAAACAGCTTACATTAAAGACATTCTTCGATTACACATGCAGATTGAACAATCGTATTTAGCTAATGGCATGAATATAGAACAAAGTGTTTCACGTGAAACTGTAAATGTAGAAGAAAAGAAACAAGATGAGTTTGATTTTGATTTGAGTGATTTGAATTTATAAGGGGATTAATTTCCCCTCTAATTTTTAAAAAGGGAGGATATAAATAATATAAAATAATAATCATAGGTAATTTTTATGACGCTAATGTTAATATAGTAATATAAGGTGGTGATAAAGAATTTATTTTAGAAAATAATTAATAAAATGTATTGACAATATAAATAAAAAAATACTATAATTATTAATATAAGGAGGTAGATAATATGAGAAAAATTAAGTTTAGAGGTCATAATGGAGTTGAATGGTTATATGATTCACAAATTTCTATGATACCATATGGCAAAATCGTACATTGTTTTATGCCAAATGAAAAAAATAAATTAGACCAAAGTGATGTATGTAATTGGGACAGTGTTAGTTATGTAGGACAGTATACAGAAATAAAAGATATAAACGGCACAGAAATATATGAAGGTGATATAGTAAAAATAGATTATGGAGATGAATTGTTAATAGGAACTATGGAATTTCATAATTTCGCATGGTGCATCAAATCGAAATATAAAAATAATAAAAATTTATATTATCCTATCTTTTGTGAAGATATTGATTTAATTGAAATATTAGGTAATATATTTGAGAATAAAAATTTATTAAATGATTAAATAGGAGGTTGGTAATATGAACAAAAATGAGTTATTCGCAAATAAATTAGAAAAGTTTATAATAAGCGAGGTAGAGGAAAAGGTTGAAAAATTAAAAGGACTCAATGTATTAGAAGTAACATTGAAATTAACATCTAAAGATTTATATGAATATATAGATACGAATATAGGAGATGCTAAGCATTTCACATTATTAGCTAAGTTAGACGGAAATTATAATATATCAATACTGTATTATTACAAAAATAAGATTATACAAGCAATTACTCAAGAAGGTAATGAAGGTATAATAGATGTGTATACTTTATTAAGAATATGTGTTTTACAACAAAGTAATACACCTTCAGTTGAATTTACAATTCATAAATGTAAACTTCATGGAAAAGAGACATTAGACCCATCTGAACTTTCTGAACTAAATAGCTTATTAAGTTGCGAGTCTCCATGTTGTGCTGATTGTAAATATTATGAAAAAGAAGAAGTCAACCTTCTTAAAAATAATTAATAAAAAATATTGACAATAGGAATAAAACTATAGTGCAATATATAAGGAGGAATAATTATGAGAAAAATATTAATAAATAGATGCTTCGGAGGGTATACCCTATCAGATGAATTTAAAATAAAATTATGTAAAATAAAAAATAGAGAATGCGACAAATTATATTTCTATAGTGGAGGGTATGACGAAGATTACAATGATACTTTTGAATTCATACGAGATTTTAAATTTAAAGAAAATGGAGATTTAATTGTAGAAAATCAAAGACCTAGTTGGAACATGATTTATGTTACATATGAATATCAAGGTAAAAATCCCGAGGAGTTAATGAATTGTACATTTCTAAGTGATGAATTATATGATAGAGATGACAAAGACTTAATAAAATTGTTTGAAGAAATGGGAAGTAAAAAAGCTAGTGGTCGTTGTGCCTCATTAAAAATAGTAGAAATACCAGAAGATGTTGAATGGGAGATAAGTGATTATGATGGGCTAGAAGAAATACATGAGAAACATAGGGTGTGGTGTTAAATTATGATTAAAGAAATAGAATATCTGAAAAAAGAACTAAATTTAAAATTAGTTGAAGATAACTATTTTATATCTATATTCGCAAATGAACAACTAAGAGTAAGAATAATTTTTAGAGAGAGAAGTTTTTTCTCAAAAGGAATAATTGAAGTATATGTAAATGATTATGTGTTTTATTTACATAATTGGGATGAATTGAGTTGTTTAGTAGATAAAATAAAAATAATTAATAAAAGTATTGACAAATAACATATTTATAATATAATTATTAATAAAGGGAAGAATATAAAAATGGAAAAAACTTTTAGATAGAATAGATGAATGATTAATAAGGGGTGATAATATGAATGGGTTATTAATATTGTTAGCAGTGATTATTATATTAACTATATTGGATGTAAGATTAAGTGATAAATAAGGAGGTATAAATATGAATAAAATTAATAAATATCTTGATATGAAAATCAATAGAGAATTCTATAAAGGAAATTTTTATGAAGATTTAATTTTAGACTTAGCTTATACAGTTAAACACCCATATGCTAGTATAAGAGTTTTGACAAATAACCTTGATAGATTAATAAAAAATGCATATCATAATATAGAAAATGAAAAAAATATAAAAATAAAATTTAAAAAATACGGAGAAAGAATATATATTACTTATAATATTTTACTTAATAACGAAGAAAAGAAAATTATACTAACTGGAATTAATATAGAGAAAGATAATAATTGGAAACGTGAAAGAGGAAACAGAGATGATTCATGGGTTATTGATTTAGATAAGAAAGAGGATATAAAAAATATAAAAGACGAAGATTTTTATAGAGAGTTTGTAAAGATAGGACTACATAGTGACAATAAAGTAAAGTATTCTTTTTTATATAATTAAGGAGGTATATTAATATGAATAAAAATGATTTAAAAAATGGAATGTTTTTTGAAATGAGAAATAAAAGTAGATTTCTAATATTAAATAATGAAATATATTTTGAGGGTATAAATCTTTATGAATATTCCTCAAATTTGCATTATTTTTTAGTAAGTTATAATGATGATATGTGCAGTATGAATGATAATAAATATGACATAATGGAAGTATTTAATTCATGTAATGAATCAATATGGAAAAGAGGAAAGGTAGATTGGAGTAAAATTCCTAGAGATACAAAAGTGTATGTAAGACAAAACCAAGAAGATGAATGGGAACTTAGATATTTTACTTGCTATGAAAATAATAAATTTTATACATATAGTAACGGAAGGACTTTTTGGAGTGACAGTTTTGTAGATTTAGAAAAATGGAATTATTGTGAATTAGCTGAAAATCCTAAGAAAGAAATAACAAGAAATGAATTACAAAAAAAGTTTTATAATTTTTGTGTAAATTGTCATGAATGTGAATATTCTAAAACAAAACTTGATTGTGAATTTAAGTGGATATTAGATAATTATAATGTAACTAGAAAGGAATAATATATGAAAATTAAATGTAGTTTCGGGGAGTTTATAACATTTTATGATGAATCAGATAAAGAAATAATAACAATACAAAGTGACGATATTAAAAATACATTAAAAAATATTTTTATCTTATTAGATTATTGTGATATAAAATATATTTATGAGGAGGATTAATACATGGGAGAATTAAGAAGAGTAAAGGAAATATTTGATAAAATTGCAGGTGTAAGTGGTAAAAAAAGTAAAGAAACAATAATTAAACAAAATGCAGATAATGAATTATTTTTAGAATGTTTAAAATTTTTATTAGATAGTGATATAACAACTGGATTGAGTAAGAAAAAAATAAATAAAAAGGTACAAATATATCAAAATACTTATAGTGATATACGAGATATGTTTGACTATGTTAGAATAAATAATACAGGGACAGATAGAGATATTGGAGTAGTACAAGGATATATAAATTCATTAGATGAAGATATACAAGATTTTGTGAGAGGATTATTTACTAAGAGTTTAAAAATAGGTGCTGATGCTAGAACGGTTAATAAAGTTATACCTGGACTAATTCCTACTCATGCTGTCATGCTTGCTAATAAGTACGAAGGAAAAATAAAAGAAGATGTTTCAATGAGTCTTAAAATGGATGGAATACGTAATTCAATAATAACAGTAAACGAGATTACAAAAGCACTGTCAAGACAAGGAAAAGTGATAGATGGTATAGATTATATATTAGACGAATATAAAGAATTAGGCTTAACTGATTACTTTGTCGATGGTGAATTAATAAGAGTTAATAAGGAAAACTTATCATCTGACGAAAACTTTAGATTAACAACAAAAATAGTTAATAGTAAAAGTAATAACAAGGAAGGTCTTGAATTTATAGTGTTTGATATAACTCCTATGGAAGATTACATCAATAAAAAAAGTAGTATAAAATATAAAGATAGACTTAAATTAATGGATGAATTAATAGGAGATAAAGGTAAACATATAAAATTAGTAGAAAAATTTGGAATAACAAATGATACAAATATCATTGAAGAAAAATTAAATGAAGTAATTAAAAATGGGCAAGAAGGTTTAATATTAAATACTTTAAATGGAAAATATGAATTCGGCAAACGACCTAAAAGTTTATTGAAAGTTAAAAAATTTAATGAGGCTGATGTGTTATGTGTTGGAATTAATGAAGGTGATGGTAGACTTAAAGGTACAACAGGTTCATTAGTCTGTAAATTTCTTTATAAAGGCGAAGAATGTACTGTCGAGATAGGAACGGGTCTATCTGATTCAGATAGAAGAACTATATTTAATAATCCAGAATTAGTTGTAGGTAAAGTTATAACCATTAGGTATTTTGAAGTGAGTAAAGACAGCAAAAATAACACATATAGCCTTCGCTTTCCAAGCTGGAAAGGTATGGTTTATATTCGTAAAGACAAGTCTACATTAGAAGAAACAAATATTGATTAGGAGTAGATATTATGAATTATTATAAAATATATTATGAATATTTTGAAGAGGAGCTAGAAAAATATATAACGCTAAAACAAAAAGAACCGACTGGAGTAATTATTGATGAATATACTTATGAAGGATTATTAAAGTATTTAAAATTGTTGTTTAATTTTGATGATGGTTATAAATTGGAAACGTTTAAAGGAATAAAATTAACTATAGGAAATGGCTTAAAATTAATATATTTTTATTAGGAGGAGATAAATATGGAAAGATGTATTAAAATTACAGATAGTAATGAAGTGTGTGATAAAGAAATAAAAGCGATAACATTCGTTTGTGAAAACTGTGAATTTATAAAAATACCGATTGAGAATTTCAAGAATTTAGAAATAGAAAAAGTAGATGATGAATATTCACTTTCATGCATTATAGAAGGAATAGACAATATTGAATATCATTTATTTACAAATGACTTAAGTCCTTTTAATAGATTGTCTATGTCCGATGATATAGTGAGAATTGAATTAGAACTTATAGATGGCACAATAAAATTAATACGACCTGTTTGGGAAGGAACGGATTTTAATAATTATTGTCAAGAATCGTGTTTATTAAAATTTAATAAAATAAAAATAGATATAAATAAAGAAGTTAAACAAATTAAAATAAAAAGAAATATAGGAGAAAAAGCTATGGAAATGTTGGATTATATTTATCAAGATATAGGCATAGATTCTTGTAACGATTGTGCTTATTGTGAGCCTTGTAAAAAAATGAAACAAAATAAAGATGTTGATGTATGTGATATATTATATTTCTTATCACAAGATATATGAAAATAATTAATAAAAATTATTGACAAATAATATAGGTATGATATAATTATTACTATAAGGAGGAGATAATATGAAATATAAATTTTAAATCATAGGTAATTTTAATAACAGTTTTGATAATACTATAATAAGAAGGTGATTAAAATGTAAACTTAAAAGAAATACCTCGACAAAATAGTAAGGGATTAAAAATAATTAATAAAGGGGAGTGAAAAATATGAGCAATATAATTGATATAAATAGAAATAAAAAGACAAAAACTATACCAAGCACAGAGGTTGCTAAAATGATGCAAAAGGAACATAAAGAAGTAATAAGAATGATAGACGGATATGAACCTCCAGAAGGTAGTAAGAAAAGAAAAATAGTTGGGATAATACCAACTTTAACTAAGGGTAACATTACCCCTAGTGATTATTTTATAGAAAATACTTATAAAGATAAAAGTGGTAAGTTAAATAAATGTTATGAAAAAATGATTTAACAATAAATATATAATTTAAAAATAATTAATAATAAAAAAAGGGGGGTGGTTAAAATGTATCAGAATGAGGAACATAGGAAAATAGTAAACGAGAGAGGAGATAATTATATTTATCTTGGAAGTTATGATAGAAAAGAAGTAACTGTAGATGGTAAGAATCAAAATAAAAATAAAATGTATATCAGAGTAATATGTCCTTATTGTGGAGAAGAATATGATATAGATATTTATTCATTTAGAGACGGTGCAAGTTGTAAAAAATGTTGTAATAAATACGAAAATTCATTTGCTTATTATATACAAATAGAATTAAAAAGAGGATTAAATGAATTTTGGGACTGGGAAAAGAATGAAATTAATCCTTATTGCATAAGTAAAGGAAATGGAAAAAAGGTAATTTTGAAGTGTGATAAAACTGATTACCATGATAATTATGAAGTTGAACCATATAGTTTTCTTAAAGGTTGTAGATGTCCTTATTGTAGTCATTTTCACGGAAAAGTACATCCAAAAGATAGTTTTGGGCAATGGTTAATTGACACTTATGGTGAAGGTGCTATTAAAAAATATTGGTCACCTAAAAATACCTTAGACCCTTTTGAAGTAGCACCTAAAACTAATAAGAAAATTTGGATTCTTTGTCAAGAGAAAGGCTATCACAATGATTATGGTGGATATGAAACTATTCCTGTAAGTTTTATAAAAGGTGCAAGATGTCCTTATTGTTGCAATCATCATGGGAAAGTACATAAATTAGACAGTTTTGGAAGTTTATACCCCGAGAAAGCCAAGTATTGGAGTAAAAATAATGATAAATCACCTTATGAAGTTACTTCTTATACCAGTAAAAAATATAAATTTATATGTGAAAAATGTGGGGAAGAATTTAAAAGAAGTTTAGATAAATTAAATAGAAATGATATTGGTGTAATATGCAGTGAATGTAATTCTTCATCCTTAGAACAAAAGACTAAAAATGTATTAGAAAAATATAATATTAAATATTACAAAGAATATATATTTAATGATTTAATAGGTGTTGGTAATAAAAATTTAAGATTTGATTTTTATTTGCCTCAATATAATACATTGATAGAATGTCAAGGTGAACAACATAAGAGATGGATAGAAGGCTGGCAAACTAAAAAAGATTTTGAAGATTTACAGATACATGATAAACGTAAAAAAGAATACTGTAAGAAAAATAATATTAAATTAATTGAAGTATGGCATTATGAAATTGATAAAATTGAAAAAATATTAATAAAAGAATTAAAATTAATATAGGAGGATAGATATTATGATAATAAACTTTAATCAAGAATTAAGTGAAGAATTTGGAAATGAAATAGTAGGTCAATTATTAGATGTATATGCAAAAAATGAAGCAATATTAGATGCAAATTCAAGATTAAGATACAGAGAAGATTGGTTACCTTTATATTGCGATGAAATGACATTTATGATAAATAGTCCAGGAGGTAGTTTATATTCGTTTATTCAAATATGGGATATTATAGATAAATTAAAGTCTCAAGGTGTTAAAATAAAAGCAGAAGTACAATCTCATGCTATGAGTGCAGGGTTTTTCCTATTTATGTTAGCTGACGAAAGAAGAATGAATAAATTAGGAACACTTCTTTATCATGAGATGCTTATTGGAAATAGCATGAAATTATCTGACTGGAATTTAGAAACGCATAGAATGGATAAAATACAAAAGGCTTTAGATAAGTTGGTAACGGATAATACAAATATAACACAAGATATGTTAGATAAATATAAAGGAAAAGATTGGTATATAGACTATGATGAAGCTTTAGAATTAGGGATAATAGAACCAGAATTAACAGAACAAGAGCAACTAGCAAAAGCATTAGAAGATATGGATAAAGAAGAAATGACAGAATCAGAATGGAACGCTTTTATGGAAGAAATGAAATCGTATGTAAATATCATACCAGACGAAGATAAACCTTCTGAAAAAGAAATACAAGATAAAATAAAAGAAATAGAGGAGATGTATTGTATAGAAAAAGCAATATGTAAGGAACATGAAGGAACAAATAAATGTTGTTATTTTTGTAGTAAATATAAAGAGTGCGATATGAGTTGTAATTTTGCTTTAGAAATTAGTGAAGAATTTAGTTGTGAATATCTAACAGATGAACCTGTGCAGGAAACAGAAAAAGTATCTAAAGATATGAAATTTGATGATTGTGAATTCGCTAAAGAGAAAAAATAATAATTAATAAAGGGGACATATTTAGTCCCTCTTGGAAGGAGTAGCAAAAAATATGGATAGAAAAAATAGAACAGGTGAAATAGGAATCAATAATTTTGGAAGTAAAATGATAATAGTTGGATATAGAACGAATAGAGATATTGATGTTTATTTCCCAGAATACGATTGGACTTTTAAAAATAAAACATATGATAATTTTAAAAAAGGCAAAATTAAATGCCCATATGAAAGAAACATTTATAGCATTGGTTATTTAGGTGAAGGGGAATATAAAGCCTGGGAAAACGGAAAACATACTAGAATTTATAAAACATGGCATAATATGTTAGAAAGATGTTATTCTGAAAAATATCAAAAAAGACAAACTACTTACATCGGATGTATGGTTTGTGACGAGTGGCATAATTTTCAAAACTTTGCCGAATGGTATGATAAGAATTATTATGAAGTAGAAGGGCAACGAATGAACTTAGACAAAGACATTTTAGTTAAACACAACAAAATATATAGTCCAGAGACCTGTATATTTGTACCAGAAAGAATTAATACTTTATTTACCAAATGTGATAAATCAAGAGGAGAATCAGTCATAGGTACAAGTCCTAAAAATGGTAAATATAGAGTAGATTGTCACATGATAAATCCTAAAACAGGAAAATCCAAACAAGAATTTTTAGGTTATTATGAAACTCAAGAAAAAGCATTTGAAATATACAAGTATTATAAAGAAAAGAATATAAAAGAAGTAGCTGATTATTTTAAAGATAAAATACCACAGAAACTGCATAATACTTTATATAAATATGAAGTTGAAATTACAGATTAAAAACATAAAAGAGGGACATATTCAGTTCCTCTTGGAAAGGACTGAAATTAATCATGAGTAAACATTGTATTCATTGTAATGGAATCATTGAGAATGAAGAGCTAAGTTATTGCGAGAGCTGTTATAATAAATTAAAAACTAAAGGAATGTTTAGCGAAAATAAAAAATACTTTTGTAGGATTTGCGGAAAACCTCTTAGTCATAAAAATAAAGAAATGTTATGTAATAAACATTTGAATGAATATAGAGAATTTGGAATATGTATATCAAATAATCAGCATGATTCAAATGAAGCTAATGAAATAATAAAACATGAAGATTATGCTGAAATAGTACTGTATGACGATTTAACCACAGAAGAAACAGGAGAAACAATTTTAATAGATATTGAAGATATAGATTTAGTCAAAGATAAAATATGGAAAAGATGTGGTAAATACATAGTGGGACAAGATGAGCATTATACTTATGATTTACCTAACCTTTTAACCAATTCAGATAATAAAATAGAATATCTGAATGGTGATATATTAGATAATAGAAAAGAAAATTTAAATATAATAGAAAAGAAAAAATTTAAACATCATTTTGCTAACAATAAAAAGTTTAAAAATAAAATAATTATAACAAGTATTGGTGGGTCTACAGAGGATGTCACTGGTAGTTGTATAGCTGTGGAATATCCTTTAGACAATGGCAATAGGAATTTAATATTACTTGAATCTGGTGGAATTCAAACTAACAACATGGTAGAAGATTATAATAGTAATAAAAAAATGATTGACAATATACCATTTAACCTTGCTTCTCATATATTTATAGCACACTGTCATGCCGACCATATAGCAAATATACCAGCTGGAATAAGTAGAGGTTTTCAAGGTGATATAGTAACAACTTATGAAAATTCAGAAATAATAAGACCCATGCTATTAGATTCTGCGTTTATTCATCAAAGAAATGTAATAAGTATGAATAATAAAGGTAAAAAGTATGAATTGTTATACGATGAATCAGATACATATAAAACTATAGACCGTATAAGAGTTGTAGAAAGAAATAAAATTCATAAAATAGATAGTAATTTATCCGTACAATTCATAGATAATAATCATTGTTGTGGAAGTACAAGTATAATACTTTACATTAAAAAACCTAGTGGAAGAGTTGTCAAATTATTATATTCAAGCGATTTAGGTAGTAATAATAATCAATTATCCAAGCCATATTCTTTTGATAGAAAGCAAGTATCTAAATGTAATATAGCAATTTTAGAATCTACATATGGGGATAGAAGTGATGGATTTACAAAGAAAGAGCATAAACAAGAAATCTTTAATTTATTGGCTAAAATAAGAGAAGTTGTCTATAATGGGAATAGAGTACTGATTCCTTGTTTCAGTTACGATAGAAGTCAGTCTATAATGGATTTATTATATCATATATTTAAAGATGAGAGAGAATTTAAAAATGTAAAAGTTATAGTGGATAGTAGATTAACTAACGAAATAAATAAAGTGTATGAGAATATATTAGAAGGAGATTTACTTGAACGTTGGAAACGAGTATTAAGTTGGGAAAACTTTATATTTGTTGACAATTATAAAAAAACTCAAGTTTTAGCCAAACAAAAAGAACCATGTGTGATTATATCTTCATCGGGAATGTTTTGCGGGGGTCATTCTCTTGAGTATTTAAAAGAAATAGCAGGTAAAAGCAAAGATTGTATCATATTTGTTGGCTATTCCTCACCTGCAACGTTAGCAGGAAAGATACAACAAGGAGCTAAAAGTGTTACTATTGAAAACAAAAGAGTAAATATAAGATGCGAAACAATAATTTGTAAAACATTTAGTGGGCATATTCAGCAAGACGAATTAATCAACTATATGAAAGGATTAAATTGTCAAAAGATTTTAATTCATCATGGTAGCGAGGATGCTAAAGAGCAATTAAAATTTAAAGCTGAAGAAGAGTTTTTATTTTCAGATATGAGTAAAAAAGTTACTATTATTAATAAGAAAAATAATGTGTTTGTAATTTAGAAAAAAAATTAATAAAATCTATTGACGTTATATTTCAATGTGATATAATGTATATATAGGAAGGTGATAAGAATGAAGAAAATAAAATTTACATTAAAAGGCAAGGATTTCAATCATGTTGGTAAAATAGAAAACATACATGAACATCTACAAGAAGTTAAAAGAGGTACTGGAATAAAGAAAAGTAAAAAGACTTATACTAGAAAAGATAAACATAAAAGGAGATTATATTAAGGAGGTGTTTGATATGACGATAGAAGAATTAAAAGATATATTGCATAAATTAGATTCTAATGAAGTATGTGAGTTATTATCTAATAAACAATGTGAGAAGTGCTTTTGTTACACCAAAGAAAAAGAATGTGTCATTAAAATATTTAGCGAGGGAATGTTAAATGAAATAGGAAGTAAATAAGGAGGTAGTTTATATGAATGATTATGAATATTGGCTAAGTTGTTGGACTATGAATGGAGAGAAGAGGTACATCAAAGTATCCAAGAGAGATAGATTTGGACAAACTGAATGGATTGATATGGTAGTAACTGAAGAAGAAATAAAAATTGCCATAAAAAAATTAAAAAAATTAATCAATACGGAGGAATAAAAAGGTATAAAATATCAATTTTCCTAAAAATTATATAAATCATAAATAAAAATAATTAATAAAAAGGAGAAATATTAATATGATAAAATTAATAACTAATGGTAGTTTAAAAGTAGTGAAAGTTTATAATACAATATACTCTGCAAGAATGGATTTAAGACAAAGAGATAGAGAAAAATACTTAGTTGAATATTGTGATAGAATATATAGTATCGGTAAATTTTTTGAGTTAATAGAAGGAGGTGAAGAGAAATGAATTTAAAAGATTTGATTATAAGATGTATTATTATAATCTTATCTCTAGTATTAATTTTTCGAGTAGAATTTGTAACTCCTTATGTAGTAGTTTTAGTATCATTAATGATAGGAGAGATAATATATAGTTTAAGATATAAAAAATAAATTCATAGGTAATTTTACATATAGTTATGTTAATACACTAATATAAGAGGTGATTAAAATGTAAAATATATAAAGTGCCAAAATAAAATATTAATAAAAATAATTAATAAAGGTGGTGGTGATTATGAATTTTGAAGATTTTATAATTGATAAGAATATAGAGATGAAATCAAATGAGCTAAATGAATTATTAAATACCTGGAGGACTGAAGAAGGTAAAAAATCTAAAGAACATAAAGAATTCATGAGAGATATAAGAAAAGAAATGAAACTATTAGAATCATTAGGTTTTGAGGTTGGTGGAAAATTTCCACCGACTACTTATATAGATAAACAAGGAAAAGAAAGAGGTTGCTATCTATTAAATAAAGAAGGAATATTACAAATGAGTACAAAGGAATCAGCTTATGTTAGAGCAAAAGTAATAGACTATATTAGAACCCTTGAAACTTATATAGAAGAAAGTGGACAATCTGAAGAGTTTAAATATTACAGAAGAACAGGTAAGATTATAAGACGTGGATTAACCGACGCAATTAAAAAGGTATATGGAAATACGGATAAATTTATATATGCAAAATATACTAATTTAGTTTATACAATAGTATTCGATAAATCAGCTAGTGAAATAAGACTTGGGAAAGGTTTAAAGAAAAACCAAGCATTAAGAGATAATTTCACATCAGAAGAATTAGATGAAATATTGGAAGTTGAAAATAAATTAAAATCATTAATTGAAGTGTATGAAATGGAAGGTGTATGTTTAGATTTAATATATGAGAGAGCTAAAAATACTATATTAAGAGTATATCATAAAATAGCAATATAAAATATTAATAAAAATAATTAATAAAGGAGAGATGTGTATATGAGTACAAACTTTGTAATGATTGGAAAATTATCAATAGCGCCAGATAGAGAAAATAGAAAAGCTTTTAGCGATAAATTATTAGATAGTGGTTGTAATATTAGACAATTAAATTTGAATATGAAATGTGATAAAGATAACTTTAACCTTCAAATAAAATCTTTTATGAATAATGTCAAAAGAACTTCAGATGGGACACTTAATGTTAATGATTCAACTATATATACCATATTAGATAATGACGGTAAATTTGAATCAACTAACTTTAAATATAAAGACAGAGAAAAATATGAAGATAGAATCGCAAATTTTAGAAAACTGGTATTCGTAGACGAAAACGAAGAAAGAGTAGAGTGCAGTAATGAATTTGATTATTCAATGGCAGTACACTCAATATTAAAATCAGATGCTTATAAAGACAAAAAATTTAAAGTACAAGGTAATATAGAATATTCAAGTTATACTAATCCTAAAACACACGAAGAAAAGATTTATACAAATTACAATGTGCAAAGAATATATGTTATAAATGACGAGGCAGAAGAAAAAGCATTAGCAAACGTAGAATTTTATATAACAGAAGATTGTTTAGACGATAGCAGATTAGAAGAAGAGAATCTATTAGTTATAAATGGATATATACCAGAGTATAATTCTAAGAAAAAGGCTGATATAGGATTTTATCAATCATTTGAATACCCATTAGGTGAGGATAGTGAGAAAGCTAAGAAAATGGCTAAATTAATAGATAAAATGCTATTAGATAACTTTGACGATAATGAATTATGTAAAATGGGGTATAGAGTTAGATTAATAAATAGACGTGAAGAAGTGCCATTTAATGAAGATATGTTAAGCGATGAAGAAAAAGAACTTGTTAAGTACGGATTAATGGATATTGAAGATTTGAAACAGCAATATGGTGTAGGAATGGGGTCTATGCAAAGAAGAATGGAAATATCTTCAATAGGTAGAGGATATAGTAAAGGAGCAATACCAGTACCTTTAACATTAAACGAGTTATTAAGTAAAGGTGATGAACCTAAACCAGAATTATTAGATGAGGACGGAGATTTAGATATATTATCAGATGGAGATGATGACGAGGACGAATTATTCGATTTTTAGATTGAAAATAATTAATAAAATTATAAAGAGGGAATTAATTCCCTCTAGGAAGGAGTTGGTAATGTGGAAGAGTTGAAGTTATATGTTGATTATATCAATACAAAAGATTTATATTTGATTCAATTATATAAAATAGATGAGAATGAGGAAGTTTTAGAATACTTAGAAAAATATACAACTCATAATGTATACGGTGCTGTAAACAGGGCAAGAGAAATAGCAAATAGATATCCTAAGATTACAATAATAAGTGAAGATATAAGTTTTAATACATATTATATGAATAAATTTTAAATCATAGGTAATTTTTTATAAGGAATTGTTAATACGATAATATAAGGAGTGATTAAAATGTAGAATATATTAGTTATAAGATGTAAATAAGAATAACAAATAAAAATAATTAATAAAAAAAGGGGGTGATTGAGATAAGTGATTTTAACCAAAGAAGTAGAGGTAACAATAGTAGCAAAAAATATAAATCATTATAAAAAATTAGGTTATGACGTTAAATGTTTCGACAAAATAATAATCCCAGTAGAACATTTAAGTCCTCAATCTAATAAAAAAATAAAAGTTAAATGTGACGTATGTGGTAAAGAAAAAGATTTAAAATATCAAACATATATGTTAAGTGTATCAAATGGTGGTTTTTATGCTTGTTCTGAAAAGTGTGCGTGGGATAAAAACAGAAAAACAAACTTAGAAAAATATGGATTTGAATCTGCTGTAGGAAATAAGGACATTCAAAAAAAATTAAAACAAACCTGTTTAGATAAATACGGAGCAGAAAATGTAAGTCAATCTGATTATTTTAAAGAAAAGTATAGAGAAGTAATGTTGGAACGTTACGGTGTAGAAAATGGATTTCAGTCAGAAGAGATAAAAGAAAAAATTAGAAAAACATCTTTAGAGAAATATGGATGCGAACATTATAGACAAAATCAAGAAATGAAAGAGAAATATTGTATTGGTGAAAATAACCCACTTTGGATTGATGGAAGAACATATCAAGAGGATGATTGGCATAAAGCTTATCTAGTTAATGATTTTAGAAGAGAAGTATTTGGAAGTAGGGAAAGAAAATGTGTTTGTTGTGGTAAAGAGATTAGAGAAATGCAACTTCACCATCTTAATTCAAGAAATAAATTTCCAGAACAAACTTTTGACGAAGATAATGTAGTGATTATATGTAAGGACTGTCATAAAAGATTTCATGATAAGTATGGTTACGGTGATAATACAAAAGAACAATTTGAGGAATTTTTAAAAGAATTAAATGAAAATAATTAATAAAAGGAGAGATGTGTATATGAGTATAAAAATAAAAATAAATAAAAGTACAAACGATATAAATAAATTAAGAATGTATTTAAGAGCAGTTCCTAAATGGGGAAAAACAACTCTATTTAGAAATGCAGTTTTAGAAGAATATGATAATAAACCAGAAAAAGGGTTATTAATCTCTTTAGGAAATGAATTTGGTGAAACATTACTTGACGAATTACAATGTACTCATGCTGATACTTGGAAAGAATTAAGAGAATTACAACAATGGTTAATTAAAGAAAAAGGTAAAGAACATAATATAGAAATGGTGGCTTTCGATACGATAGATGAAATAATAAGTATAGCAGAAAAGGAAGTTTGCAGACTTTCACAAATAGAAACAGGTAAACCTGCTAAGTCAATTAATCAATGTTATAATGGATTTGGGTCTGGACAAGCTAAAGTTAAATCATTATTGAAAGAATACTTTACAACTTTATACAAAGCTGGTTTTGGTGTCATGGCAATCTCACATACTAAAATCAAGACGATAACAGAAAAAAATATGAATCCAGATGAGGGTTATATGGTATTAACCAGTAATTTACCTAATACTTACGAAAATATATTCAGTGATATATTTGATATAATTCTTACTGGGACAATTGAAAAAACGATAATAGATGGTAAATTAAATGGAACAGAAAGACGTTTGTATTTTAGAGGTGATGGATATGTAGAAGCTGGAACAAGATTCTCTTCAAATTCTGTACCCGAATATTTAGTGGTTAATGATGACCCAAAAGAGTTTGCTAAAAACTTTTTACAAACATTAAAAGAAGGTATGAGAAATTCAGCAACTAAACCAGTAAATAAAGAACAAGTTAAAAAAGAAATAGAAAAAGAAAAGAAACAAGCTGAAGAAGATTTAAAACAAGTACAAGAAGAAGTTGAAGAACAAGAAAAAGTTGAAGAGGAACAAAATATAGATGAATTAAAATCTCAATTAAAAGGTAAACTTAAAGATACAAATGCTAAGAATATAGTAAAAGAATTCATGAAAGAAAAAGGTGTCAAAAGTGTTGCATCATTAGATGCTGAACAATTAACTGAAGTATTAACCTTATTATAGTCAATAAAACGTATAGGGAGTTTAAAAACTCCCTATATATGAATAAGGAGGGAGTGTAATGAAAGAAAAACATAGATTAACATTACAAGAGGCAAGAGAACAATATAGAAGTCAAAATCAAAAATGTGAATACTGTGAATTTTGTGGTAAAGAAGTGGATTTTAAAGACTATGGTGGAGTAATAGTGGACTATGATATTCTATGGTGTTATGTTAAAGATGAAAAATGTGATAATAAACCATGTGAATTTTATCAAGTAAAAGAAGGTGATTAAATGTCAAAGTCTAAAATAGTTACTTGTAAATATTGTAAATCTAAAATACCCAAAGATACTGCATATGTAGAAGAGTATTTAACTAATAGTGGCGTACTACGAAATAATTATTATTGTAGTGAAGAATGTTTAAATGAAAAACAAAATGAGATTAAGAAAAAAGAATGGTTGAAAAAAATTAAAAAAGAAAATAGAGAAAAAATTAGAGGTATATGTAATTTAAATGAGAAAGAAAAGAATATATATTTTCAAAGCACTTATAAAAGTATTACTGATAATTTTTCACAAGAAGATATATATGAATTTATTAATAAATATGAAAAAGATATGTTAGATATATTAAACAATATAGATTTTAAAACTGTCAATTCAAGAATTAAATATTGTTTATCAATGTTAGAAAATCAATTACAACATTATATAGCCGAGAATCAATTAGATAAACAAGAACCTAAAGAAAAAACAGAAGAAGTTAAAGAAGTAGAACCAAGTTTTGTAGATGATGACTTTGATATAGTGGTTAATGTAAAGAAAAAAGAGCGTAGAGACATCGATGACATATTAGGATTATAAGGAGGTAATAATTTTATGAATGAAATATATAAAAAGGAAATTAAAGAATTATTCGATGAATATTATAGACTTTCACCAATAACTAACGACGACTTCAAAAGAGTTATAAAGAAACAAGCTGAAGATATGAATATTGAAAATTTGGAAAATCTAGATGAAATAAGCAAAGCGTGTTGTAATAATTTTAAAAATAATATAGATATGTTAAAAGACATATATAACAGTATATGGGGATTCACTTTAAATAATGAGGAAGAACTAATTTATTATATAAGTTTAATTAGAGGTATATTGAATATGTTAAAACAATAAGGAGGTAATAATTTTATGAATAAAAAATATAAAGTAGATAAATTACTAGCTATGTTTGTTGGTGACGAAAAGGAAGAAATTTATATAGAAATGAGTAATGATTATATTTATATTAAATTTAACGACGAAGAAATAGAAATACCTAGAGATTATTATCTTATTCTAGGAGCATTTATTTCAAAATTTAATAAAGACGATTTTCCAGAATTACAGTTAAGAGATTAATATGAGGAGGATTAATTTATGGAAAATATATTAGAGTTTCAAATGAGAAAAGAGCAGGAATATTTAAATAATTTGTTAGATAGTATAAATAATTTATTAAATAATGAATTAGAATTTAGCGAAGATACTAAGGTGCAATTAGAAATTGAGAAAAAAATAATATTGGCAAAATTAAGCGTATGGAAAACAGTAGAGAGGGCTGTAGAAGAATTAAAGAACGATATTATATTTGAAAAATAATTAATAATAAAATAGGAGTTGATATTATGGATGAAAAAAATAGAAAAAGATATTTTCTTGCGAACGAGGATTTATATCAATTAACGGTAGATTTTGAATGTTTATTATTTGCTTTTGAAAAATTAAACCTTCTAACTTCTACAAAACTAAAACCAGACATTGAAGAATGCATCTTGATTAGTGATTTTAGTGCTTATCAATTCATAGATTATGAAGAATTAGAAAATTCCAATAAAGATACCTTAACAAGAATAGCAATATTATTATGTAAACAAATATTAAAATTTAAATATGGAGAATCAATGAGTATACCTATTATTGAAGATTATGAAAAAGCTTATGATAGATGGAAGTTGAATAACATAAGTAAAAAAGAAACAAAAGAATGTAAATTAGACGATGTAATACTTGACAAAGAAATAAAAGAGGACGTGCTTAGTACAATAAACTTTGTAAAAAATATGGAAAAATATAAAGAGATTGGATGTGAATTGCCAAGTGGAATATTACTAGAAGGGTCACCTGGTACTGGTAAAACATTGTTAGCTAAATCAATAGCTAGTGAATCTAATATGAATTTTAAATCTATAGTAGCGTCAGATTTTGCCGAAAAATACGTAGGGGAGTCAAGCAAAAAGGTGCAAAAAATATTTGATGACTTAAAAAATAAAGGTGGAGGAATTCTTTTTATAGATGAAATTGACGCTATAGGTGTAAATCGTGAAGGTGACGATAACAAGGAATATAGAAGTGCAATGAACAAACTATTATCTTGTATGAATGAAGCAAGTGATAATAAGATTATAGTTATAGGAGCAACGAATCTAGTAGAACAATTAGACCCAGCATTAATTAGAGAAGGGAGATTTGATAAGGTTATAACTATTCCTTTGCCTTCTTATGAATTAAGAGTTGAATTGTTTAAATTATATGTTGGTAAACTTAAACATGAAAAAGATATAAATTATGAATCATTAGCCGAAATAACAGAAGGACAAACTGGAGCATTTATTCATACAGTTTGTAATCATAGTGGTATATATGCCGTAGATAAAGGTTTACGTAAAATTAATCAAGGTTGTTTATTGCATACAATAGAAAGAATGGTTAGAGATAAAAAAGTAAAAAAATCAACTATTGGATTTAAATAATATTATAAGAGGTGATTATTATGCAGAATAAAAAAAGAAGAATAATTTATGAGATATATTTTCCAGCATTTTGTAAAGACCTCCAAGATTTAACTAATAAAATACATTATTTCAAGGAATTAGGAGTAACAACCTTATGGCTGACTCCTATATTCCCTTCTTGCAATCAACATGGATACGATATAATAGATTACACAGATATTAAAAAAGAATACGGAACATTAGAAGATTTTGATAGATTTGTAGAAGTAGCACATGAAAATAACTTAGAAGTTTTATTAGATTTAGTATTATGTCATACAAGTACACAAAATGAATTATTCAAAGAAAGCATTAAAGGGCAAAATGATTGTTACTTTTGGAGTGATAAACAACAAAATAATCAATGGAGAATATGTCATGATAATCAGAAATATTATTTAGCAAAATGGAGTTATGACATGCCACAGTTAAACAATCAATCTGAAACAGTAAGAGATATGATAAAGGATATAATAAAGTTTTGGTTAATAGACCATGATGTGGACGGGTTTAGACTAGATGCCATCATCTATGCATCTGGTAATCCAATTGACTATTGGAAATGGTTTTGTGACGAAGTTTATAAAATAAAACCAAACGCTTATATAGTTGGAGAAGCTTGGGATACTTTTGAAGTTTCTAATAAATATGCCAAAGAAACTGGAATGAAAACCTTCAACTTTGAGCAGGCAGGATACATAAAAGATTCAATAATAAATAACAAGTCATTACAGATAACTAATAATGAAGAAAATGCCGTAATATTCTTAGACAATCACGACCAAACAAGGATAACGGTTAGTTTTAATCACAATATAGAAAAAGTAAAGAAAGCATTAGATTTAATGTTTAGTTTTAAAAATAATGATATATGCATATACTATGGGACAGAAATAAATATGGGCGTTCCTAATGGTCATGTAGAATGTGGAGGTCGTGGTGATTATCATTCTAGGACTAAAATGGATTGGAATGAAGTAGAAAGACAGAGAAGAGATGAAAATAGTGTATTTAATTATATGAAAAAATTAATAAAGGAATATAAAAAATAATTAATAAATAGCTCAAGTCTTAATTGATTTGAGCTTTATTTGTAAGGTATAAATTATCAATGAATAAATTTAAAGGGCTTAGAAGGGAATTTAAAGGGTCAAAATTTTTATCAATCATAGGTAATTTTTAGTGAATTAATGTTAATACGGTAATATAAGGAAAGGAGTGATAGAAAATGTATTATAATGAGGAACATAAGAAAAGAGTAACATTGACTCATTAGAAATTTAGTATAACATTAAAAATAATTAATAAAGGGGTGATAAATATGAAAATATTATATGAAGAATTGCCAGACTATCTACAAAAAAATAGAAAGAGTATTGAAGGAACTGTACTCGGTGTTTTATTCCAAGACATAATGAGTGTTAAAGAATATAACTTAGACGATATATTTATAACACATGAAGGAATGGTACTATATAGAATAGTTAAGACGCTTTCAGATAACAATGTATTAAAGGCGACAGATTTGGATATTAAACTTCAATGTGAACCTTCTCTAGTTAAAGAGTATACTGACTTAGGTGGTTTTAAAATGGTAGAAATATTAATGAGAACAACAGAATTAGAAAATGCCAATTCATACATTGATTCGTTGCTTAAACATAATATGTTAATATCATTTTGGGAAGATGGGTTGGATTTAACAAAAGAGATAACTATAACAACTAAAAAAGGTGAAACTCAAATATCATGGATAGAATTAGCTGAAAAAATGACAACAGATGAATTATTAAATTTTAAAGAAAGTAGAGACACTTCTTATCTGCCAATTAGTATTAATTCGGATGTAAAGGAACACGTTGGTGAAATAAGCATGGACTTTATTGAAAATCTTGAAAATGGTAATGAGGTTGGATTTTTATTTGAAAATGTCTTATCTTCTAAGTTTTTACCAACTATAAGTAAAGAAATACTAGGGCTAAGAAAGAGAACATTGAATTTTATCGCCAGTTCTATAAATATTGGGAAAAGTACATTATTATCTAATCTAGCCTTATCTTTAGCATCCAATGGGTATAGAACGTTGTTGATGACAAACGAGGAAGACATAAGTGCTTTCAAGATTAAATTCCTAACTTATTTGGTAAATAATGAAGTAGGATATAAAAAAATAAATCAAAAGAAAATTAAATCTGGTGGATTAACTGACGAAGATAAACTAGCACTTAGGGAGGCAAGAAATATATATAATGAAAAAATAGCAGACAATTTAATAATTGTAAGTACTAATACAATGAATATGGGTAGTATGAAAAAAATAATTAGGAAATATTCATTAAGTAGTAAAGGTTTAGATGTGTTTCTATTTGATACATTTAAGATGAGTAACGGTACAGATGATGATTGGAAAGCCTTAGTAAAACAATCTCGTGAAATCCATGAATTAACAAAGATTTATGATATATGTGCTGTAATGACTTATCAATTAGCAATGAGTAATCAAGGAGCTTTATTTCTAGATATCTCAATGATGGCGAATAGTAAACAAATTGGGGAAGTTGCCAGTGAAATTTTTTTAATGAGAACTTTATATAAAGAAGAGTTAGATAAGGATTCTAAAGCATATTGTAAACCTTTTAAAAGAGTAAAGAAAGGTGATAGATGGGTCGAAGAAGAGGTTGAGTTGAGTCCAGATTCAAATTATAGGATATTTTTTATAGGAAAATCGAGAAGTACAACTGTGTCAAGCGATAGTAATACAGCTTTCATATTACATATGAATACATATAGCACAAAGATTAGTGAAGTATGTTTTTGCCATCCAGTCAGAATGAATATAAACAATATCAATCAACAAAATAATAAATTTGGTAAAAAGTAGGTGACAAACCTATATGAAAGAGTATTTGAAAAATAATCCAGAACAAATTGAAAAAATATTAAGTTATTACAATTATCATAGTATTAATATAACAGATAAAGAGATTAGGTGTGCAAAAGTAGGAGGAGATAACCCTAGTGGCTGTAGAATCAAATTAAATAATAATTTATCAGCTACAGACTTTACAACGTCTTATAACGGTGACCTATTCGGTTTAATAGCTACTCATACAGGTTTAACCTATGGAGAAGTATTAAAAACAACACAAACTATGTTAGGTAAGAAAATAGAAGGTAACTATCAATCAGAGGAAGAAAGTTTATTTGATGGATTCTTCGATAGCTTATATATACCTTATGAAGATGAAGAAAAGGAAGTGACTTATGATGAAAGTGTTTTAGATAAATATAATAACGGATATAAATGGTTTAAACGTTTTGCAGATGACGGTATATTACCTTCGAGTCAAGTTAAATTTAAAATTGGATTTTCTGAAGAGAGTAATAGGATTACAATTCCACATTACAATGAACATGGGGAAATTATAGGAGTCATGGGGAGATTGGATTCAGACGAAATGACAAATTTTAAATACCTTCCTTTAATCCCTTTTCCTAAGCACAAATATCTTTACGGTTTATATCAGAATAAGGAATACATTAAAGAAAGTAGAGAGGTGTATGTGTTCGAGTCAGAGAAATCAGTTATGTTAGGAGATAGTCTAGGTTATAAATCCTTTGTGGCAGTAGGAGGAAACAGTATATCTAAGACACAAGTAGAACAATTATTGAAATTAAACGTGAGCAAAATCATTATATCATTAGATGAGGGACTAGATACAGAAATAATTAAAAAGGATATAAAGACGATAAAGGATTGCTTATTTATGCGAGACTGTAAGGTTGGATTTATTTTAGATAAAAACAATAAATATCTCCCAAAAGGGTCGAAAGCAAGTCCAATAGATTTAGGTAGAGAAATATTTGAAAAATTGAAAAATGAATGTATTATAGGAGGGTAAAAATAATTAATAAACTAAAGGAGTGATTACATGAGTAAAAATAAAAAAGAGAGATTCTCATACTCAAAATTAGGGACATATCACAACTGTCCATACAGTTATAAACTAATATACCAAGACCATGTTAAAAGAAGTAACGGTGTATACGGTGTATTAGGTTCTAAACTCCATAGTATTATGGAGTCCTTAGAACATGGAAAAATGACAAAGGAGAAAGCATTAGAAGAATGGAGGAGAGAAATAGATATATTAGAATTTGTTGATGAATTAAAATTTCCAACTGAAAACGCTAAAAACAATTACATTAAAGACGTAGAGCTATATCTGGAGTATTTTGAACCATTAGATTTTACAAACAAAGAATGTTTAATAGAACAAGAGTTTGAAATAAAATTATGTGGTATAACTATTATGGGATATATAGATTTAGCTATTTTAGACCATGAAAAAAAAGAAATAACTATAGTAGATTATAAAACAAGCAGTAAAAGTGGATTTACAAAAGCACATTTAGTAGAGAAGTGTCATCAGTTGATGCTCTATTCTAAAGCGATGGAAATAAATTATCCAGGGTATAAAATAGTGGAGACAAAGTTTGATATGGTCAAATATGCTAGAAAAAAAGGCAAAACTACTGTTAAAGAACGTAAAGATATACCTTTAGAAGAAATGGGGGATTATGAAAGATATTTTATATCCATTCCATTTAATGAAGAAAATTACAAAGTATTTGAAGATTATGTTAAAGACAGTTTAGAAAATATTAATAATGCCAAAGAATTAAATAAATGGAAACCAGAAAAGAATATATTCTTCTGTAAAAATTTATGTGGTGTAAGTGGAGAATGTAAATATTATAATAAAAAATAATTAATAAATAGGAGGATTATATGAGATTTTTCTTAAAATATCCTCTATAACTCTTATGATACCTTGTTATAGCCTTAGAATGGCGTTCTAAAAGGTGTATTAAAAATATAAAGATAAAATTGTGATTTTATTTTAAAAGAAGATAAATGATTGGAGGAATAATTATGGCAAATTTAAATTGGGAATATAAAAATAAATTTAAAGCAAGAGCAAGAAATGATATTAAAACAAGAGATGAAAGTAAAGTTTTATATAAAGCAGGAGAAACATTTGAATTTATAGTGACTGGTTATGGTGGTGACCATTTTGGAATTGATGAATGTGAAGGCGAAAAAGTTTATTGTAACATTTATTTTAAAGATATAGAATTTGCTTTAAATATGGATAAAGGTACTTATAGAACATATGATGATAATGGTAAGGTAATTGAAAATACTGTACCTAAAACATATGACTACATTTATTCATCAATATATGACGAAGAATATTCAGCTCATTAAAGGACTAATTGTTAAGTAATTATATACGTAGAAATATGTATTCAAACATAATTAAACATTAAAAGATTAGGGTTAAAACTAACAAAAGAGGAGTCTAAATTATTAAAAGAATATAGCAAATATAAAGTAGAGGATTTGATAGGAATAGAAACTAAAATACAAGTTGTAACGGATATTATAGAGTTTATACTGCTTGGATTTCCATTAGAATATTCTATTAAATTTTTATTGGAAGAAAATAATTAATAAACTATAGGTAATTTTTAGTGTATTAATGTTAATACACAAATATAGGAGGTGATAATAAATAGAATATAGATATAATAATTACCATAAACATGATTATTATACAAACGTAAGATAACTTAATGTTGTTTGCTCTACAGCTGAACATTGTTAAGAATATCAAAAGTATAAAAATTAATGAGGGGATTGAAACTATGGAAATGAATAAAATATATAATGAAAGTTGTTTAGATACAATGAATAGAATGATAAGTGAAAATGTAAAAGTTTCAAATATAATTACATCACCATTTTACAATACTGGAAGAGGAAGTAATTGTCATAAAACTCAAAAAAGTAGAGATAATTATGAAGGTAGATATGATGTTCATTTAGATAATATGACAGATAAAGAATATATTGATTTTACATTAAATCTTTTTAATAATTTTGATAAAATATTAAAAAAAGATGGATGTATCTTATACAACATGAATTATGGTAGCGAAAACACACATTTAATGTGGTTGGTAGTCTCAAATATAATTGAAAAAACAAATTTCACAATAGCAGATGATATAATATGGAAAAAGAAAAGTGCGTTACCTAATAATGTTAGTAAGAATAAATTAACTAGAATAGTTGAACATATATTTGTTTTTTGTAGAAAATCAGAATTTAAAACATTTAATGCTAATAAAAAAGTAAAAAGTGTTAGAAGTACTGGTCAAAAAATGTATGAAAACGTATATAATTTTATTGAAGCAAAAAATAATGACGGCAGTTGTAAATTAAATAAAGCTACATATAGTACTGATTTAATAACTCAATTATTGGATATTTATGTAGAAAATAATGCAATCATATATGACCCATTTATGGGAACTGGGACAACAGCTAAGGCTTGTTTATTATATGGATGTAAATATCTAGGAAGTGAAATTTCCAATGAACAATGTAAATATGCAGAGAATAGATTAAAATCTATAATACACTAATATAGGAGGTGGTGATAAATGGGAAGAAAAATCAGATTAATGTTTTATGACTTCGAGGTATTTAAAGAAGATTGGTTAGTTTGTATGACGGATTATCTTACAAAGCAGGAATGTGTCATTGTAAACGACAGAGATAAATTAATAAAACTTTATAATAAATTTAAAGACGATACATTATTTATAGGGTTTAATAATAGACATTATGACGATGTTATATTTAAAGGTATATTAATAAACATGAATCCTAAAGAAGTAAACGATAAATTGATAGAAGGGAAGAAAGCCCACGAAATATGTAAAACATTTAATAAAATCAAACTGTATAGTTATGACACTTTACTTCTAAATAAAAGTTTAAAACAACTTGAATTATTTATGGGTAGTGATATAAAGGAAACAGATGTACCATTCGATATAGATAGAAAACTCACTACAAAAGAAATAGAAGAAACGATTAAATATTGTAAGCACGATGTTAGTGAAACAATAAAAGTATTTGAAGCTACAATAAATGATTTTAAAGCGCATAAATCTTTAATTGAAAGATTTAGATTACCTCTAAATTCGTTTTCTAAAACTAAAGCTAAACTTAGTGCTGAAATATTAGAAGCTGAACGACAACATGGGTTAAATGACGGGTTAGATTATGAATTTTTACCAACTATAAAATTAAATAAATATAAATATATTCAAGATTGGTTTGATACTCATAGAGAATATACTTATGTAAATGAAAAAGGAACTAATAAAAAAATGCAATTAGAAACTGAAGTATTTGGTATAAATACGATATATGGATTTGGAGGATTGCATTCAGCTAGAAAAAAATATTTCCATAAAGTAGAAGAAAATGAATTAATAGTTCACAGTGATGTTGCGAGTTTTTATCCTTCCATAATGCGTAATTATAAATTATTAAGTAGAGCAGTACATGAACCCGAAAAATTTAATGAAATCATGGATGAACGTTTACGTTTAAAAGGTTTAGGTGACAAAAAAGGACAAGCACCCCTAAAAATAGTCATCAATGCTACATACGGAATATGCAAAGATAAATGGAGTAAAATGTTTGATGAGAAGAGAGCAAATGAAATATGTATCAATTGTCAATTGTTTTTAACTGATTTGCTTGAAAAATTAGAACAAAGTAATCTTGATTTAGAACTTATACAGGCTAACACAGATGGTATAATTGTATTATTAAAAAATAAATCAGAATTTGAACAATATAAAGAAATATGTAATGAATGGGAAAAACGTACTAGATTTAAACTAGAACATGATTTAATTAAAAACATAATGCAAAAAGATGTAAATAATTATGTATTTGAATTTGAAAATGGTAAACTTGAAAGAAAAGGTGCATATGTGAAAGAATATTCACCTATAGACAATAACTTGTCTATAGTTACAGACGCAGTAGTAGAATATTTATTACATGAAACTCCTGTAGAAGAAACAATTAATAATTGTGACGAACTCATAAAATTCCAAATGTGTTGTAAGATAGGAAGTACATACAATTACATGATGTGGGGTGATAAAATATTAAATACAAAATGTAATAGAGTATTCGCAACAACGAAAGATTTACCAGGATTATCAAAAGTAAAATGTAATTTTAAAAATAAAAAAGGTGAAGTAGCAGATAAAATAGAAAAAGTAGCTAGCACACCAGAAAAAGTTATGATATATAATGAAGAAGTAATAGATAAATCAGTGTTAGAAGTTTTACCAGAATTAGATAAACAATTTTATATTGATTTAGCTAAAAAAAGACTTAAAGATTTTGGTATAAAATTTATTAATTCATAGGTAATTTTCAAGTTATAAATGTTAATATAGTAATATAAGGAGGTGATAAAAATGTAAAATATTAATAAAATATTAATAAAAATAACAAATAAGGAGGAGAATATGTATTGTATTAAAAATATAGACCATATAAAAATAAATGACTTATATTTAAGGACTATAAATGGTTATAAAATTTATAAAAAAGGAAAAGATGTATTATTATATATAGATAATGAAGTATTTACAAATGAAATAAGAAAATTTTTATTAAGTGTTATTGTTAATAGTAATAATTTGTATAATATATCTATAGTAGAAACAACAATAGACGATATGGGTGTTACAAATAAATTAAAAACAATTTTTCTATGTGGAATAGCAGAAGGTACAATATATGAAAAAAAATATGACGAAATATCAAATACATTACCAATATTCCGAGTAATAAATGTTTATGAAAGTGAGGTGGAATAAATGTTATTAAAAATATATGGAGTAATAAGTATTTTAAATATAATATTAGGATTAAAACTAAAAAATGATTTAAATAAAAATACAGAATTTGTTGATGTGCTAACAGCACATCAATTAGGAATAATAATATATGACAGACATATTAAACTAAAAAAAATAATAATAAATTCTATATTACCTATCTATAACTTATTTACTTTAATTGAAAACAGTACGTTTTTTATATTTAATATATTTAATAGCGACGATGGAAATAAGGCAATGTTAGAAGTATTAAAAGATTCTGAAAATGAAAATAATTAATAAAGGAGGATTTATTATGGATAAATTAGAATACGAAATAAACGTATTAAAACCAAAAGAAGGAGATATACTTTTATTTAGATATAAAACAATTGACGGAGAACCAATAGCTACGGACGAAGAACTTTCAGATTTTCATAATCGTGCTAGAGAAATGTTTAACGGAGACGTAATTACTGTACCAGATTATATAAATATAGATTTGGTAGATAAAAAATTCTTAGAAGATTCAATAAAAGTTATGCAAGAAATGTTAGATAAAATGGAATAAAAATAATTAATAAAAGGAGAATGATAATATGTATACTATAAATGATATAAAAGTAACTTTGTTAAACAAAGAGGAGGTAAAACAATTTATTAAAAAACATGGTGAAGTAGCATGTATTTGTTATGATACAGATGAAAAATATGCTGAAAAAGTAGGCTTGTCTTGTATGAAAGAAGGACACACATCTGGAAGTAGGGGTAATTATTTTATATTTGAAATAGAATGTCCTAGATTTACAGCAGACCAAATTATGAGACATGAGATAGGTGTGTTTAAAAACTGTCAATCTCAAAGATATGTAGATATGGACGATAATTTCAGTATTTATGTACCACCAAAAGTTATGAATGACCCAGTATTAAGGGAAGAATATCAAAAAGCAGAGGATATGATGAAAGCTAGATACAAAGTATTAAGAGCTTGTTATAACGATATGGGAATAACAGGAGAACAAGCAAATGATTTAATGAGAACTTTACTACCAATAGGAGTTAAAACTAAGTTGAGAATAGGGTTTACCTTAGAGGCTCTCTCTCATTTCATGCACAAAAGATTATGCGTTAGAGCTGATTTGCCTATAAGAGAAGTTGCAGAATTAATGAAACAAGAGGTATTAAATACAGATAATAGATATGAAAAAATGTTAGTTCCTCAATGTGAATCTATGGGTTATTGTCCAGAAAAACACACTTGTGGTAGAGAAATAAGCAAAAAAGAATTTTATAAAATATTAAAAGAGGGTAAAGAAAAACTAAAAGGAGAGTAATATGAAAACGTATAACTTTGATAGACATTTCCATAAAAAAGGAAATAAATTTAAATTAAACGACAATGTTAAACAGTCAGAGCTAAATAAAATGTTAAAGGTGATGGGTATGAACTCATTACCTTTAAATAAAAGACATATAGTAGAACATTATTTTAATATGTATATTCAACATGGATATTATTAAGAAAGGAGAGTACATGGTCGAAAAGAATAAAATATATAATATGAATTGTCATGATTTAATGAATGATATGATTAATGAAAATTTCAAAGTAGATAGTATTATTAGTCAGCCTCCCTAATTTAACTAGGGAGGAATATGTAAATCTATTTCAACAGTTTGATAAAATATTAGTAGATAATGGAACAATATTAATTGAAATCCCATATAACAGAAAGAAACCAAGTGAAATATTCCAAATAATAAATGAAATAGAAACAAATACAAGATTTATGTTAGGCGACATTATATATTGGAATAAAACTGACATTCTTCCAGATAATATGAGTAAAACACAAAGTACAAAAAATATATCACAAATACATTTATTTTGCAGAAAAAATGAATTTAAAACTTATAATACTAACAAAAAGGTTAAAAATTTCAGAGAGAACGGGCAAAAAACATATACCAATATATCGAATATAATTAATGCACCAGTTAGAGACAAAGACAGTAAAACATTTAAACATAAAGTGTTTTCAACTGAATTAGTAAAAGAATTATTACATATGTATGTGAAAAAAAGAGGAATTGTCTTTGATTGTTTTTTAGGTGTAGGTAGTACATGTTTGGCTACAATTAATGAAAATATCTATTACATAGGATGTGAAATAGATAAAAAGCAAGTAGAATATAGTTTAATTAGAATTTTAAAAAGAAAACAAGAAATAAAGAAGGAATATTATAAGAATTATCAAAGAAAGAGATAATTATTACAAACAGTAAAATATGGATAAAATTATATGTAGATTAAAAATAATTAATAATTAAAATAAAAAACTATTGACATTAATCATCTCATATGTTATTATTTATATGAGGTGATAATATGAAAATATTAGATTTACAAAATATATATAAAAAGGGTGAAAATGAATATGTAATATTGAAAACTTTCAAAAACGTTACAAAAATAGGAGAGGACAAATATTTAACTTATCTATCAGCTTATAATATAGGAGAACTTTGGGAGAAACAACAATTAACATATTATTCTAATACTCAACGTGGTATAAAATATAAAAAAATTAATAATAAAATAATTGAAAAGACAATAGTTAAAGAAAGTAATATAAATGAAATGAGTAATTTAATCTTAAAAGGTGAATTATCAACAACTCAATTAACTTTTAATGTATTAAAAACAGATAATGAGATATTAAATTACAACAAAGAAAAAAATGAACTATTCATTAGAGGAAGTTTATCTATTCTTGACGGAAATCACAGAGTTAAGGCTTGCTATAAAGCTTATAAATCGGCACAAATTCTTGATGACCCTAAATTAATTGAAAACGTAAAATTACTTTTATTCCCTATAGTTGTGATGCATTTATCCGATGAAAATGCTAAAAATACATTTAGTCAGTTTTCAAAAGGTTTGAAAATTAGTAAGTCATTAAGTGAATCATTTGATTCTACTAAAGCATCTAATAGAATAGCAACTAAACTTAATGAACATAGTATTTTAAAAGATAGAATAGACACGAGAAGGACATACTTACAGAAAACCGATACACAACATATAGTAACATTTCTTACTTTGAAAACAGCTATTGATTCTTCTTTCCCAAGTATAAAAGACGAGAGTGAGGAACAAGAAATTTATTTATTTTTAACAGCATTCTTCAATGAATTATTAACTTTATTCCCCAATTTAGTTGATGAGAACCGTTTAGTACTTAAAGAAGAATATATAAATTTTGAGGACATTTTCTTTTATTGTTATATTAGTCTTGCAGAAGATTTATATTTAAAGAGAAAATCTAATTGGAAAGAAGAAATGAAAGCTTTAGATAAAATAGATTATAGCAAAGATAATTCTATATGGAACTGTGTTATAAAGCCTAGCAGAACTGGTTATACTATTGTTAATAATAAATCAAGTAGAGCATTAATGATAAGGGTGTTTAAACAAGAGTTTTATAGTAATTTGTAATTTTATCACCATCTGTAAAAGGGTGGTGATTTTTATTTAAAAAAGTATTGACAAAATCTGCTAACATGGTATACTTATTTATATAGGGTGATAAAAATAATTAATAAAGGAGGAACAAAAATGAGCAAATTAATATTTTGTTATGGTACAATGGGGTCTGGTAAAAGTTTACAACTTCTCACTTGGAAATATAATTATGAAAAAGCAGGGTATAAAGTAATAGTATATAAACCTTCGTTAGATACTAGAAAGAGTTTTAAAACTAATAAAAAAGGAAATACAATTTCTTCAAGGATAGGTTTAGAAACAGAATGTGAATTAATTGATAAAGATTTTAATTTTACAGATAGTTTTCAACAACAAACTATAATAATGGTCGATGAAGCTCAATTTTTAACACAAAAACAAGTAAGAGAATTATACGAAATCTCTCTTAAATATACAGTAGTTTGCTTCGGATTAAAAACAGACTTTAGACAATGCTTATTTGAAGGAAGCAAAGCATTATTTGAATTAGCAGACGATATTAGAGAATTAAAAACTATTTGTGAATGTGGTAAAAAGGCTACAATAAACGCACGCTTAAATGAAAATGGTGAAATTATATTAGATGGGAAACAAATTGAAATAGGTGGAAATGAAAAATATAAATCCATGTGTAAGTATTGTTTTGAAAAAGAAAAAAATAATTAATAAAATTTAAATTCATAGGTAATTTTTATAATACTAATGTTAATATAATATAAGAAAGGAGGTGATAAATAATGTTAAAGGCTTATAAATATAGACTATATCCTAATAAAGAACAAAAGATATATTTTTCCAAATGTTTTGGAAGTGTTAGATTTATATACAACAAAATGTTAAATGACAAAATAGAGTATTATAAAGAAACCAATAAAATGTTAAATAATACTCCAGCACAATATAAAAAAGAATATCAATGGTTAAAGGAAGTAGATAGTTTAGCATTAGCTAATGCACAAATGAATTTAGATAAAGCGTATAAAAATTTCTTTAGAGATAAATCAGTTGGTTTTCCTAAATTTAAAAGCAAAAAGAATAATCATTATAGTTATACTACAAACAATAACCAAAAAACACAAACAATGAAAATAATAGATGATAAATATATTAAATTACCAAAACTAAAAACATTAGTTAGAATTAAATTGCATAGACAAATACCTAAAGATGGAATAATTAAATCGGCTACAATATCTAAGAATCCTAGTAACAAATATTATATATCAATTTTAGTAGAACAAGAAATAAAACAGTTGTCTAAAAGTGAATTCGCAGTTGGTATAGATTTAGGATTAACTGATTTTGCAATAACTTCAGATGGTATAAAATATCCTAATCCTAGATATTTGAAAAAATCATTAAATAAATTAGCTAAAGAACAAAGAAGGTTATCTAGGAAGAAATTGGGTAGTAAAAATAGAAATAAACAAAGAGTTAAGGTCGCTAGATTGCATGAAAAAATATCTAATCAAAGAAAAGATTTTTTACATAAGTTATCTTCTGAACTTATAAACGAAAACCAAGTAATATGTTTAGAGGATTTACAAGTAAAAGAAATACAACAGAATAAATATTTGTCTCAATCTGTATCAGATGTTGGTTGGTATGAATTTAGAAGACAATTAGAATATAAGGGTAAATGGTATGGTAGAACAATTTCTTTTGTAGATAAATATTATCCATCAAGTCAAATATGTTCTAATTGTGGAAATAATACGGGTAAAAAAAATTTGGGTATAAGAGAATTTACTTGTCCACATTGTGGGATTCATCATGATAGAGATATAAATGCAAGTATAAATATATTGAATGAAGGATTGAGGATATTACAATAATAAAAAAGGAGGTTGCAACGACCTTTTGAGCCTAGTAAATTAGTTACAATAGTAATTTTACCTAGGAAGCAACTAACTCTTTAACTTAGTTGCAGTTGACTAAAGAACCAGAGAATATGTTTATAGATTATGGTATTATTAATTTATATTAAAGGAGGTAATATTATGGGAAAAACATTTCAAGAGGTAATGAATACAATTAAAGAAGGTGAAACATGGATTAATAAATATGATGATAGAAGATTGGCGAAAATAGAAAAATCTTCAAATGTTATACATTTTAAATTTAATGGTGAGTTTGAAAAAATTGGTGTTATGTTAGATGACATATTTGTATTAGACAAGAAAAAACATAGTTTTGAAGAGGCTATGAAAGCCTTAAAGAAAGGTGATGTAATAGAAAGTTGCTACAGTAAAACAAAGTATGTAATGTCACTTAAAGGGAATCAATCTGTGTTATATTTTGATACAGCATGTGAGGACTGGCAAACATCAATTTATATGTTTAGTCATGGTGAAATATTAGGTGATTGGTATATAAATAATTAAATTCATAGGTAATTTTTATAAAAGTTTTGTTAATATAATAATATGAAGGAGGTGATAATGTGAATGATAAACAAAAGAAAGAACTGATAAAATTACTTAAAGAAATTAATATAAAATATGAAAGATTAGAGGATAAGGTAGCAAAAGCATTAGGTAATGATAGATATTTTATAAAAAATGATAAAGTCGTTAAGATTGACGATGCTTTTGATTTATTTATGGATTTAATTGTCATAAGAGATGCTACAAAAGAAGAAATTGAATTATATGAAGAATATCGTAAAGCTGAAGACATTTATAAAGAAATGAAATATAGATAAAAATAATTAATAAATAGGAGGAATTATTATGAAGTTATACATGATAAAAACAAATACAAAATGTTTTATAACTACTTGTACTCCAGAAGAATGGGGTGAAACTTATGCTAAAAGTTATGGATTAAAAGAACTTTTATTTGACGGTAAATATGCGAAACCGACATATTTACCAGAATGGTATGTTATAGATTTATATCCTGCCAAAATAGAAAAGAAAGGAGTTGTGTACGATTATAGAAAGTATGTATTAAAAGATGAATATAAAGGTTGTTTAGGATTTAAAGAAGAAATCGACTATGACAATAGATTTAAATTTGAACATGAAATAGATTCTTTTTATAATTATGAATATCAAAAAAGAGAAGTGAATCAAGAAGTCAACGATTTAGAAATTGAAGTTATAATAGAATTAGAAAATTTTAATTTACCTACAATAGAATACAAAGCATATGGTGCAACCAATATGAATGCATATTGGGATGGGGAATACAATATTACTAATAAAGGGGTAAGACATCAATTAATAGATAAAATGATGTTTCCAGATATATTATTACCAGAAAGACCATGTAAATTTACTTCTAAACAAATGTATGATATAACCAGAGCGTATATAAAAGATAACATAAATAATAAATATGCTACGATATCTAGTGATTACGATTTTTGTTTTGAAGTAAAAAAGAAAATTAAAAAATATACTCCAGAAGAAGTAACATATTATAATATATTTGCAAAAACTAAGAAACAAAGAAATACACCTCATAAAAAAATAGTTAAATATAGAGAGGAAACTATATTTAAAATGACAAATAGTAAGTCTAAATATGATGGGTATCCTATTATAGAAGAAATGACTGCTAAAAATGAAACTGAATTGAAAGAAAAGGTTGATACTTGGTTAAGTGAATTAATAAAAAAAATAAATGAACCATTAGTAGAGTGCCCTCATTGTAATGGATTGGGCGTGATAAGTGAAATAAAAGAAATAAATTGCAATGATAGATAAAAGGAGGTAATAATGTGAATGATAGAATATATAAATGGTTTTACATAGGTATTTGTTGTTCAGTACTTAGTATTTTATTCTTTGTATTAGAAATAATTTTATAAAAATAATTAATAAAAGGAGCGATTATATGATAGTTAAAAAAAGAAATGGAAATATGGTGGCATTTGATAAAAACAAAATAATAGTAGCTATTCAAAAAGCAATGTTAGAAGTAAATATAAATACAGATAGAGCTTATGATATAACCGAAAAGGTGTTAGATAAAATATCAGATAAAAATGAAATATCTATAGAAGAAATCCAAGATATTATTGAAGAAACTTTAATAGAAAAAAATTATCCTACAGTAGCTAAAGCATATATACTTTATAGAGAAAAAAGAAAAAGAACTAGAGAGAACCAAGCTAGACTATATGAAGAATCTCAAAAACAAATATCAGAAATTATGGCAATGAAAAACATAGAAAATTCAAACGCAAATGTGGATGAGGCTTCATTTAGTGGCAAAAATTCCAAGGTAACTTCTTATTTTTTAAAAGAATATGCTTTGAATAATTTAATGAGACCAGAGGTTGCAAAGGCACATAGAGATGGTTTATTATACACTCACGATTTAGATAATTATGCAAGTGGGATGCATAATTGTTTATTTATAGATTTTGAAGATTTATTTAATAATAAAGGTGGTTTTACAACTAGAAATGGTGATGTAAGAAAACCAAATGATATTATGACATTTTTTCAATTAGTAGCAGTAACATTTCAATGTGCCTCTCAATGTCAATATGGTGGAATCGCTAGTAATAAAATAGATTATGATGCATCTCCTTATGTAGCTATAACCTTTAAAAAAAGTTTTAGAAATGCTTTAATGGATATAGATGGAATAAGTAAAGAACACGCAGAACTAATAATGAAAAATATAGAAGATACCAACGGAGACATTATAAAATTAGAAAATGAAAAGCTTAAATTATTTTATCCTAAACATTACAAAGTTGCAGAAAGACATACTATAGAAAAAACCATGCAAGGAGCAGAGTCTTTATACCATAACCTTAATACTCTTGAGTCTCGAGCAGGAAGTCAAGTTCCTTTTACAAGTATAAATTTTGGGACAGATACATCACCAGAAGGAAGATTGGTATCTAAGGCGTTATTAACGGCTAGTATAAATGGTATCGGTAAATTTAATAAAACATCAATATTCCCAATAAGCATATTTAAATATGCAAAAGGAATAAACGACAAAGAAGGAACTCCAAACTACGATTTAAAATTATTAGCTTTAGAATCTTTATCAAAAAGAATATATCCTAATTTTTGCAATGTTACAATAGAGGGTGAAGGTGATATAAATGACCCAGATACCCAATCAGCAACCATAAAATCTGTGGCTTTATAGAGCAATCTATATCGAATAAACCATCTAAACGAGGAAAAACTTTTAAGTCTATCTCGTGCTAAATAATAACTTTTGTTATTTAAATGCGTAACGACTATCCCTTGGCTCGGCTTTGTAGGAGCAATAGGAGTACGGCTCAAGCGATTGGAGTGGGTGAAAATCCCTTAAATGGAAATGGTGGTCGTCCCTTAAAAAGGACGGTGAAATAGTCTAATCTTTATAGCGATATAAAGCAGTTCATAAGAGAACGGTATAAATATAGCGAATTTATACGAATATAATGGGGTTGTAGAACAAGATTAGGATATGATATAAATGGTATGGGCTGGCACAAATCTGGTAGGGGTAATATAACACCTGTAACATTGAATCTTGTCGATATGGGAATTAGACATGGTATCTGTTTAGGTGAAAGAGATGTTGCAGATATTGACGGATTTATGGATGAATTAGAAGAAAATCTAAAATTGTCTGAAACAGCATTATTAGATAGATATGAATGGATTTGTTCTCAAAAATCTAAAAGTGGATTCTTCACTCATCACAACGGATTAATGAAAAATCTCTTAGGAAGAACGCTGAAAGATGAAGAAGATGTGAAAGAATCAATGAAACATGGTACATTAGCTTTAGGATATATAGGAATTGCAGAATGTATGTATGCTATGTTTGGTGAAACTCATACATATAATAAAAATGTTTATAATTTTGCATTAAAAATAGTACAAAGAATCAATTCATTTGCAAAAGAGTGTGTAGAAAGAAATCATCTAAATTTTAGTTGTTATGCTACTCCAGCGGAGGGTAGTTGTTTTACATTAAGAAATAAATTAGTTGAAAAATATGGTATTATAAAAGGTGTTACAGATAGAGAATACATAACTAACTCACACCATATACCTGTGTATGAAAAAATATCTATTAAAAACAAAATAGATTTAGAAGCACCTTTCAGTAAATTAGCGACTGGTGGATATATTTTATATGTTGAATTAGAATCATCTTTTATGAATAATATAACTGCTGTTGAAAAAATAATAGATTATGCAATGAGTAAAGATGTTTATTATTTTGCATTAAATTTTCCAATAGATACTTGTATGAATTGTGGATATTCTTCAGAAATAAAAGAAAACTGCCCAAAATGTGGCAGTAATAAAATTGAAAGACTTAGACGTGTCACAGGTTATTTAACTACTGATTATTCTAAATTTAACAATGGTAAAATAGCTGAAGTAGAAGATAGAGTTAAACATTCTGTTGGTGATATTAATGAATATTAGTGGAATAGTGTATGATTCAGTTGTTGATGGAGAAGGTTTAAGAAATACAATATTTGTATCGGGCTGTTTTCATTTTTGTAAAAACTGCCATAATCCACAAACATGGGACTTTAATTATGGTTATGAGTTTACAGAAGATTTACAAGATGAATTTATAAAAAAATGTAAAGAAAATATTTTATTAAATGGAATAACTATAAGTGGGGGAGACCCTATTTATAGTTATCGAGAATTAATTCCTTTTTTAAAGAAGTATAAAGAGAAAAATCCAACGCACGATATTTGGTTATACACTGGATTTAAATATGAAGATATAAAAGACAATGAAATATTAAAATTAATAGATGTTTTAGTTGATGAAGAATACGTAGAAGATTTAAAAGATTCGACATTGGCTTTTAGAGGTAGTAGTAATCAAAGAATAATAGATGTCCAAAAGAGTTTAAAGGAAAATAAAGTAATATTATTGACTATATAAATTAAAAATAATTAATAAATTTGGGGGTGATTAAATGATAATAGAAAAAGAGAGTTATAAATTATATCAAGGAGACTGTTTAGAGGTTATGGATAATGTCAAGGACAAAAGTGTTGATTTAATAGTTACTGACCCACCCTATCTTATGGATTATCAAAGTAATAGACGTAAAAAGGAAGATAGATTTGATAAAATCAAAAATGATAAAGGAAATTATATATTAATACAAAAGTATTTAAAAGAATGTAATAGAATTATGAAAGATAATACAGCAATATATTGTTTCTGTAGTTGGCATAATATAGACTTTTTTAAAAGAGAGTTTGAAAAGCATTTTAAACTTAAAAATATCATAGTATGGAATAAAAACAATCATGGCACAGGTGATTTAAAAGGTTCTTATGCACCAAAACATGAATTTATATTATTTGGTCATAAAGGAAGAACTTTACTTAGAGAAAAGAGAATAGCAGATGTTATAGATTGTGCAAAAATCCCAAGTAAGAAATTAACACATCCTACAGAGAAACCGCAAGAGTTGTTAGAGATATTCATAAAGCAATCTTCAGATGAGGGGTCAATAATATTTGATGGATTTATGGGAACTGGAAGTTGTGGAATTGTTGCTAAGAAATTAAACCGAAAGTTTGTTGGTGTCGAATTAGATAGTACATATTTTAATATAGCGTGTGAAAGATTAGAAAATATAGGATAATTATATACAAATTGTCGATTATTATAAAGGAAGAATACCGAATAAGTTATATTAAAAACTATATAGATATGAAGTAGAAATAGACGATTAATTAAAAATAATTAATAAACATAGGTAATTTTTATATCAGTTTTGTTAATACACTAATATAAGAAAAGGAGGTGATAATAAAAATATAAAATACATTCTAAATAAAATATTAATAAAAATAATAAATTTTAAGGAGATGATGTTGTTATGGTAATGTTATTCATAGATTCAAAAATAGAACATTTGCAAGAAGTAATAGGACAAAGGGTTAATTTGGATTTTGATAGTATGACAGGCGAATTATATATTAATGCATTACAAACAGGAAAATATATCAAATTATCATCTAATATAAATATAAATAATGAAGGTAGATATGTAATAATTTCAGATAATGATAATTACAGTTTATTTATAATGAAAGATTTAAATGAGGAGGAGTTATAATATGAATTTAAAAGTAGGAGATAAAGTTAAAGAAGTAAATGCTGATGAGGTCGTTAATCTATTCATGGAAGAATATGAAAAAATAGTAAATGAAACAATGGAATTATGTAAGCGTAAAAATGCTGATTATGGTTCAAGTGTGCAAGACACATTTGAAAAATTTGGTGATATAAGTTATTTAGTGAGAATAACAGATAAATACAATAGAATATGTTCTTTATTACAAAATGGAAAAGCAGAAGTTGAAGATGAGTCTATAACAGATACAATAGTAGACCTTGCCAATTATTGTTTCTTATGGGCAAGTAGTAGAAATTTAAAGGTTGAAGGCAAAAATAATGAATAAGTTTTTAATAATCTAAAAAGAAAGGAGGTGATTATTATACCAAATAAAAGTAATAAAATAGGTGCTAAATTTGAAAATAGATTAACAAAACAATTTGAAAAATATAGAAAAGAAGGGAAGGCTTATATATTTAAGATTCCAACAGAATTCATTGTATTAAGAAAAGGAGCTAAAATTGTATCGGCTTTTCCTAAGAAACAATCACCTTGTCTAGATTACATAGGTATATTACCTAATGGGAAAAGCATAGTATTTGAGGCTAAAACAACAGCTAATAAAACTTCATTTCCTCTTTCAAATATAAAAGACTATCAATATGATTTAATTGATGAGATTCAAAACTATGCAAATAATGTATTCTTTATAATAGAATTTAGAGAATTTAAAGAAGTGTATTTAGTGAGTGGGTTAGCAATCAGAGAGTTTAAAGAAAATAACAAGCGTAAAAGTATACCGTATAAAGAGTTCAAAAATATAGGTATATTAATGAACGATTTAGATGTATTAAAATATATAAATTATTAATAAAGGAGAGATGTAATGAGTAAATTTAAGATTGGTGATAAAGTGAGAATAAGAGAAGATTTAAATGAATATAATTTCCATGATATAATACCAGAAATGTTAAAATATGCAGGGAAGGAATTTGAAATAATAGATATACGTTATAATGCTATCTTTGGCGAATGTTATGTGTTAAACGATGTTAATTATTTTTGGTATGGAGATGCGTTAGAATTAGTAAATGAATCGGAAATTAAAATATTAGGTATCGATTATACAACAAGCACATTAAAAATAGAAGAAAGTGTCTCACAAAAAGTAAGGGGGTTTGAAATTGTGTCTGATGAATTTAGAAAACATCCAAATGTAGATATAAGAATACCTACACGTGCCACTAGTGAATCAGCAGGATATGATATATCTACTCCAATAGATATTAAAATACCACCTCATGGTATATCCGAAGCAATACAAACAGATATCAAAGCATATATGTTATATAATGAATATTTAGAAATAGTACCTAGAAGTAGTATTGGATTTAAAAAAGGATTAATGTTAGTAAATACATGTGGAATTATAGATAGTGATTATTATGGTAATCCAGATAATGATGGGAATATAGGGTTTAAATTTAAAAATTTAACAGATAAAACAGTAGAAATAAAAGCAGGAGAAAGAATTTTGCAAGGGATATTCAAGAAATATTTATTAGCAGATGAAGATAATTGTAATATTGAAAGAATGGGCGGAATGGGAAGTACAGGTACTAAATAAAAATAATTAATAAATTTTATGACGGATAGGTAATTTTTCTATACTATCCGTTAATATATAAGCATAGAAAAGATGTGATGAAATGAATAGATATGAAATATTACATACATTAACATTAGAACAATTAGCAAAAGTATTAGGCGAATATAAATTATGTAACATATGTAAATACCAATCGGATAATAAATGTCTAAGTATTTCACATAAAGAAAGTAATTGTTATGAAGGCATAGAACTATTTTTAAGAGAGGAGATATAGATATGAAAATAGGCGATAAGGTTAAAATAACAATAACTGAAAAAGAATTAAATGAAATATTAAAATATAATAAAGATTTAAAAAAACAAATATTACAATGTTATTATCAAAAAGAAGGAGTAATAGTAGAAGAACTTTTATCAGATAAATTAAGAAAAGAAAATTATTATATTTTAGATACAAATAATGATGTTTGTTGGAAAGAGAGTGAATTAAAATTAATAGATTAGGAGGGATAAAGAGTATGAATAAAAATAAAATAAGTATTGCGAGTGCAAATGTATTAACAATAGGTGGAGTTGGAGCTATGTTAGCAATAGCAGGATTAAGTTTACCAGTTAGTGGAGTTGTAATGGCATATACAGTGGCAGGTTGTTATTATTTATCTAAAAAGGAAGGAAATAGATAATGAAAATTTTAATTAACCTTATATTGTTAATGATTTTATCATATGTATTAGAACAATCTTTCACATTAGTAAAACCGTATAGACATATAATAATTGGTATTGTGATGTTATCAGTTGTATTAATTATTTTTAATTCGTTTGATTTATTATTTTAGGGAGGATATATTATGAAAATGAATAAAGAACAAGAAGTAAAATTTGAAAATTATGCAATAAAATTTGCACGTGACCTAAAAAATATCTTTACATTTGAAAGTAGTGAAAGATATCTTAAACAACAATCTATGTGGAAATGGAGTGCATTTTGTGTCGAATGTTTGGCAAGATACAATGTGTTTGGAGATATGGAAGCTGATGAACTAATAGAAAACCAATCTTTATATAGAAGATATGAAAAAATAGTAATACCCGTTTTTAGAGAATGTATACAAGAACTTGGAATAGAAAGAGAAGAAAAGATTAAAGAGGAAAGAAAAAGAGCAAAAGAAGAAAGTGATAAAGGTAAAAAGAAACGTAAGAAAAAATAATATCCAAAAAAATAAAAAATGTGGAGTAGGTGCTTAAAAAACATCTACTCCATTTAATTTGTAAGGTATAAACTATCAACTAAAAAATTTAAACGCCTTAGAATCGATTTTATGAGGTCGTTATTTCTTAAATACTAGGAAATATTATATATATTTTACAAATTCAACATAATCTTCATAAATATAATATCCAACTTTGGTTTTTAACCATTTGCCTTCTTTTGCAACTATAGTTACGGCTGTACCTTTATTAAGCTTGCATACTATTTCAGAATTAGTAGTTGGTTCTTTTCTTCCATTTAATACATCTGCTGTAGTTCTTATTATGTATTGTTTAAATGCTTCTGTTTCTGCTTTTACAAATTTAGTATACGCTAAAGATATCCAACCGTTCTTATCTTCAACATAACCCCATTGTCCATCAATTTTAGTTATTGTTACTTTTTCGCCCAACTTAATTGAATCTATTATTTTATAAGTAGTTCCTACACCTGCTCTTATATTTAATACATTCGTATTTATTTCATAAATCCCTGTTTTATATTCAGATTGATTTGTAATTTCGTTTTCAATTATACTATTACCTTTTCCATTAGTACAATTTCTTATATTTGATTCTTTTAGTTTCCCTATCATATAATTATAACAATCTAATTTAAATTGTTTCCATGCTTTAACATTATTTACAAAGTATCTTGGGCATATTTTCCCGGTAACATCGTAATGTCTTATAAAATCCACTCTAGGGTCTAACTTATATGTTTGAGCTAACCATGCTCCAGTTTTAACCATAGTTTTATATTCTTCATCTGTGTAGTGGTCATCTGCACCTGTAGTAGCACATTCTACTCCTATGCTGTAAGCATTAGCACTATTAGTTGTATATGCTATTTCATTAAATGGAACTATGTGATAAAGTTCACCTTGTAATCCAACGACTAAATGAGAACTAGCGTATATATATCTACCATTTACTCTATATCCATTAGCTACAACATTAGAAAAATAACTTACTGTATTTTTAGCAGCAACATCATGTTGCCCAGTAAAATGCCATGCTATTTTAGTTGTTTTTCTTCTTTTAGTTCCAGGTCTCCCATATTTATTGATTTTCATAAATTTTTCTATCATTTCTGGTTTTTGAACCATTATCAATCAACTCCTTTATAAAATAAAAAAGAGTAGACAAATCAACATCTACTCTTTAGTAATTATTATTTTTCGTCTTTATTAATTAAATTTCTATAAGCTTCATACAATCCTGTACTTGCTAATCCTGTAATTAAACCACTTAAAATTACATTAAAATCATAACTTTGAGCATTAACTATTGCAACAAGCATACCTATAATTCCCATAATTAAAGGTATATATCTATTTGGTATTTTAGGTATTGAAGTTTTAATTATATATCCAATCGCCAAACAAAATAACATCACACCACCATTTATTAAACTCATGTATAAATCTAAATCAATCATTATTTTTCACCTTCTCTTTCATGTTGTTTCATATCTCTAATATCCATTTTTAAATCACTCATATCATGTTTTAAGTCATCAATTTTTACATTTGTATCTCTTACTTCATTACTTATTTCTTTTATCGTTAATGAGAACTCATTTACAGTTTTATGAAATTCTTCTACTGAAGTTTTATATAAGTCTCTATTTTGATTAGCCTCATTTAAAACTTGTTGTATTAAAATCCATACCAATATTACAAAAACTCCCATTGCACCATAATTACTCAACACCTCCAATAAATCCATTATTAGCACCACCTTTCTTTATTAATTATTTATTATAAGGCTATAGTTATTTCAATATATGGTCGAGTACTACCCGTACCACTAAAATATCCATAATCTGTAACTGCGAATCCAGTTGGTGCTAATAGTCTAAAACCATCAATAGTACCATTTTGGATAGATTGTATTGCTGTACTATTTAATGTTAATGTTAAAGTTCCTCCTTTATTAAAATGAGTACTACTACAATATTGAGTAGAATTAACATTATTCATCGAAAAGCTTGTAGGTCTATAAGTATTCATATTAGTTGCTCCACTTATTATAGTGTCTAATCCTGCATAATAATACGAATGTAAATTAGTTAATTTTAATTTTACGCTTGTTATTGTTCCTAGCTGTCTAGCTTGTTCAAATAAACTTTTAAAACATATTATTCCTAAATAATTAAAATTAGGATAATAACCTTGATATATTCTATCTCTTCTATCGTCATTGAAATTATCAGTAAATGTTCCAGTTGTACTAGAACCACGATAACTTCCACTCCAATCAGCATAACCTTTTACAATATATGGTGAAGATGGAGTTGAACCTCCACCTCCAGAAGAGCCATTGCCTAAATCTATTCTTTCCATACCATTAGAAGTTTTTTTATAAACAGGACAAATTTCCATACCATTAGAAGTTTTTCTATAGATAAGTATGTTATTTAATGAACCATTTTTATTGATGTATATACCACTCATAAAATCCCTCCTAATTAATATTTGAAATTTGTGAATCTGTTAAAACTGAATCATATACTTTGATATACTCATAATCAGAATAACTATTTGTAGCATTGTATAAATATCTTAATGATGAAGCTCTTGTTGTATAAGTTCCCTCGTATTTAGTATCACCTACATTTAAAGTTAATTGTTTCTTAGTAGAGTTACATCTCATAACTAAAATTATTTCTCCTGTAGCAACTTTACCTGTTACATTATCACCATTAATTATAGCTTGGTAAACTGTGCTTGAAGGCATTATATTACAAGCCATATTATCAGTCCAATTTCCTGTTCCTGCTCCTAAAGTCACAATGTTATCACCAGAAGCTACTACGCTTGCATTTGTAGGATTAACCAATATTTTAGCCACCACTGTATAACTATTTAAATTCAATGAACTAACATTGCATAAGAAATATTTATCTCCATTAAATCTAACTCTACCATTAACCTTTTGCACAGTTCCATTAATTGTAGCTGATTTATCTCCTACTAAATCCACCCATTTATTTGCTCCACTTGTAAAATTAGATGCATTTAATTCAAACACAGGATTAGGAACAGTTGTAGTGGTTGTCAATGTAGCACTTGCTGTGATTATTACATTACCAGTAACTTTAGATATGTTAATTGTATTATTTGCCACTGAAGTAGAAGTTATATTTGTTCCACCCATTGTAACTACTATAGAATTAATAGTATATCCATTATAAGCTGTTAATTTTGCACTATATGATTTATTTTTTTCTATACTTGTCATATCATTGTTTGTAATTACATTAGTTAAATTATTTGAAATAACATATTTATCAGTACTTGGAGTAGCACTTCCTCCACTAGAAATTCCTTCTATTTTTATTAATATATCATTTTCTCTAGCGTCTGAAGGGAATTCTGAACCTGTATAAATTCTGATTCCATTTATTTCAATACAACCTAATGCTAATCTACTATTATTGATTTCTCCATTTTTCTTCATTTCAAATTGAGAATTGTCAACATTATAATCTATTTTTCCTTCAACTGACACATTTATATCTCCATTAACATCTAATCTATCTGTTACATTTTTTACCGAATTAACTTCATTTATATCAGCTTTATTAACATACGCTTTATCAAATCTATATTCTTCTGAACCTAAACTAGAACTTATTCCTCTTTCGTAAGGTATTAAACCTTCTTTGGTTGTACGAATAGCTCTAGTTTCATTACCATCTTCAGTAATCATACCTTTGTAACCGTCTATCTCTTTAACTAATAAACCTTTTGTTCCATCTATTTTTTCAATGTAATTATTATGTGTATGATTTATATCGGCATATTTTTTATCGCAATTATTTTTAAAATCTGCTAGAGTAGTTTTAACACTATCTTGTAAATCTTTTATATCTTTTTCACTAGCAAATCCATCAAAATCAATATTATTATTGTCCATAATTATTTCAACTAACCATGTACCTATATAACTTAATCTACACTTATAATAACCTCTAGCAAGTCTATAAACATAATCTTTTTCTGCACTTCTAAATGTTGCATAAATTACTTCTAATGTATTTATGTATAGTATAAATTCATTATGGAAATCTATACTAGGAAGTTTTATAACTAAATCATTGTCTGTAGTTACACTTTGATATCTATCTAAAGATAAACTTATTTCTCCATTTACAGGAAGTTTATTTACAACTAAATTATCTAATGAATAATATAAAGCATCTTCTATCTTATTCATTTTTTGTGCTGTTATAGTGTCTTTATCATGCCATGTGGTTTTATTATATCTTTTATTTACATCAAATATTTCTATAGAATCTCCTATAGTTATATGAGAGTTTCCTATACCTCCTTGATTTATTCCACTTGAAGTATCTTCTGAATAATCAATTATAGGATTTACATGAAATTGATTATAAACTATAGGTAAATGGATTTCACTGTTATCTTTACCAAATAATTTTATTTGAAAATTATAATCTCCTATTTCTACAACTTCATCAACTATATCTTCTGTTACTTTTAAAATTATTTCGTTAATGTCCACTGCTGTTTTGGGAAGAACCACTTTAGTTTTATTAGGTTTTTCTAATGTTATTTGAGAATAACTAGCACCTTCTATACCTTCACCATTGGAAAATTTATAAGGAAAACCATTAACAGTAAAATAAAGCACTATATCTTTATCTTTTTTACTTAAAAATATATCTCTATCTAATGTTGCTTTGCCACTTTTTATTTTTATATTAAATTTACCGTACATAAAATCACCTCCTATTTACCAAAACAAGTTAAAAATACTGTAAAGCTACCTTCTAATTTTATCTTTGAATCCAAATGTCTTAATCCTATTTTTACTTTATCTTTTCCAGACGGAATAGCTACAACATTTAGATTGCTATAAATATATTTTGTAGATTCACAACTACAAGCTACTGTGAGAATCACATTAGGAAATGATTTTTTTAATGTGATTTCCTGTGTTATATTTTCCGAACTACCATCAGCAGTTAATGAAATAGTCATACATTCTACTATCATTCCATTTATGTTATTGTAAATATAATCGTCACCTAATGTAACTGAACTTGAATTATCTCCAACTGTAGTTGTTCCTAATGATTGCCATGCACCATCAACTTTGCCTAATATTGATAAATTCATTAAACCACCTCCTAAAATCCATTTTTGTGATTAGCTCTTACATATGTTGGATAATCGAAATAACAAGTATCGAAATCTACATCCACTCCACCGTAACCACTTAATTTCTTATATCCACCTTGCCATAACTTAACATCAGTTCTAGTCCAAGTACAAGCTGAACTCCATTGAGCCACCCATATGTGGTCAGTATATTTTACATTACTCCAATTCACATAACTTGTTGCCCATGAGTTATTAGTATAAATTCCTGCCATATATCCTGCATCATTTATTATTTGACAAAAAGCGTTCATGCAATTTGTCAATACAGTTTTACCAGGATTACCTAATTTATCAACTAAATCATTTTCTTGGTCAAAGAATATTGGGAATTCAAATGTTTGAGAATATTTATTTAATTGTTGAACCACCCAATTTGCTTCTATTTTAACTTTTTCAACTGTATTTGCATATGAGAAAAAATACACACCCACAGGTATTTTGTTTTCAACACATCCTTTTAAATATTCTTCAAATTTAGGGTCTATTATAGGTTGTCCACCTTTTCTACTACCATAACCTATTCTAAGTATTGCAAAGTTAGTTTCACCATAAGTTTTAATTTTAGCAAAGTCAAGATTTCCTTGATATTTAGATATATCTACACCCATACAAGGTACTGTAAATCCTGTATTGCCACCTACTTCTCCCGTTCCTCCTGCATCAACTGTTATAGTGGATATAGCTACATATGAGGGATTAGCATTTATATACCCTATACTATTATTGTAACTTACTTTAACCCATGAAGTATTTGTATAAGTTTCAAGTATTGGCAATGTATATCCGTTAGGTATAGCTCCTAATACTGGATATTTTACACCCATACCACTTCTAACGTTTAAAGCATTACAAATTACTTTTGCAACTTTAGTAGTAGAAGATAATAATAATCCCACATACGCTTTACCTGTATTTTCTCCTATTGCAGTAGCAGTAGGTTGGTCTTTACAGTTTATAGCGAATACGGGAAGACTATGTGAAGAACTTAATCCTAAAGCATCCTTACTTATTGTTCCTGTTATTTGGAATACCTTACCATCTATATCTTTTCCAGTGTCTGCAAATTTAACATATTGTCCAACATATCTTTGGTCGGTAGTTAAACATACATTTTTATCTGGATATTTATCACTTGTAAATTCTGAATCTATATAATAGCCCATTATAGTTGAGTCTAAAGTTAAATTAGATACCCATACAGTTTTATCTTCAGCGGGCGGTTTTACAGGTGTTGGATTGCTTGGGACGTCTTTTCCATCGTCATCATCATCTTTAGGTTTTTCATATATTCTTATCCATAATTTATATTTTGGGTCATTAGGAATATCGCTACCAATATATATTTCTTCTTCTGTAAAATGTTCAAACATATATTTAAATATGTCATTAAGAGAATCAAATTTAGTTCCTTCAATTAAACCTTCTTTATAACTGCATAATTCTTTTCTCATAGTTTCAATTAATTCGTCTTTAGTCATATCGTTGTTATCTAATAAAGCTCCTATGCCTTTTACTTCATACGCAACTTTAATTTCCGTATCTAACTCTTCAAAAGAGGAAATTATTAAACATTCTCTTTCTTCGTCATATTCTGGTTCCACTCCGTTTATTTTTTTAAACCCATATCTTTTCATTAAATCTTCATTTGTATTAAAATTAGTAATTAAAACACCGTCAGAAGTTTTATAATTCATCGGTGCAAATATTAGTTTTCCATTAATAATTTTACCGTACATATTATACCTCCTTTATTGACTTCTTACAAAATAAAAGAAGAGGAAAATAGTCCTCTTCTTAAAATAAAAATAATTAAATTTTTGAATAACAACATGATTGATTTCAAATACAATAATATTATATGTTTATTTTAAATTTATATACGCAATATTTTTAAATTGCGAACTAATTTAACTTGCTGTTATATATCCTAATGATATCAATTTAGATTTAAATGCATTTTTTACAGATTCAAGTCCGTATGTATTATAATGTGTATCATCTACACCGTCACCACCAGCTTTACCGTTATTTAAATCACTTGCACCCATTAATATACTTGCTGGAACTTGTCCTAATGCTATTCTTGATGTATCGACATCTGTAGCTGTTAAATTATTTTCAGTAAGGGAATTATTTATTAAATATTGTCTTAAACTAAAATAATGTTCACCAAAAGTATTAGCAAATAAAGTTTCTACTTCTGTAGTTACAGTCCTCATTGCTTCAGTTCTTAATCTATAACCAGTTGCACCAGTTGTGATTATATATTTTGTTCCTTGATAATAATTAACCATGCTTTGTATTTGTGTTAATAATTTAGAAGGTGTGTCCTCCCATCCACTATTTGTTCCTAAATAAATTATCATTATGTCATCATTTCTTCGTGTTTTTGATGTTTCAGATACAACTTCAGTATTTGCATCAATTTGTGTTTCATTTCCTTCTTCATATCTTGTAAAATAATATTTATTATTTTTTGATGAAATAGAGCCTTTTATATCAGATATTATAACTGGATTGTAATTACATCCTGTTGCTAAAACAGGGCTATCACCAAAGGTTTGACCATCTTTGCTTTCTAATTCGACTTCTATTTCCGTGCAAGTTGAAGGTATTGTAAATGCTGTTTTTACATGAGCTTGGTTTCCGCCTTGTCTACATGATGTAGAAGTTGTAAATTCACCACTAATAGCCATATTCTTAACATTATGAGTTGTTATTTCATTTTGTAATCTTGAAGGCCAAGAAAGTCCATCTGTACCTGTACTTGTAGTGGAATCTCCCCAAGTGGATATAACTGGAATAGCATCAGAACCTATATATGCTAAAGTTACATTTCCACTTGAACTGTATAACCTTGATATAGTTGTATATGTTGTAGAATCTTTAATCATATATACAGATACTGTCCCACAATTTTGTAACATTTGGTCAGCTCTAGTTACACCTTTTGATAATATTTCTATTTTTTTCAATGCAGTATCTCCACTAAAACAGTAAAATAAATCTGTTACATTTTCGGGAACAACTATACTTTCTAATGCAGGGCATTTATATAAAGCCATAGTCATATTTGTTACCCCACTTGGTAACCCATATATTTTCTTTAATTTCGTACATCCATTAAATACTTGATTTGCATTTGTGCATAATGTTAATTTGCTCAAATCTTGTATATATTCTAATTCTGAACAATTCATAAATGATTGAGCCATACTTGAACATATCACATATTTATCTAATCCTACTACAAATTTTAATTTAGAGCATCCATTCCAGGTACTTGATAAATCATCAACTCTATCACAATCATACTTAAACCCGATTAGAGAAGTACAATTTAAAAATGCATCACGCAATGAGGATGTAGCTGTTTGATTTATTGTCCCCCATTGATTTATTACTACATCACTATCTATTTGTATATATTGTATAGTAGTATTTGCCTTAAATGTAGCTGATTTAAGCATAACCTTTTTATTTTCTCCGGCAACTTCCATAGTTGCAGGAACTATAATGTTTGATTTTGTCCCACTGTATGCTCCTAAAATAACGTAATCACCATTTACAGTATTATCTGTAAAATCGGCATTTGTCACTGTATAGGCTCCTGAAGGGAAAGTTGTGTTCACATTATATTCGTCCTCATCGGCTACTGCATAAATACTTGCATTTGATTCTGTTAATAATTCATCACTATTTATAAATTTTATATTTACTGTTTCGCTTGTATCTATACTACCAACAGTAATAGTAACATATTGATAAGTGTTATAATTATTAGGTGTGAAAGTTAATGAAGTTTTATTTACACTCAAAATATCACTATCTTCTATTATAGTGATTGTTTGATTTTGATTTGGTTTAGCATCTAATTTTACGCCTATATTAGCAGAACCATTTTCTTTTATTTTTACAAAACTATTATCAAATATAAGATTTCCATATACAGGTTTTTCTACAGTTCCACCACTTATTACCAACCTAGATAACTCTATATTTCCCATCATTAATTTTATAGTATTATTATCCCCTGCCACTAATTTTAAACTTTTTAAATCCTTCGCAATCTCTTTAAATTGTGAATTTACCCCATCTAAATTTTCTCTTAATGTCTTACCATTTTCACATAATACATTATCATCAGTAGACCAAAATGAAACAATATTTCCATTCTCATCTCCATATTTATTCTTCATATACTTCATCACTTCATACCTCCCTAATTTATATAACCTTCTTCAGAAGAAATTTTATTAAAAGGAATTTTTGTAATAGTTCCCGTTGTTCCTCCCGATGTGTCGCCTTTAACTATTGGTACATTTTCATCATGTATTAAAGTATCTCCATACCAAATTTCATTTAAATAACTTAATTTTATTTGACATAATACATCTTTTTTTAATATTGGTTGTGTTCTCCATGTTATACTTGGAAATATTAGAATTAAATCATCCACTGTCGGTCTAATAAATAAATTTAATTCCACAAATTCATCCATTTCTGGTAACACAATGGTTGATAATGTTTCTGTTTTTAAATATTGATATTTGTCTCCGGTTAAATTTAATTTATTTTCGTCATCGGCAATAACTACATTTAAATAATCTACTATTTGTTCTTTTTTATTTTTTATTTTATTAAATTTATATAGTTTGAAATAATCTTCATTAAAACAACATAAACCGTATGTATAAGTATCTGTATTACTTGTTATATATGTATAATTTCTATTGCCGTCTAAATATATTATTTCAGTACTAGAATTAAAATCTTTTGCCCAACCCTTTAATATATAAGAACCTTTACTTAATTCTGATATTATTATAGGTGTATCTTCTGTACCTTTTTTGATTGTATAACCTTTGCTTTCTTCTAATTCTATTAATTTTGCCTTATGTTGTAATATTTCATCTCTGATTTCGCTAGTTGCTTGTTCTAATTTATTCAATTTAGAATCGGTAATTACATCTCCAGATATCCAAATAGTTCTATTATAAGACCCATCGTCATTGAAAGTTTTTAATTCTTTTCCATATTTAGCAACTTTTGTGTTGTCTATTGCTGTTCCGTCAACTGTTCCATAAGATAAATCGTCATCGTCCACTTCACATTCTTCAACTGACATTATAAAATAAGGTAGTTTTATTCTTCCACCTTTATCGTCATAAATTCTAATATGAACATGATAATTTCCTATTTCGTCAATTTGATTCATTATTTCATTATTAATTGTAAATAATATTTTATTATCTATAATAGGTACTATATCTGATTTTATTTGTTTTTTTAAAGGACTAACTAATACTATATCAGATAACAAATAATTAGAACTTAAATCTAAATAATCAGTATCCATCAATTTAAAATATATGTCTACGCCTTTATCGTGTTGAAATATTGACAACTGACGATTTAAAATACTCTTTTGTTTATTGATAATTATTGAATATTCTTTTTTCAAAATTTTATACCTCCTTTTAATTATTAAATATCTACTTCTAAATCATATTTAATCCAATTTATAAAATTTGACACATCCTCAATACCATATCCTTGTTCTAATGAATTTTCAGATAAAAATTCTTCCCTAATTAATCTACTTAGAAATAATCTAAATTCATCCTCTGATAAATTTAATAAATATTTTTTAATATCTTCTTTTGAATGATTTATTCCACTATCTGTTGCTCCAGTATCATAAGCAAATTTTTCTAATATTTTATCTTTCATAATATAATCTCCTTCCTAAACATTTGTATTATTTTCAAGAGCATCTAATCTTGATTCTATGTTAGATAATCTCGAATTTATATTTCCTATTTTAGAATTTAAATCATTGACTTGATTTTGAACTTCTAAGATTTTATCATTTAATCTTTTTTCAATTTGTTGTAAATTAACTTCACTTGTTGCTGAATTGATTAAGTTTATACAATTTAACATTTGTGAATTTAATTTATTTCTAGCTTCCCTATATAATGCTAATCTTATATTGAATTCTTTTCTCTCGTCTTTATTAAAAATTAAATCTTTCATATCTACTCGTATTGAATTAATAAAATCTGTGTGTTTTGCTTTAAAATCATCAAAATATTCTTTTAATAGTTGTTTATTATTATCTCCTAATTTTTCATTATTATAGTAAGATTGATAACTAGCTTCTATTTTAGAAACATAATTAACCATTCCATTTGCTAAAGCGTCCAACGAATTATATTGTGCTACCGTTAATTTCCCATCCACGTTTAACAATGAATTAGTTATAGGGAGCATATCATTTGAGTACTTTTGATTTGCATCAAAATATCCTTGAATAGTTTGTTGTTCTTTAGCGAAAGAATTAATCAATGAAGCTTGTAATTCATACATATTGCTAGATAAATCATCTATTCTAGCATTTGTATTATAAACTTCATCTGATATAGTACTTGAAGCTCCTAATGTTTTTTCGCCTTCTGAACCTATAGACAATATTGTACTACATGAATCTTTAAAAGAAGATAATGTTATCAATATCGTAGTTATATTAGATGTTATGGAAGAAATATCTGCTAATGTTATATTTTCTTCACTGTCTTCTGTGATAATTTTAATTTCTACAATTAAATCAGCCAACATTTTTTGCAAAGATAGTTGATATTCTAAAAAAGATGTTGTGTCTACATCATTAGAATTTTCTGCCATCATATCAATTAAAGCATCACTATATCCAAGCATTTCTTCAAATTTATTATTGATTGTATCTAATCTATAATTGACATCTGCTTTTTCTGCTGAATTAAATGTCTCATCGGAAAGTCTATCGGTTAATGTAGTCTTTAAATCTATCATTAAAGAATTGGAATTTATTATTGCTGTATTTAATAATTCTTTAATTTGTTCAAATGATAAGTTTTCTTGATATTCTTTTGATAAACTTTCTATATTATCTTGAGTGATTTCAAGTTGTTTTTTATAAAATTTATTGTTTTCGTTCACATTCTGAAGTTTCTCTGCTATTGATTTCTTATTATATCCATCAAATAGCATTTCTAATAAATCTGTAGTGGTTGTAACCCCTATACCATTTACATTTTTAATTATAAATATCAAGTCTTCTTTGTCATCTAATTTATTATTTGTGGGTATTAATTCTGATGATTTTATTTTCCAATAAATATATTTATTGTTAGTATATATATTATTTATATTATATATTATATTGTCATATAATATTGTCATATCCTTGATATAAATATATCCTTGATTAGGTGTGTTATTAATTATTGCCATTTACATCGCCTCCTAATAAAAATAACACCTATATTTTATAGGTGTTTATACTAAATTTATTAATTATTTTTAATCTGTAATGTTTCTAATAAAATTTCTTCTATATTATCTATGTCATAATACCATATTTCTAATAAATTAATATTATGTTCTTTAGCATATTCCTTTTTTCTACGGTCATATTCAAGTTGTTTTTTAAAATCTTCTTCTGTTTTATGAAAAGCAGGTGTAAATTTTTTGTGTTGAATTCCTTGGCATTCTATTAAAAAATTATAATTTGGTAGATAAAAATCGTATGATAAATTACCACCACCAAGACCAATTAAATTGTTATATTCTACTTGAACATCATAATTAATTTTATATTTATTTAAAATATCTTTGGTTAAATGCTCTAATTGTGAACAATTACACTCGTTGCAATATACTCCATTTTTATATCTATTTAATTTATTTAAACTCCTTTCAAATTCTTTACCACATTCTTGACAAATGAACTTGTATTTTTTATTACTCATAGGTGCTACCTCAAAAGGAGACTTTTCATTATTAGATGACCAATATTTAACTTTTTCTGGGTATAAAGAACCAAAACTATCTAACTTGTGAATCATTTTATGATTTTTATGTGAACAATATGGACATCTACTATTTTCTCTTGTAAAATGAGAAGGTGTTACTAAATAACCACCATTATCATTATGATAACTTTTATTCTGACATAATATCCATATTTTACGACTCGTACTTTTAGGTGCTATATTAAAAGGATTAACTATATTTTTAGGTGACCAATACTTTTTTATTGCATCATTTCCAAATTCATCTATTAACCATTGTCCAAAACTATCTTTTGGATGAACTTTTTGATTACAACAATAAGGACATCTTTTCCCTTCTTTAAAATGAGCAGGGGTTGTTTTATAACTATCATGATAATCTTTTTTATTGCACTTTATCCAAACTTGTTTGTTGGCTATAGCTTTACTTATTAAATAAGGATTTAATTCATTCTTTTCCCAATCCCAATATTTATTTAATCCTTCACCTAATTCCATTTGTATATGGTGTGCGAATGAGTTTTCATAAGAATTGCAACAATTAGTACATTTATGACCAATTTTAAAATTGTTTAATCTTATATCATATTCTTTCCCACAGTACGGACATTTAACTCTTATGTGCGATTCTGATTTTTTACCATCTATGGTCATCTCTTTATATCTATAACTACCAATATAAGTATATTTATCTCCTCTATTATTTACCATTTCCTCATGTTCTTCATTATAATACATAATATCTCCCCTTTATTAATTATTTTTACTTCCCTTTATATTCTTTCCAATTGTAACTTAAATTAAACCTTTTGAGAAATTGATTATTTATTCCAGATTTGATTTATCCATGAATTTTCAAAAAATGTTTTATCATCTTCTTTAAATTTCCAGAAATTAATCAAAGTTCCTCCATATTTCATATAACTTGTAAATCTTGTTTTATACTGACTTATTTTACCATAATAATTCATAGCCCAATTATAAGATTGAGTATAACTCCATGCTAAAGATTTATTTCCGTATTCAACAATATAAGCATCCACTCGTAAAGGATTTGTCATTTTTGAACTTACATCAGAATAAGATTTTCCCAAAAATAAATCGAAATCTGTTCCACCGACACCTGTGTCACAAACAGTTACGATACCATCTTTATTACCCCATCTTCCTTTTAAGAAAGGGATATAAATCTTACTACCATATGGTAAATTGTATGAACCGACACTTTTTGCAACTTCTAATGGTAAACCAGAACCTCCTGTTGTATATTTTGCTGAATAATATCCAGTCATACAACAATTAGTTAATTTAGCTACATAATTCACTCCATCTATTGTTCCTTCTTCGTAAAATACATTTGGATGTTCAGAGTCGGAAGGGTTCATTATGTTATTTGAATTATCAGCTTCAGCAACTTGAGGTAATCTAAAGAATATCCATTGATTTTTATCAAAAGTTCTTTTTCCTTTTCTTATACCACTCGAATAACCAGACGCCTCATACATTTCATAATCTGAATATCCGTAAATCATAACATGATGAGTTCTACAAGTAAATACATTATTTCTACTAAAACTTACTCCATCATTAACACAAAGAACAATATCTCCTGGTTTTGCATCTCTTAAACCTTCTTCTTTATATAACCAATATTCAGCTCCTAGTTGTTTTAATTTCTGTTGTAATGTATTTGCCGAACATGATAATCCTTTTAAATCGGGTATACCTGCATAATCATAACAACATCCTGTATAACTAGAACAATCCCATCCATATGTTTGGTTTAATACCACCCATGAAGGCTGTGTATATGTCACGCCACCGACCGTTTCATAACGTCCTTTGATTGTATTTGGTTTTCTATAATCTATTGTTCTATAATATTGAGAATAATTTGCTTGATGATTTACACACATTCTAACTATTTCTTCAGCTTTTTCCATAATCTTTTGTCTTATAGGATTTACTCCATTTGTCTCATTATCATCTTCATCATCTGGAGGAATAAAAGAACTTACATTATTTTTAATTTGATATTTAATATTATTTAATAACATTTTACATCCTACTACGTTTAAGTCTAATCCGTTATAAGTATAATGAGAAGCCAATATATCATTTTCAACCATTCCGCCTTGAACTGTTATAGATTTTAATCCTAATTCACTTGCAATCTTTTGTAAACTGTTATTATAATTTTTAATTTGACTATTTAATTGTTCATAACTATAATCTACAGTTGCATAATTTATACCGACAGGTAATTCATTTGCTACAAATATGTATTTTCCTGTGTATTTAGTTTTTATAGAATTTAATAATGTCTTTATTTTGCTTATGTCACATAGGGACTCATTGTTTAATCCTAACATAATAACAATAGCTTTTGGGTCTGATGGATAAGTTGTAATATCAAAATCTTCTACAATATTTCCAAAATACGTCATTTTTGGGGCTAAATTATACTCTTGTAGATTTTGAATTCTTTTTGTTCCTATAATTAATACTTCGTCTAAATCATCTATATTTATTTCTGCCTCTTTACCACTAACCGTAACTGTACAAGATGCTTTTATTTTAGCATTTTTATTTGATATAGCTGTTATAGTACATTTCCCTTGACCTACACCTGTTATTAATCCCTCATTTGATACTTTGGCTATATTACCATCCGAACTAATATAGGTTATCGATTGATTCGCATTAGTAGGAATTACTGTAGGTAATAAATAAACTGATTCATGTTTATCTATTTCTAATGAATTTGTATTCAATCTGATACCTGTAACATTAACATTACTACTATCACCCATATCAACTTCTACAACTACTTTACAAGTATCTGTTTTGTTTCCATCTTCTGTTATTACGGTTATTATACAAGCCCCATATCCATTTCCTACTATTACGCCATCACTTACACTCGCAATATTTTCATCACTACTAATCCATATTACATTTTTATTTTTAGCTGTATCTGGTAATATTGTCGCTTTTAAAATATATTCTTCATTTAATTTTATATTTAAAGTATGCTGACTTAAATCCACACTTGAAACACTATCAACATAAGCTTTATTAGGGGAAAAATCTAAGTCTAAATCCATACCAGTCATTAATGTACTATTAACTTTATTGTATTTTTGTTTATTCCACAACCATTTATTAACTGATATAATTTTTTTTGTTTCTTTTGATTTTTTTAACAAATCAGCAATTACTCTAGTATCTTCTTTATTAGTTTTTTTATTCGAGAAGGTTAAACTTAATTTATTATCTTCATAATTCATAGTCCAACCTGTAAAGAAAACTAATTCTTCTTTATCTCTTTCTTTATCGTAAGTAGATATAACGTCTCCTAAACCTAATTGAATTTCTGGACTTAATCTAGTTTTGTCACCTAATAATCTATTTACAAAATTTACTGAATCTATTGAGAATTCTACCGTAGGTTTGCATTTAGATTCTAAAATATGTTTTCCTGTTTTTATTAATTCATTAGCATCTACAAAACTATCGTCTGAATATGTATCATAATAAATGTAATCTTTTAATTCACTCAATAAATTTTCATTGAATAATAAATTGCCTGCGTCGTCTTCTGATGTCTCTCTTCTACATAATTTGTTTAATCTATTAATTTTAATATCTAATTCTTTTAATTCTCTTTCTATTTTATATATTTGACTTGAAACAGATTGTAATTCTAAATTAGATACATCTAATTCACTTTTTATATCATCTAATAAATAATATTCTTCTTCAGTTTCCATATCTGTATAACCGTCTATTATATTTTGTAATTGATTACATTTAGTCATAAGTATATTTTCTGAAGAATCCAATGTAGACAATTCTGAATTTTTTTGTGCTTTTAAACTTACATATTCTTTCCATTTTTCCATTCTTTTAGGAGTTAATTCTTCAAATAATTTTAAAGCTCTAATTAACTCTTTGCTCATATCTTCATTTTCTATAAAATATGAATAATTTTCAATATAATTTAATCCTGTTGGGTTTGCCTCTTCTACTATACATTCTTCTTCATTACCTTCAAGGATTAATCTAGTTACAATATCAGAAGAATTAAAAGTTTTTTCCAACGATTTTAAGTAATTATCTTTATTTAAAACTAATTTTAAATCATTCCCAAATTCGTCAATATCATATAGATTTATTAATTTATTTTTTCTATCAAATATAGGAACACAACAAAATTGTTCTGCAATGGTTTCAGTTATAAATGAATAAAAAGAAGTATTTGTTTCTTCTTGCATACGAAGTTTAGGTTCTCCATTATCCATATATCTAACCGAATCATCTATATGACCCAATCTCCAACCTGTTTGTTTATATAAATATTCATCAAAAGAATAAGTATATGTCTCTTCATCTTTATCTTTTAACATAAGTCCACAATCTGATAAAGCTATTGTGTTTTTTTCTAATTTTTTTTCTAATCCATAAGCAGTAATTTCTTTTGTATGATTTGATTGATTTTCATTTATTTCTTTAATCACAAAATATTCACCATCAACGCATATTAATCTTTCTGCTATAACTTCATCATATACATAATAATTTACCATCTTCTTTGAGAAATTGTCTCTATATCTCAAAGGTATTGTAAAAGTTATCGTATCTACCTCGTCGATATTTCTACTTTCTTCTGTTAAATAAAATATAGGTATTTCTGCAATAACGTCTCCATTTAATTTTGTTAATACAATCTCTTGTATTGGTTTTAATTCCTTAATAATTACATCATTCATATCTATCACCTATATTACTTCTGGGAAACTACAATAAATAATTATATTACATTCTCCTTCAACGATTAATTGATTATCTCCTTGTTTTAAAGTAATCCATTTTCTATTACAATCTGATATAGGATAATATCGCTTATTGGATTTAACTAAACACATTTTATTATCTATTTTAATAGTTTCCTCTTCAAGTAAATTATTTATTACAAAATCGTTTACTTTTACCTTTTGATTTCTTTTACAATTACTTTCAATTACAATTATAGGTTCATAATTTAAATCTCCACTATTATGTATATCTATTAATTCTTTACCTTTTACTTCTTTTTCTATAATTACTTTTTTATATGCATATTGACTTAAAGGTTTAAATGTAACTTCTATACAACCTTTAGGTTCACCGTATGTAAATTTTTTTTGTATTTTCGTACATTTTAAATAATATACATAATCTAAATTGTCATAAGAAATAAATTCTTCAAAGTCATCACTTATTAACCATTTTTTAATTTCTCTAAAATTTTCACCAGTCCATATTAAAGGCATTCCGTCTTTTTCTAAATATAATTGTAATGTTATATCTTCGGGTTCTTCTTCTTTTTCATTATATAAATCTAAATTATCTTCTTTTTCTAATGTTTTATTATATGGAACTCCAAAATCATTTAGAACATCATTATCAGTGGTTAATATACTTAAAAATTTATCTTTAGATTGTTTTCCTTTCCAAATAAAATATTGACTTTTAAACAATTACATCACCCTCCTTATAAAAGAGGGCTAATATATTAACCCTCTATAATGATTTATTAACAATATCTTTTAAAGTTTTATTAATCATTTCTTGCATGTCGTCAAGGACATTTTCATCAACACTTCCTTCAACATTAATATTGATATCACCCACATTTAATGTTTTAGAAGTTGTATCTTTATTCATACCTTCTTTATAATTTACATTTCCTAATTGTTTGAATCCAAGTTCTTTAAATATATCTTTATAATCTTTTAAATAATCCAAAGCTACTTCAAGATTATCGCACAATTCTGTTTTAATTGAATCACCTAATATTCCTACTGCGTCTCCACTTGTTTCTGCAAAGTCAATCAATTTATCTTGTAAATTGGTAATATTACCATTTAAATCAGTAAAAGTATTAGTCATCATCGCATCTTTAACCATTTGTGCTATCTTTTGTTGAGTATAAGTGTCATCTATATTTTGCGTCATGTCTTCTTTCTTTTTATCTAAAGCGTCTAATTGTGATTGGAACATATTGTCTATATCTTCATCAACTTTATTTTGAACTGTTTCATCTAATTTATCTTGAGCTTCTTTTAAATCGTCTAATAATTCTTTCAACTTAGATTTACCACTCATAGAATTATCTTTTTTTGCTAATTCTATTTTTTTATTAATAGAATCAATTTCATCTTGTTGTTCTTTTAAATTTTTTGCATAATCATCTTCATCACGTTGTTTTTTATAATCATCTCTTCTTTTTTCTATTAATTCTTTTTCTTTATCGTATTGTTTTTCTATAGCGTCTTTACGTTTATCTATTTCATCTTTTATTACATCTGTGATTTTATCTTCTATGTCTTTCACTTTATTAAGTTTATCTTTTTGTAAATCTACTATGTCTTTTTGTAAATCAGCATAATTTTTTTCTGCGTCGGCTAAATCGTCATTTATTAAAGAAGTATATTCTTCTAATAAATCATTAACTTTTTCCAAATCTTCACTGTTTTGAAAACTGTTTAATACTTCGTCTATATTACTTACATTTCCTTCTACATCAAATGTGAAACCATATTTAGATAAACTTTCTTGATATGTAGGAATCTTATTTTTCATATTAGTCATTAAATCCATTTGTTTAGATAGTTGTTCATTCATAAGTTTTAATTTTTCTTCTGTTAATTTAATTGTATCTACTCCATTTGAATTTTCTAGTTTAACATCTATTATATCAATTTTATTTCCTAGTATATCGAATTGATTTTTTAATTGAGTTATGGCGTTGCTAAATTTATACAATTTATCTTCTCTAGTTAGTTTTTCAATTTCGTCATTATTTTCTTTAATTGTATTTTTCATTTCTTGCCATTGTTCTTCACAACTAAATATATCACTTTGTTGTATATCATAATATTTATTAGCTAAATTTGTAAGGTTGTCCAATTCTTCTTTATATTTGCTAGCTTTATCACTTGCTGTATTATTTGAAGAACCACTAGAAGAGCTACTTTTAGAAGATTTATCAGCTACATCTTGAAGTCGTTTATATTCTTTTTGCATAGCTAATAATTTTTCTTCATAGTTAGTCATATTCCCATCTTCATTAAATTTAAATCCTTCTTTTTGAAGTTTTTGTTGAAGTGTTTCTCTTTCAGAAATTAAATCGTCATAATATTCCTTTTGAAGTTTTGCTTGTTCTTCTAATAATTTATTTTTTTGTTTAAGGTATTTAATTTTTTCAGTACCTACTGCTTTTTCCATTTGTTTATCTAATAATGAAGTTTTCTTAGTCACTGTTTCAATTCTATATTGTAATTCTTTAAATAATTCAACGGAGTATTCAATCATATCTAATACATTTTGATATTCAAGGCTTATAGGAGTTAAAGCTGTTTCTATATCACCTATACTATTAAAATCTCTTGTAGCATAAGCACTTATTCCACCAGAACTATCTGAAGTAGGAGTTGCTGTGTTTACATCATTTGCAGTTACTACAGGTTGTGAAGTCACCATTGGTGTAGCACTCAACTGCTCTACAGAATAAGGATTATCTTCTATATTAGAAAATTCACCTATAGAATCTCCCCACATTACTGATTTTCCCTTTCCACTATGAGGAACTTTTGATTTACCTTTTTCTGTATAGGTTAAAGTAGCCATTATTGATATACTTCGTGGTATTTCCTTTATTTGTTGTTTTAAACTAGCTAATTTACTTGCTACATCGGCACTATTACTGATTATTTTAATATATTTCTCTGGAATTTTTAATCCTTGCAACGCATAAAGTTGCTGTAATGCTTGAAAAGCCATTACTGTAACATCTACAACTTTATTTTTTAACTGTATAGCATCTACAGTTCCAAGTTCATCTAATGCGTTAGATAATGCTACTCCAACTTCAATTTGTTTTTCTGCTGGTAATTGTCCTATTAAATCCATTACAGTTGCTATGTCACCTTGAGCTAAAGCTTTATCTATTTTTACTTTTATGTCTTTTTCATCTTTTTCATTTAATAGACTATCTATTTCAGCTTTAGCAGTTTTTATTGTATCTTCACCTAAAACATTTATATGACAACTTGTTACTGCTTCTGGATGGTCAAATACCCATTGAATCATGTCTTCATAAGATTCTAATTTAGATAAATCTTCAATGTTATTTTTAAAGAATGTTTCAATGTCTTTATCTTTACCTCTTAAATTATCCATTAATTTGGCATAATTTTCAACTTGGTCAGTATTTTCTATATTCGCTCTCAAAGTTTTTACTATTTCATCTTTTCCGTCAAATTGTTTAAAACTCGCAAAAGCGTCATCTATTTTCTTTTTATCGTCATCAGATACAGCATATTCTCCTGTAACAAACAATTTACCTACGTCTATTTTGCCCTTTCCAAATTGTTTATCTACGAGATTTTGTACGTCTTGAATTAAATTATTTCTAGTTTCTTCATCATCTTCTACATAAATTTGAGATAATTTAGCTGTTAATTCCATATCGTCTAAAGAAAATTCATTGTCATCCATCAATCGATTAACCAAGTCTTTTACTTTGTCTGGTAAATTACTATCTTCTAAAGTAGCTTTAACTTCTTTGATATTATAAACCATTTTTCCGTCTTTTTCTACTGTATCAAGACCACTTAAATCTTGAAGAAAATTATTGTAAGCGTCCCATGTTGCCATTAAATCTTTAGTTTCTTTATCTGTCATGTTTATGTTTTTGCCAAAAGAACGTAAATAAGCATCCATAGCATTTTGAGCCATTTTAGCACTTTCTGGTAATTCCACCATACTTCTAGCTACATCTTCATTTACTCCCCATAATTTAGCTAAAGAAGGGATTAATTTTTCAATTCCTTGTTCATAAGCAGTAATGTCGCTTGTGTCTGCATATGCTTGTTGCAAATCATACAATTTTCTTATTGACTTATCTATTGTTCCAGAATCAAACATTTTCTTCATATTTGATTCAAATAAACTTTGTTGTCCACTTGTTAATTGAGAAAAATCTAATCCATTTACAACTTCTATCATTTCAGATTGAACGTCACTTTTTAACTTACTAAAACCATCACCTATAGACAAAGAGTTTACTATACTTTTATTTATTTTTTGAGATTCGGCACTTATTTTTGCTTCAGCATCTACAACTGCCTCTTTAGCACTAGCATAAGTATCACTTAATTTAGCAAGTCTTTCTGAATAATCTTCTAACCATGCTGAATCACCTGTTTGAGTAAATGTATTATTAAGTTCACTTTTCTTTTTTCTGATGTTTTCTATTTGTCTATTATATTCCTTAATTGCTTGTTTATTGAAAGCTCCATCTTTACCAGCAAATCCTTGTCCTTCATTCATTTTGTCTGTAGCATTTCTTTGTTGGTCTTTATATTCTTGATTCAGAGCCTCTTGTTGTTTCTTGATTAATTTATCATATTTTGCAATTAATTTATCAATATCTCCACCCATTGATAAAATTGGGTTATTATCTTTATCATACAATATCTTCAATTAGGTTCGCTACTTCCTAATCAGTTCTCTTATGAACTTCTCTATGTTTCCATAGACGTTGAGACTATATCTTTACCTTTATTAAAGGCACATACCACTTCCACTCGCTTGAGTGTACGAGCATTTGCTCTAGTCGTTGAAGTTTAATTATTTTATTATTTATTTCTTTTAAATAATTAATAAAATAATTCTTACCTGCTGATTGCCCAATCCTTAAACTTTTTAAAACCATCACGCTTATCATTACTAATTACGTTGTGGCATTAAGGCTCTAAGGGGTTTCCAGCAATTCAATATGTTTTCTAATAATAATTTCTTATTATAGGGGCTATTTATTAACCCAAGACAATATCTTCACCACAAATATCAATTATTTGTTGCTGTAACTCTTTAAACCTTTCTTGTTGTTCAGAAGTTTTATCTACCGTATCATATAATTTTTTATATTCGTCTCTAATATTTGAAAGATTTGTTTTTGCTTTTGTTGAGCTAGTTACTTTATTGTTCAAATTAGTTATATTTTCTGCATTTTCTTCTAAAGCATCATTAAGTTTATTAGCCTCGTCTGTAAAATGTTGGATGACTTTACCTATCCCCCACGATATAAGCATACCTACACCCATATTTACAGCAGTCATAGCTAAATTCATAGCTCCTAAAGCTACTTTTGTTCCTAATGCTTTAGCCTCTACACCTGTTAAAGCACTTCTAACTGCTGTTAATCCAGAGGCAAATACCCCAGATGATTGACGAGCCTCTTTAAACGAAGTGCCTATTCCTTTTATTACATTCCAAGATTTTCCAAGATAACTAGCTTGAAATCCTTCTCTTATTGTTGCAAAGAATCCTGGATTAGTAGTTCCAATCATTGTAGCACTAGACGCTTGTCGTGTTGCAGTGGCTTGTCCTTCTAGTGCAGTAGTTGTACTCAAAGCTTCAGCTTTTAATCTTCTTTCTTGATTAATTAATGCTTCAAATCCACCACTTCGGTTAAATTTTATTGATTCAAAAATACCAGAAATTAATCCTGCTATTACAGGTAGTCCTACGCCCATGTCGTCTACCCATTTAACAAATTTATCTAACATGCTTAAAACATTTATACCAATGTCTAAAAAACCTTTTGCTGTATTTCCACTTACAGCAGTATTAACTATACTTCTCCATTTTTCTTGAAGTAATGTAAGTTTCCCTTGCACAGAGTCTATATATCTTGCATTCGTTATCTTCACATAAATTCGCTACATCTATGCAGTTCTCTTATGAACTTCCTATACTTTCATATAGAGTCGAGACTATTTCTTCACCTTCAGCATTATCTGTTAAGGGCAAAGTTTTTCCACTATCAATAGCTTATAGTGTACGGTTTCACAACCTAGTCGTTGAAAGCATAATCTAATTTATTAATTATTTTTACTAGATTAACACTTGCATGAACATCCATTGTTTTTTGATTACTTAGGATTTAACCATATAATCATCCTTACGTTCTTTCTACTTTCGTACCATGCCATTTAACATCACTGTTTCTGTTTTGGTGTAAGGCTTTAGGAATTACCTGCTTTTAACTTTGTGTCCTACGCACATTTCTGTACGTACGGAGAATGTTGTTTCTCTTTCATTGAAGCTCCGAAAGTGTCACCATTTTCGTACTCTTTCATAAATTTTTCTGCTTGACTCCAGTTACTCATTATTGCAGTGAAAACGTTAAGCTGGTTCTTCGGTTTGTTATCGTAAAGGCTTTTTATCCTCTACTTCTAGGGGTTTCCCCCATTATACCATGTTAATTCATGGCTAGCCCAGCATATATTTTCGCCCTCGTTTAACGTTAGGTTTGATGGTTGCAAATCCATCTCAAATATTACTATATAATATTGCGGAGGAGGCTCGTGATAGGATTATTGCTAACAATATCGCTCACCTATTATGCGTTACGGATATTCTCTGTTAAGATACCCTCGGTATTACCATACCCATTTAGGACTTAGGCTCTCTTACCACCTTAACCTTTCGATTTAGTTGACCGATACACCCCTCTAATCTACATGATATTTTCTACCATGAGTGGCAAAAATAATTTTACCTGCGATTGCTTCAGCTACAGATGATTTACTTTTCTTATCTAGTTTATCCCACATTCCTGCTATATCACCCATGATGTCATAGAAATCTCTAACTTGACCATTTGAGTCATGCATATCAATTCCAGTTATTTTTTCTATAGCCATTGCTGTTTTATTCATTGAAATACTCGAGTTGTTATTAACGTTAAGTTTTTTATCTTAACCTCTGGAAGTTTCCTTCATTTTCATCGATTGGTCATTTCCAATCCAGTCTGGCGTACATATTCCATCTCATATAAGATAGTCGGAGACTCTTGGAGGGATTATATTCTATTTAAATAGTTTCACCCTCTACGCTCTACATTGTTGAATAAGTTTTAATTTATTCAATTAACTCGGTATTAACTTATCTTTATTAATTATTTTTAAGACTTAGTCTTTCTTACCATATGTATTACTACATATACGACCGAATTTCCCCGAACCGGCAATATTATTTACCGTCTTTAGCACTTGTTTTCCAACCTGCCATATTTTGCATGATAGTTTTTAAACCGTTACCTAATTTACTTGCATTTTGTAAAGGTTCTTGACCTGCGATTATGATACCAACTAACTCTTGCATATTAACGCCTAACGTTTTTGCTACGGAAGCTGAACGCATCATTGCTTCAGATACATCTTTACCTGTAACGGCATAGTTATTATTTGCATAGTTGACCATGTCCATCATTTGCATCATTCTAGTAGTTTCTTTTGTGTTGCCCTTAACTTTCATAGTAACCTTATCTAATGCATTTGCTACACCACCATAAGATGCTAATGTAGATTTTAAATATTTATCCGCACTGCCTTGGTCTATATCTATAACATTGGCAAACATAGCTGAATTTTTAGCATATTCTAAGGCTTTACTAACATTATGGAAACCAGATTGTAATGCATTTGCAGTGGAATCAATTATATCAATACTACTTCTGGCAACTGCTTGACCTGCCTCACTTGCTTTTTGAGTTAACCAATCTAATTGTTTAGCTGTTCCTGTAAAGGTATCTGGTGCAACCTTTAATAATTTTTTAATTGCTGTATCAGTATCAACGATAGTCTTAGGGATTGAAGATATAGCTTGAGTAATAACTCTAGCAAACATATTCGGTATTGAATACATTGACAACATAGAGGATAGAGAACTGAAAAATCCCGATGTTTTTCTAGTTGTATTTCCTAGTATATTCATTGCTTGAGTTGCACTTCTAGCACTATTAGTAACTCCGTTTATACCATTTCCGTTAATATTAGATAAACTACTAGAAAAAGTACTCACATCTTTAGTTAACGCTTTTAACTCTGCATCTCTATCTTTTAAATTGCTCATATTAGCTATAGTTTGTAATCTTTGTCTAAATTCTTCTATTTTAGATGATGAAGCTCCTAACTCTTGACATCTTCTTGTTAAGTTCGTTAAATCTTGAGATACTTTATTAAAATCTGCATCAAATTTTACATTAGCTCTTTTAGTAGAAATTTCACTCTCAAATTGTTTATATTTATTTTCACATTCCGATATTTTATTTTTTAAACCATCAAATTCAGCTTTAGCACCTTCTGTATTAGGGTCTATATTTCGCAGTTTTGATTGATATTGTTCTATTTGAGTTATTAGCTCTTGTATTCCAGATGTATTAGCAAATTTACTCGTTCCTAATTCAGCAAGTTTAGCTTTAAGAGATTCTAACTTAGCGACAGATGTATTTACCTTATCAGTGAATGTAATTGAGCCGTTTAATCCTTTTAATGATACTGAAACATTACTAATCTCTGCATTTAAATTATGTATTTGTTCATATGCCTTGTCGGATTTTAATATTTGACTTAAATCAGCACCTTTAACATTATTGATTTTATTTTGTAATTCTTGAAGTTGTTCTATTTGTGTACTTGTTAAGTTTTTATTTTTGAACATGTTATTAATTTGTTCAGAAGTATTACTAGCCTTTTGTTGAATTTTATCAAATGAACTTATTAAATCCCTACTTATATCTATATTAGATTTATTTTTTAAGTTGTCCATTTTTTGCGCAGTAGATTGCATCTCACTGTTAATTTTTGATAATTTAGATTCTAATTCGTTATAAGCTTGAGTATTTATAGTTTTAGACATTTGTTTTTGAAGTGATTCTGATTGTTTTTGTAAAACTTTATATTTAGCTATAGTATTATCTAATTCTTTATTACCGGTAGAAGTCTTAGTAGAACCATTACCAAATAAATTTTTCTGTACGTCTTTACTTAAAGAATTTATTTCTTTCAAAGTATTCTGTATTTGTTTAAGATTGTTTAATTGGTCGTCTTTAAGTTTAAAAGCATTATTTAATACTTTTTGAAGTTCCTCCATTTGAGATTTCATTTTAGTCGTATCAAATTTTAGATTAACTTCTTTTTTTTCTAATTTCTCTTTCAGTTTTGTAACTTCTTGTTCTGCTCCACTTCCATCTACAGAAGTTTTTAATCTAATAGTTAAATCTGCCATATATTAATCTCACCTGCCTTTCTATATAACATCTAAACCTTGTTCTGTTAAATATTGTTTCAATTCAGTTGGTATTTGTTGAGCTATTTTAACTTGTGAATCTGGTATAATAGTTGTTGGAGGATAATAAGCAACCGTAGAATCACTTTTAAAACTCCAAACTTTACCTGCCTCCCAACCTATAATTGGAAAGAAATGTTCTCCCGTTTTTACACTTGTCCAATCCCCATTATCTTGAAATTCTACTACAGCACAATTCATATCAATACTCGATATTTGTGCTATTTCTCCCATTTGTCCTGTACGTTCATATACAGATGGTTCATGGTCAGCATATATTTGTTCATTTACTTCTCGTTGCATTATCTCTACCATTTTATTTGCCATAGGTGTCATAGCAGTAGAAACAACGGATTTAATATAATTGACTGCACTTTCAATATCATTTACAACCAAATTAATCACCTTTTTTCATTTCTTGTATTTCCTCTTCCAATTTTTCACATTGTTTATTTAATATTTCTAATTTTTCAGCCTCTAATAATATTCTTTTGCTTAAAGTTAATGAAGTCATATTCGCTAATAGATTTTGTTTTTCTAACATAACTTCTATAACAATTTCACTTACTATTTCATCTACATCTTGTGCAATAAACATTAATTCTTTTTTACCCTTATTTATTGATTCTATTAAATCTTCGTCTAATTCTAAATCCGTAGCTAATTCAAACGCTTCCTTATATATAAGTTCCATTAATACTTTTTCTTCTAACCCTTGTTCTAGTCCTTTAGATATTTTTTCTTTTAATTCATTTCTATTCTCCCCAAATATATTATAAACTAAAACAGTTTCTATTTCGTTATTTACTTCCACATCATATGAACTTCTAATCATATCTAATGTTAAATCACTTAATTTCATTTATTAATCTCCCTTCTTTATTAATTATTTTAATATTTTTCCACTCTTCATTCATCTTTTTATAAAACAAAATAGGAGAAGAAATCAATCTTCTCCTATTCCACACTTTATACAAATAGTAATTAGAGTTAACACAGCTGGTTTTGTGTATGTTTATATTATATGATTTTTTTAAATTTATATACGTAATATTTTTATATTGCGAATTAACTTGTGGTAATTGTATTATAAATATCATATATTTCAAAATTACTATTAGGATAATAATTTCTATTAGATTTAGTTTCTATATTATAATTAAAATTAAATACATTCTCAGCGACAACAGCACTAGCTTGTGATTTAAAATTGGCAGTCATGTAATTTTCTTGTATAAATAAATTATTATAAAATCTATATAATAAACATCTACTATTAAAAACAACAGAACTATCATAAAAAACATTATCATGGAAAGCAAGATTTTGTCCTGTCACAAACATTAGTTTACTAAATCTACCAAAATAATTATTTTTCCATATATCTCCGTTACACATTTCTTTACCATCTTCATAATCAATATGAGCTGATGGGTCACGTCCCTTATTATTTTCAAATATATTTCCATCAAAAACCCATCTTTTCCCTCCGCAACAAGCCATACCAAGTGAATAATTATCACTTATTTTACAATTTTTAATAAAACAATCTATTGGTTCATTTAAAGTATAAATATATATCATACCACCACTTGGAGTTGTTTTATCGGGTTTATTTTCTTGATGAAAAACAAAATGTGCATAATAAGCATTTTGCGGTAAATCATATCTGGTAAATTGGCAACAGTTTCTTTTAATTGACATAAAATTATTATTTATATCATAGAAAGCTATGTCATATAATCTAAATAAATTATAATATCCACCTGTTTGAAGTGTATATCCTAATTCAAAATGTTCTTCTAAAGAAGATATATTTATTTTATTTATAGTTCTCCAATTCCAATTTATATCAGTATTATTCTTTTCACCATTATTATCTATAGTTCCCTCTTCAATATTATCTATATTAATAGGTATATTTTGTTTTCTTGTATAATAACTAATTATATTGAATCCTGGCGAATTACCTATGCTACAATTTTCAAGCCCACTATTTTCAGCGTTTTCAAAAGCAACAGAACAACAACCTTCATTTGCATCTAAGTTAGAAATATTCATAGAATATCTTTCTCCCTTAATATTCGCATTTATGATTTTCGAATTTTTATTTTTAAATAAAAACATTTTATACCCTGTTTTTGTATAGTTACTTTCTTCGATATTAATTATAGAATTTTGGAAATCTATAATTAAATCAGCAGGAATTATTATAACTCCCGCTGTTGGATTTTGCGATACTGTAGGAGTTGTAATATAAGTTCCTTGTGGGAATTTTATATAATTATAATTATTAGAAATTGCATATGCTATTTGTTCAATTATCGCATTTGTAGTAGTTGTGCTATCAGTTGTATCAATACTTTTAACTATATATTCATTATAAGTTACTTCGTTTTTTTCTTTTACAACAATGTCAAAAGAATAAGATACTGTATTATTACAATCTTTACACGTTATTGTTGCATTACCAGTGCTATTAGCTTTTAACACACCATATTTCACAGATAATACATTTTCATTACTACTTTTAAATGTAATTGGATTATCATAAGTAGGTGCATGAGGGTATAATAAAGCATATAATACATATTCTTCACCTATTATTAATTCGTGTATTTCATTAACTACTGCTATTCCTTTAGGCTGAATTATTTGATTTATATTAATATTTTTTTTTGCTACAACCTCTATAGAAGGATTTAAACTTTTTGATTTATTTTTAATAACAACATTTATAATTGGTGTTGTATTACTAATAGTATTAGCTTTTACTTTTACAATGCCATGTCCTATATAAGATAAATCTATATTTTCATCATCTGTAAAACTGTATGTGGCATCATCAGTTTTATCATAAGATTTTATTTTTGTTAATATTGGTGCTTGTGTTCCTTCTACTATTTTATAATTAGTAGGTATGTAATCTAAAGACGAAAAAGGCAATCTAGTTAATTCATAATTTAAATTATTATTAACTTCTTCATTATTCAAAACTCTATTATAAATTCTAAAACTTTGATAAGTAGGATTAGAACCACTTGCATAATTTCCTCTTAAAATATATAAAGTTTCAAATTGTGATTTATCTAAATAACTAAAATCTGAAACAGGATATACTACTGTATTACTATCAGCGTCACATAAAGGATAACCGTTTAAAAATCCACTCACTCCACCATCTTGTGCTATATTTATAATACAATGAGCATAGCTATTAAGATTAATTTTAGGAGGATTTGAATAATTAGCACTCCATTGAATTATTTCTCCGTCTTTTAGAACTTTATTAAAAGTACACTCTAAAGTTGCCTTTTCTCCCTTTGTATTATAATAATATAGTTTTGTTTTTAAGACACTTAAATAGTTAGCATCAGTACTAGATGCACAACTTCCTAAACAAGTATTTCCTACAGTAGTAGCCAAAGGAGAAATTGCTCCACTTGGAATATGCGAACCAAAAAACTCAAAAGCAAAATTATTTCCAAAGTTTTCACTCCATGTTAAACCTTGTTTATAAAATTTTTGATTGTTAACAGGAACTAATCCCTCATCTGTAAATTGTTTTGATGTAGATTCTACTCCATAAGATGTAAATTCTTTTGTATTAGTTATATCATGTATAGAGGTATTTCCTTTTGCTAAATTATATTCATCTAATAAATTTACGTCTAATTCTATTCCATCTACAATATAAGATTTCGTAATATTTATGATTTTAATATTAATAATAACTTTAGAATCATTTGATGTTACTTCTATCGTAGTATTTACGTCATCCATACTTTTTAAATCTTCTTCGACAAAACCATTTATAGTTTGTTGTATACTATAATTTGTTTTGTCGAAATTTAAAGTATATTTATCAAGTGATATTTGGTTACTATTAACTAATAATTTTACTTCTTGTGCTTGAGTAGGTGCTTTATCTAAATTAATTAGTAAACTAAAAGTATTATTTTCAGTAACCTCCAAGGATGATACGTTAGTGTTTATGTTTCCATAAACTTTTTCCATAGAAATTAACATTATTTTATTTGCTAATTCTTCAAAAGTATCATTTACATCTGCTTTAACTCCTTTGCCAGTAATGGCGTTTGCTATAAGAGCTTTACCATTACTGGCAGATTGAAAAACCTCATTTATTGCACCAATTATAGTTTTATTCGTAGTATTTAATTCATCGTGTGAAATATCATCTATACCATTAAATGAAACATCATCTTTATCAAGTTCAATTTGACTCTCTTGCACTTTCTTTATTTTATTATTTACTTCGTTTATCCCACCAGTAATTGTTTTTTCGTCAGTATTTAAAAATTCATCATTTTTCTTTTGATAATTTGTTAAATCTACAGTTCCTCCACCAATTCCAGAATTAACATCTTCTCTTAACTGATTTATCGCACCTACTATACTTTTGTTATCACCAACTAAATTTTCATCTCGTTTCATCTGAATTTCATTTTTATTTATTCCGTCGGTTATTTCTTTAACATCTTTTATTAATTTTTCTAATATAGGAAGATTTTTATCATTTTTTATTTTTTTATTTAACTTAGCAGTTATATTAGGTTTAACTACATAATCAAATTCTTCAGATGTAAAACATTTTAATTCATTTTCTATTGTTCCCGAAACTCTTATTTCACATTCATATTTACCAATTATATCAAAATAATCTGTAGTTAAATCAACTTGATATAATAAATCTTCTTTAGATATTAATGTTGCATCTAAAGGTTTAAATTCATCTGTTTCTGGTTTTAATACTGCAAATTCAACGATTAAATCATCTGGTATGGTTTTATCTTCATCAGTACAAATTAATTTTATAAAAATATTACAAATATTTAAATCTGTGTTATAGAAAAATATAGTTTTGTCGGATTTAACTTTTGTATTTTTTAAATCTACGGTAATTAAATAATCTTTATCTATATTAATCATTTAATCATCCTCCTTTATTAATTTTTATATAAAAAGAGTGGTAAATTAACACCACTCTTACAATTTCATTTCGATACTAAGTACACAATATTTTTAAATTGCGAACTAAATGGGTATTAAAAAACACTAAATATTTCAACATCATTACTAATGATTTAGAAATTAATCTAGTCTTTTGAATTTCATTTATATAGTTTTAATCTCTTCCATATGCTAATTCATAATCAGTCTTTAATGAAGCTTTTATTTGTTCTATTTCTTCCTTATTTCTATCAAAATCTTTTTCTAATATTTTTAATTTTTCTTCTTTCTCTTTTATTCGTTGTATAGCTCTTTCTCTTAGCCATTCATCTTGGCTTTTTGTCATAATCTTTCATCTCCTCTCTATACCACAAATAGTATAGAAAGGATTCAATTTTTGCAATAAAAAAGAACTATTCAGTTATTAGTTCTTCCATGCCAGCATTTACAAGTATTATTTTAACTTTTTCTTTTAAAAGTTTTGGTACTTGATTATAAGTTTTATTACCACACATTATTTCTTGTGCCCATAACATAGCCATCATGTCCTCACCTCCTTCGCCAAATAATAATCTATATAGTAGTTTTTTAACCACCATATACTATTTCACTCATTTCCAATATACATTCTTTTAACATTTTATTTTCTTCTTGCAAATCTACAACTTTTTCCTCAAGTGTTGGCTGTTGTTCTGTTGGCTCTTGATGTATTTTTTCAAATTCTTCTATTTCTTCCTGTGTTGCATCTCTATAAATGCCATTTTCGTATACTCTCATACATACCTCCTATTTACCATAAATTATAAATCTAGCACCTGTTGCAAATGTTGTCTGTGAATTTGATGCATATATTTCAATCTTAGATATTTTTTCGCCTATTGAAAATCGAGAATCTTCATGTGTATCGCTATTTAAAGGTACTACAGGAGTTACACCCCAAGTATTTGTTGCTATACTATTTACTGTGTAAAAAATTAAAGGGGATATTGAATTGATTACCAATAGTTCTCTCGTACCACTTCCTATTTTACCTATGGTTACATTATAAGGAGTGGTATTTGTTGTATAAATCAATTTGTTATTTATTTTAAAACTCAACGTTCCTGTAGCTTCAGTATTATTTTCAACAAACATTTTTATATATAACTCTGAATATTCTTTGTCAAAGTTTTTTACAACACTTTTTACTTCTTCTGCAGTTTCTATAGTTTCTATATATTCCCATTCCTTTTCACTTCCACCAGTACCACTATTGCCCTTTGGAATACCTAAATTAAGCAATGGATTTTCAGTTGTCCCAGCAATTGATGCTGTTGCACTGCTTCCACTCTCAAGTGTAGTTACTGTTCCTATTTGTAAATTCGGAGTTGCTCCAGTATCTCCTTTTGCACCATTGTCGCCCTTCCATTTATACCAAGTATAAGAACGTGGATTTGTTGGGGAATCTGCATTTGTATCAACGCTTAATCCTATATATGCGTTTGGTGTATCTGACATTTGCCCTGCTAACTGTGGCGCTCCTGTACTTGAATATTTTATATGTAAATACTGGCTTGTACCCCCACCACTTGATATAGGAAGTGTTATTCCTTTGCCTAATTTACTACCCTTTGAATTTACAAGTTGAAGTAAATTAGTAGCACTATCTAATGACAAATCAGTTGGTTGGTTGTTCGCAATATCTTTAAATTGTGCATCTATTTCATTAAACTTTGAAGTATTACTTTTACCATTTTTATCCACAACTAAATCTGGTGAAGTGTAAGGGTAAGAATAACCATCATTCCCGTCTCTCACTTTCATTTTATCGCTCATTTAAACATCTCCTTTTTGTATATTTTATTGGAGGTATTTATTGCCCCCATATAATTTGTATACTTTTGTAAAACTATTAATTCAAATACTCTTATAAAAGTATACAAAAAAATATGGGGACATTTCTGCCCCCATAAGTTAAAATTTATTAATTATTTTTATATACCTGTTTTAGGTTCTTCTTCAAATGTCATAAAATCGCCTTTGTCATCAGTACCTACATCAAAAGTTACAGAATAAGTTTGTAAATCTAATGAACTTGTACCAAAATCTTCAGTTATTTGTGGAGTACAGTTAGGTATTGTTGCATTTAATATTTTTCTTGTACCGTCTGGGAATTTTAATTTCATTTTTCCTGTATAAGTATAAGTAGTAGATGGAGAATCACCTATATGTATTTTACCTTCTGCATCTTTTGTAGCTCCTAAAGTAACTAAGAACATATCGAAATTCATAACTTCCATTTCTGCTGTGAAAGTCATAGCTTTATTTGCTTTTAATGTTATTTTATTTTTACCATCAGCTCTAGCATTTAAAGTATCTTCTGATTGACCTAAATTAAATGCATTTACATAATCTAATGCTACGTCTTTATCTGTTCCAGTTTCACCGTTTGGATGAAGTTTCCCTTGCATAGCACCTTCTATTACGAATAAAGTTTCTTGTGCCATTTCACATTACCTCCATTTTATTAATTATTTATTCATCCCTCATTAGTCTTGTACCCATATACCAAGGAGGAATTTCTTTACCTTTATATGCTCCTGCAATAGCAAGTTTCCAAGCCAATTCGCAATCTTCCATTGCTTTCATTGATTTATAAGTGTCTTGTAATTGCCAAGCAGTCCATTTTTTTATTTCTTCATACGTAGTTTTTCTCGTATGTATTACTTGTCTTACTATTTCTTCAAAATATATAGCATTTCTTTTTATTTGTTTTTCTTTGTATTCTTTTTCATACTTTTCAAATAATGCTATATCTTCAGCCGAACCTTCAATCTTTTGCTTGATTTCTTTTTTAGGTTCATCATAATACATTATTTCTAAAACAATTTTAGACAATATATTAAAATTACTATCGTCTATAAAAGATTCAATATTATCTTGAGATTTAATAAATATACTATATCCTTTATCTCCACAATTTTTTAATTTTATATCTTTCGTATCATATAAAATCATAAGATATAATATTAAATCTACTAATAAAGATTTATTCTTTTGAGATAAGGTATAATATATATTAAAAGGCATTTCCACTTCTTCAAAAGCACCATTATTATTCCAATATCGAACCATATAAAAAGGTTTTATAAATTCTATACTATCTACCACCTCTATAAAGGTTTGAACCTTGGGTTGTTTAATAATGCCCAAATTAAATTCTTTTAAATCAATATCTTTACCAGATAATAATTCTTTAGTGAATTTACATTTCATTGAAATATCTCACTGTAACACTTGTTATATAAGTGTTATAATCAATTGGTATTGAATAATTTTGTGATGTAGTTCCTATAATTGGTTTCCCAATAGCCTCTAATCTTTCATCTTCTCTAAGAATTTCATTTATTCTTTTGTAAATGATAACATCTCTTGAACCATTTAATGTATTGGAACAACTATTGTGACAAACTACACCTATATCTAATCTAAAAGAACTTATAAATGAAGAGGTTTTACCATTATTTAAAGAAGCTGGTTCATCTTTATACATATTTAAAAATATATAACAATCAGATTCAAATATAGCGTCAAAGAGTTTATTAACTCTACGGTCTATAAATATTTTTTTATCATTAAGGTTCTTTATAGGCTCTTTTACTTTAGGTAGAGATAAAATATCATCTTCAGTGGTGTTTGTATAATACAACATTTTATTAATTGTATCATCAAGCATTAAAAGAGTTCCCACTTTATTTATATATCTATCTGGAAATGTTATTAACTTGCCCATTTTAAGATGCCCCCAATCCTCTTATTGTTATATTTTTAATATCTATAGTTTCACCATTCTTATTTTTTGCTATTAAAGTAATAACTTCTCCAATAATATCAAAATCTAAATCTACAGATATAGTACATTCTTTATTATTTGCATTAGTAATTTTACAAAAACCATAATCAAAGTCTAATTCAAAATTCACTTCTTCATCATATTGGATTTTATAGATTAAATCTTCACCTATATGTATTTTATCATTTCCTTCTATTTCTCCAGATTTAATAGACGAATCATAAAAAGGATTGTAAGCAACTAAATTATCATCATCATCTTCTACTAATTGAGTAGTTTCAAGTAATAACCATTTAATTAATCCATCACCAGGAGTTTCTCTTCTAGTATACTCAAAATCATTTTTATGAGTTATTTTATAGGCTTGTCTATCTTTTCCCATAAGTCTTGCACCGACTTTCAAACTAGAAGTTATCGGATTAGAACCTACTAAAACCGTTCTTTTTGCATCTAGGTTAGAAATATATTTATAATCGTGAATACCTTTAGAATACATTGTTAAGTTAGTAATATTAACTGGTGTTCTATAAATTTCACCTTTATATCCAATATTAAACCATTCATTACATCGTTTTAATGTATACTTTTTATGAGTCATTGTAGTGATTACTTCTTCAAATTCTAATATATAATATGATTTATTCCAATATATATAACTACCAACATCTACTGGGCAACCTAATCTACAAACTAAATATTTTTCATCAAATGCTGATTTATCATTGTCAGCAATATCTTTTATAACCATTCTTTCATGAAGATTAGTTTCTTTATTTATTAATTCATCTGGTCTCGTATATTGGACTTCATAAGCACTTCGAGCCTCTTTAGTTAAGTAAAACTCAAAGTCGTTAATCATATCATTTCTTTCTTTTTCCTCTATTGTATTAAAATCTTTTAGATTTCTTTTTCTATATTTTTCAAAGTAATTACTCATTTATGTCAACTCCTCTTGTGGCATAACCTATTTTTAACTTTCTTAACTCTTTAACATACATTTCTCTAGTTTTTAAAAGGTTATTTAATAAGGTTGCAGGGGACTTAATAGAATACTCACTATCTGTTATATGAATAGTTAAAGCGTCTCTATTAAGTATTTTTGTATCCACAAAAGGAATCAACATACCTTTAGCTAATATTTGTTTTTCTTTCCAATTTAATTCAGATTTAAAATAGCCGTCCTCTATAGTTAAATCTTGTTTGCATTGTTCAAAATTAGATATTGAAACATATAAGTAGGATTCTAACAAATCTTCAAGGACGGATTCATCTATTTCTAATAAATCATCTTTACCTAAATGTTTTAAAAATAAATCATAAATTTCTGTGACAGGTGTCATTTAATCACCTCTATTCATCAATATCTATTAATTGTTCTCTTCCTAATTTTCTGCATAAAACACGTTCTTTTTTTCTTGATAACTCATAGTCAGATTCTTCAGATTTAGTTAATAATATAGCTTTACAAGCTAAAGTTCTTATAAATTTATTACTTCTTCCTTCAATTTCTCTTTCAAAAACATCATCTGAAAGATTTAATATTGAATCTATTTGCATAGCAAATTGATTTTCTTCACTATTATATATACTTGTTATACCTAAATAATCAATTATATTATCTATTGTATATTCATCAGATAAAACATCTGTTATTGCCAACATATAATCTTTAAAATATGATTTATTTTTAGTTGCAACTTCATATAATTCCGATAGTGGTAATTCAGCATATTCATTTGGATATAAATCAAAATAAGTTTCTTCATTTTTATTCATGTATATTACACTCATAAAAGACATATTGCAAATTTCAATATATATTTCGTCTTGTTTTTTTCTTAATTCCATATTTATCTGTCTTTTAGTTTTTTTTGTTTCTACTTTTTTTTTGATTTCTTCCGTTTTATCTACAGTCTTCGTTTTAGTAGTTTTCTTTATTTTTTCCATTTTTATTCTCCCTTCTTGTAGAATTAAGCACTACTAATTAAAGTAGTGCTATATTATTTAAATATTAATTATTATGCAGTTATTTTTATCATTGCGTATGTAGAAGCTATAGCAACTCCTAAGTGTAACATACGATTCATTTCCATTTCTATTTGATAGTCTTGTCTATCTCCTTCTGTATCTTCGTACAATTCAACATCACCTTCATATCCAAGTTTTACAAGTGATTCTCCACTTTTTATTCGTATAAATTCGCTATTTTTATACCGTTCTCTTATGAACTGCTTTAGCTTTCACTAAAGAATAGACTATTTCTTCACCCTATAAATATAGGGGCAACCCACTTCCACTCGCTTGAGTGTACTTCCTCTCGGAATAGTCGTTGAAGTTTCATCTCGTTCTATTTATTAATTATTTTTAATTCTTTGTTTAAAATGGTTTCTATATTATCAAATTCCCAATATGGGATTCTTATTAATTTCCAATCATGTTCCTTTGCATATGTATCTTTGATTTTATCATGTATTTTCATTATATCATAACTATCATTCTCATAAATTTTATTATAATGAAACTCTCCATCATATTCTATCCAAATTTTACAGTCTGGTAAAATAAAGTCTGGTCTTAACAATCTTCCACTATACCCAATCAAATCATCAAAATAACCTTTATTATATTCATATTTAATATGTTTTTCATCCAAATAATCACTTATCCTTTTTTCTCCCTTTGACTTATTACATATTGGGCATCTGCTACCACGCTTAAACATTTTATACGTCATTTTAAAAACGTGATTTTCGGGACACTTAATAGTAAGTAAACCATCTTGATTAAAATATTCTTTACTTATCAATTCATAACCGAAAGATTCTATATAAGATTTAACTTCATTATAATCTTTACGATTTCTTTTGGATTTTTCTATATCATTACAAACTTTACATCTTCTTCCAGACTTAAAATTTCCCCATGAGATAGAACATTTATGTCCTTCATTACAAATCATATCTAATTTTTCACCATGATTTACATATTCAGTTGATATCAATTTGTAACCAAATTTATTTAAATATTCTTGTATTTCTTTTATCATTTCTTCACTTTTCTTTTTCTTATTTTTATTTTCTTTGCAAACAGGACATTCATGGTTATGTTTTAAATTATTAAATTGTCGTTCAAATTCATGTCCTTTATCACATTTTATTTTTAAAGGGGTTTGATTATTTTCATATTTATCAGATAACAATTCAAATCCAAGCGATTGGACATAATTATTTACATAATCATAAGAAAATTTATACTCTTTAGAAAGTTTTTCATATTTACATTCTTTACATCTTCTTCCGTATTTAAAATTATCCCATGATATATAACATTGATGACCATTAGGACATATCATTTCAAGTTTAACATCGCTTTTTATGTATTCTTTAGATATCAATTTATAACCTTGCGATTCAATATATTCTTTAACTTCCTCATAAGTTAATTTCTTTGGCATATTACCACCTCCTTCATATTATTGTATTAACATAACTATTGATAAAATTACCTATTATTTTAACCTTTTAAACAAAATAATTAATATTAAAACAGGGACGCTTACCTGCATGAACAGGGATTGTAATGAATTTAATCATCTAGTGTTTAGGATTTAACCATGCACCATCTCTACGTTTTTTCTACTTTCGTACCGTTACGTCTTAGTTTTCACTATCCGCTTTGGTGTAGAGCTTTACCCATTACCTGCAATTCAAGTTGTGTCCTATACCGATTGCTCGATATACGGGCTGTTGTAGTATTTATTCTACGTTAACCGGAACTATTAATAACATATCGTCATCAACTTCAAAAGCACCAGTAGTTTTATCATAATAATTTGGTAATGGAACTAAAGGAGTACCTTCAAATACTTGAGTATATCCATAATTTCTTCTATCGTCTTTTTCAGCATCTGATACAAAAGTAGCATCTGATTTTATATGAGCTAATGCAGTTTTAGTTCCTAGTATTTGAACTTCTTGACCTGTAGAATCTGCAACTTTAGCTATCATTTCTTTTAAAGTAGTTGATAAAGCATTGTCATTAGATGCTTTACATAAATTTGGATTTCCAGAAGCATCATAAGCTCCAAATATAGTTTTTGTAACTAAAGTACATACTTTTTTATCAAAAGATTTAGATACTCTATCTACAAATAAAGTCCAGTCTATATTTCCTTTTAAGAAATCAAACATTTCAGCATAGATTTTAACGCCTAATCTAAAAGCTTTAGTATCTACCTTTTTATCATAGATTCTTTGTCTATGAACTTTTTTGACACCAGTAGCCATTACAGCAACTTTGAACAATTCGTCATTTTGAATTAAGAATTCTTTTTTATCTCCTATATCAAAAGTGCTAACATCTACTAAATCCCCAAAAGATTCAACAGTTATTTCGTTATGAGTTACAGTTATTAATTCTTCTAATAATTCAAATACTGTATTACCATTTCTTTTCAACCATCTTCTATAATTAGATTTCTTTTCTGGAAGTGGTTCTACTTTTTCAAATATCATATTTCTTATAACATCTGAAGCTTCTTTTCTTGAATAAGAACACATACCATTATGTAAGTCTATTACCATTTGTCTAACATCGTTATCTATCATTCTTTTAACCTCCATTTTATTAATTATTTTATTCTTAATAGAATAATATTTGCACCATATCTTTACCCATTAAATTTGAAGTACCTATAACTTCCCCTACTATTCTTTTAGCATCTGCTTCATCACCAGTTGGAGCAGTGTATTTTTTAAGATTATGTGAACCAGCTTTAACAGTTAATTGGTCTCCTTTAGCAACAGTTCCATCTATAAGTGTTTTTTCTATATCAACAACCATACCTTTGTGTAAGAAATAAATTCTCACTGCTTCTCCAGCTGGTGTGTTTGCATAATCACCAAAATTATAAGATGTTTCTTTTTCATATCTATGACCGTCAGATGCTACCATAGCTAATATTTTATTAGCGTCATCTTCTAAGTCTGTCACTTCATAACATTCACCTTCAACTCCTATATTATCTATTTTAGCTAGAGTTGAATCAGCTAGTCCTTTTACTAATACTACTTCACCATTTTTTAATTCAGTAGAGCATATTGCTGATTTAGCAAAATTATCTTCTACATAAGTTAATATTTGATACATAAATTTTACCTCCTGTTTTATTATTTTTTAGTTCTCCATTTTTCTAATCTACCACCGTAAGGTGCATTAGAATCTATAAATTCTTCATTTGGATTTATTATACCTATTGAATTAGCCTTTCCAGTTTTAGTTTTACTAAATGATTGAGCTTCTTTAACTTGTTTAGCCCACATTATAGCTAATTTCCCTTCATATTCTTCTTTAGATATTTCATGTTTTAATACTGTGTCTTGAAGTGCTTTAGCATCTTCTGTATCTAAAGAATATTTTTCAGTTATAGAATCAATTTCTAATTTAAATTGTTTAGCATCGCTATCAGCTTTAAATTGTTTTAATTCTTCATAATCACTCATGTTTTCTAATTGAGTTTTTAATTCTTCATATTCAACTTTTAATTGGTCAAAAGCAGTTTTTAATTGTGCATATTTTTCATCTTCTGTGTTATCTTCAACAGAATGATTTTCCTTATCTTTATCTTCTTCCTCTTCTGAACAATCTTCTTTCTTTTCTTCAGAATTATCTTGAGAACATTCTTCTTTTTGTTCTTCTTCATCTGGAGTGAAATCTTCTTGTTGAGTTTCCTCTTGATTTTCAAATTCTTCAGTTTCTTGAACTTCTTGATTTTCAAACTCTTTGTTCATTGTTTCACCTCCCTTTTCTAAAGAATAAATTTTCTTCATTTCTTCTAATTCAGTTTTAACATCTCCACAAGTGAACAGAGATAAGTTAGCTCCTGCCATAGCAGGTTGAACACCTACACCAAGCATTGTTATACCTAAAAAAGTAAAATCAGTTATTTCAAAGAATCCATCTTCTCTAAAGCTGAAATCGTCAACATTTATTTCCATAGATACTTCTAATGCACCATCGTTAGAATCTAATATATCAAGTAATTGTTGGGAATACTCCCTCCATATTAATGCTGTGCAAGATAAATATTTCTTACCGTCTTTTTCTACTTGTGTAATTATAGTATCTTCTGGAACAAATCCATAAGCTTTTTCAAGATATATCAATTGATAGTCGTAACCATCTGGAGTATCAGTAGCCTCCACTTTAGTATCATGTCCACCTAAAACCCATTCGTCATCTTCATTTTTATAAACATGAGCTAATAAGGGTATACCTCTAATACTTTTTTCAGCACATTTCATTTGTGTTTCTGAATCAAACCAAGAACCATTTAAATTATCTTGGTCGTGGCATGCAAGTATTCTACAGGGAACAAATCTACTATCACTTGAAGATTTAAAAACTTCCATTTCACTATATAATTTTAAATGTTTATTTCCCAATTCTAATTCACACCCCCTTTCTTCTTAGAAAAATAATTTATTAGAAAACATGAATTTTCTTTTATCTTCATTACTGAATTTAACTTTAGTACTATTAAGAAAAATATAAACAGTTTTATTATCTATAATACCTTCAGATAAAAACACTAATCCTCGATTTAAAAGTTCATGTTTATCTTCTTCATTAAAGGCATATATGAATTTATTCATAATATATCACCTACTCATTTATATATATATAAAAATCCTTCGCCTTGAAGTTTTGAACTTATACCCAAGTCTTTAGTATGCTTAATAAGTCTTGCATATAATTCTTCTTCCGAAGGAGTTCTACCATATTTATTTATAAATTTTTCTCTTAATAATAATGCTGTCCCTGCGACTATAGGTGCGCTCATTGAAGTTCCACTGCTCTTACACCATTTATTATCGAAGTATACAGATACAATATCTGTTCCAACAGCTACTATATCCACCCATTCGTTACTATTACTATATCTAGCAATAGATAAATCTTGATTTACTGCACCAACGTTTACACATTCTTGATAACTAGCAGGATATCCATATTCATCTGTATCTGCATTTCCATCACCGTCATTACCTCCTGAAGTAACAACAAGAATACCACGTTTATTAGCTTCTTTTACTAATTCATGTAATTCTTCATCACTTTTGGTACTCCCTAAACTCATAGATATAACATGAACATTTTGTTCTAAGGCATATTTAAAAGCATTTATAATACTTTTCATATCACCTTCACCTTTAGAGTTTAATGCTTTAGCAACTACCACTTCACACTCTGGTGCTATTTGAATTACTTCACCTATACAAAAACTACCATGATTATTTTTATCTGTATAATCTTCCGAAGAACCTTCATTTGTAAAATTTTTACCTGCCACAATATTATTAATTATAAATGAATGCCCATGACTACCCGTATCAATAATACAAATTCTTTGTCCTTTTCCTTTATATCCTTGTTTATGTAAAATTTGTATATTAGAAAGTTGTATTCCTTTACACATATAATCACTATAAGGATTTGTTGATAAAATATTATAAACCATTATATCACCTATCCTAAATTTAATTCTTTTATTAATATTTCTTCTATGTTATCTATATCATTGTATTGATATTTTCATATCATAAAGTACCCACGATTTATTAATTATTTTTTTATTCCATTTATTTAATGCTAAGTCTAAATCTTTATCTCTCATAAATACCCAAAATGTTCTATGATTATTAGGATTTAAACCACAAACATAATATTTAAGTCCTTCATTTATTAAAAAATTTTTTTGCTTAGCATCATAACATATATATAATGGATTTTTATATTTCATATTTAATCCTCCTTAAATTAATAATTTCCAGCATTATCCGCTTCTGGCGCTCTATTCGGGTCACCAGACTCCTCTGATGCACTCGGTCTACCACCTGTATTTTCAATATCTGCTCCCGACATTGTATGCGAATTAGCTAACGGACTCATAAGAGTTCCAAAATCTAATATACTTTCTATTTGAAGTATATTTAACGCTTCTAATGGTGAATATCCACATATTCCTAAATGTTCTAGCTTGCTTGTCCACGTTGTTAATCTATTGCAACTAGATTGAATTTTTTCCTCTTTATTAAATTTGGTTGTATCACAGAAATATAATTGAAAATTTTTTAATGATGAATTTTTACTAAAAACATAATTTAACCATATTTTGATTCTATCTAATAAATTCAATGGTACTAAACTATCTACAATTGTCCCATAGATTACAGATTGAGTGCTACTTCTATTATCTCCATTAAATAAATTGCTATCTATACCAGCTGTATCATATACATTATTAGTTAAATTGTTTATTTCTTCATAATCAGAAACTTTATTGGTTTGTAATGAAACGGAATCTATTTTATAAGGAGAACTCACGACTCCTATTCCATCTCTAACATTTCTAACTAATGCTCTATGATAAAACATTGCCGTTTCTGGTTCTATGCTTAATTCACCATCATCATCTGTAGGTAGCAATTGATGAATTAATTTAAAGTTATTAGCTTCAATATTTTCCATACTAGCGTCAGCTAAATCTTTTATTCTACTTAAATCTAAAAGCAACCCAGAATAATATGGAATACCTTTACTTTCTATTACTTCTGGAAGAAAAGCTATTGCATTTTCAAGTGGTAACATATAATAGTTGTCTATGAAATTTTCATCATTTTTCAATTTACCTGCTTTATAATCAGCGTATAAATTTTGAATATCTATTGGGTAATATCCTAATTGTTTAGTATTAATACCACTAAGTTTTATGCTATAACCTAACATAAAAGATTCGGTATAAGTAACTTTGCATAAATCTTCTGGTAAAGAAACAAATGTAATATTATCACTCGTTTCTTGTTTATATAAATATATTTCTCCTTTTCTAAATTCGCTTTCTAAAATCCAGGGACAAAGAGTTTTTAAATTATATTTTTCTAACTCTAAACAGGCTTTTCTGTAAGATTTAAAAAAGTTATCTTGTCCTTTAGTTATAAATTTACTCGCATCTAATGGGACTAAATAATGGTCGTAAGTTAATAAATTCGATTTATAATTTATTATTTCTTTTAAATTACCATTAATAACCCTCATTAATTCAGATTGTTGTTGTAGTGTAGTAACATTAGAATAAGGATTTTCTAAGGCACTAGCTATTGTATCCGTATCAACTTTACTTCTCTTTCTACTACTAGCTACCTTATCTATACTATTTATATCAATCATAGAAGATTTCTGTGCAAATTCTAAATTATTCTTTCTATTATCTTTCCCTTCGTTCAAACATCTCACCACCTTTTTAATTAGCTAAGAAAATATGTCTCTTTTTCTTGTTTCTATTTTTCTTTCTTATATCTCTTTCTATTAATTCAGCTAAATAATTACCATAAGTAATAGAAGAATATCTATCCTTACGATTTCTTCCTTTTTCTTTAAGAACTATATCACCATTCCCCATAGTTTCATAATCTAAGTTTATTGATTCAAATATAAAATTAGATGTTTGAATAAATGGTGCTATTTTATTAGCATGATATTCTGAATCTTGATGATATTTTAAGTCTTTACTAAAATCTCCTCTTTTTTCATTTTCTTCTATTAATAATCTTATTTTTTTACTACTAAAAGCATTTTTAAGATATACTGCACAATCATTATTTATTTTTTGATTCCCTTTAATTACATATATACAATTTATACCATTTTTTAAAGGTTGAAAATCTTTTGATTGCGTACTCATATCATAAATACCAAAAGGTTCGTAATGTTCATCAATATTTTCGTCATAAGATGATTTTTCCATCTCTTGTATTACTGCTATACCTAAACCACCACCATCTATAATGATTTTATCAGCTTTAAATTCTGTATATAATCTCTTAATTCTAGTGGCTTGTTTTTCAAATTTCATACCATTATGTGATTCCATATAAACAACTTCTCTAATAATATTATTTCCACTAGGAAGTAATCTCCATAAAGTAAAAATAGAGTTATCATTTTTATTTGATTTGTTAGCTTTTGCCGTTGCTACGTCAACTGAAATTATTCTTATTTCATCTTTCTTTTTAGGCATTCGTTTTAATTTTTCTTTCTTTTTATCTGGATTCCTATAATCGTCGTCCGTTAATGGATAATAACAATTCTTTAAAACTCTTGCATTCAACATATCTGCTGTATTAAAGAAACAATCTCCACTTTGTCCATGCCATATAGCACCATATTCCATATTAAATACAAATTCACCCATATCCTCTTTATCTTCTTCAATCTTATCTTTTAAGACAAGTTTATGGTCTAAAGATGCCAAATAAGGAATTGCACAAGCAAATGCTTTTCCACTTTCAAACATTCTATTAAATATGGTTGTGAATTTTTCATAACTCCAGTGAACTTTTAACCATGCACTAGAAAGATATATTTCCATGTTAGATTCAAGAGGATAATCCTTATATTCGGGTTTTTCTAAAAACGGAGGTTTTCTTGGATTTGTTAAGAATTGTTTTAAAACTGAATTTATTACATCTAATTTGATAAGCCTAAATTCATCTGCAACCAATACATTCCCTCTCAAGCCTCTCGCTCCATCATTAGAAGCTATAGCTGTTATTACAGAACCATTTTTAAATATACATTTAACATTATCTTTATTATTTTGAACTTTTTTAATTTCTTTTGCTAACGCAGGGTAATCCCTTCGTAAATCTTCAATCTTTTCGGTTATAATTAATCCTGCCTGGTCTTTGTTACCAGATGCAACTATTATTTTAGAACCTGGATATAATATTGCTCTACAACATACAAATATCGCAGTTAGAAATGACTTACCGAGACCACGTGAAGCAATAAAGCAGAAACTTGTGCATATATTCATCATATAAAGTAATATTTGTTGAAACAAATATAAATTAATTCCTAACCAATCCATACAAAATCTATGTGGATTTTTTCTAAAATATTCTGTCCATATTTTTACACCATCTAATAAATTTTCATATGAATCTTTTTTTAAGTTTTTTCTTTGTTTGCATTTTAATCTATTCTCCATATCCTTTTTCATCCTCCTCTGTATAAGGAGTTGAATCATTATTTATTAACTTTTTAATAGGATTTAAGAAGTAACGATTTAACCACCATTTAATTCTATCCACATCATCGTATTCTGGGTGGACATCTGGAATAGGTTCATTTTTTTCTACTTTAGCAATTAATGTACCATAACTTAAATTATCGTCTTCACCATATTTGCTCATTTTAGATGGTAAAACATTTAATTCTTCCATACGTTTGGAAATTTGATTAGTTAAGTTTTCAAATGCTTTTTGGTCATTCTTGACTATAGCTCTTTCTCTTAGAACCTCTAACATACATATTGTTTTAATTAAATTAACTTCTTGAATGGCTTTAGACGGATAATTATCTGTGTATTGTTCATATTTTCTTTGGAGTAATTCATACTCATCATCTTGAAATCCCTTACCCCAAAAGTTAACAACCTCACTTGAAGTAACTGTCTCTCCAGTAATAATATTAGTTACACCATCATAAGTAAGCATATTATCTAAAGATGTTAACCCTTTAAATGCTTTATCTCTATTCATTATTCTAGTATAATTACCTAAAAAATTATTGCCATATTTCTCAACACATTTTAGATATGTTTCTTCGTCATAATACATATCTAAAACCATACATAAATGTATAAATGCTAATCTATGGTCGTTGTTATAATTTTTTAATAACTTTTTAAAATATTTATCAACTACTTCTTTACTCATGGGTAATTTCTTATCATGCTCATAAAGCATTGATTGTGTAGAGTAGAAATCTCTAACGGTAGGTTTAAATTTACCTGTAGCTGAACATTGTTTTGTGTCTGCCATTTTATCACTCTCCTTTTAAAAAATGAAAAATGGTTACGACTAATGGAAGGAGTTTTTAGCCGTAACCTAAAGGGGAGAATTATGTTTGAGTTCTTATATCATATTTAAGAACTCAAAAAATACTGATATAATTATCAATATCATTTCAATCCTTAAAATAAAAATACCACTCGACTAGAGTGGCTTAATCAATTATTCAACTTTCATTACATAACTTGCAACTACTCCATCTTCATCAAGTATTAATAATGTTTGAGAAGGTTTGTTATATAATTTTTTCTTCATAGCATAATCATCTGTTGAAATTAAACTACCATTTATATATATATCTGTGTTATATTGTGAAAACATTTTAGGTTGATGATAATGCCCTAATAAAATTAAATCTATGTTTTCACCACCTATAACCATAGATAATTCTTCACTTACTTTATTTAAATTAACTTGGTCACCATGACATGAAACAACTGTATTTCCTTTTACGTTCATTATCGATAATTCACCGTTATTTATTGAATTTAAAAATACAACATTTGATAAATCTGATACTCTCATTTTAATCATTTCATTTAATAACATGGAATAATTGTTACTATTACTTCTATCATCTTTCATCATTTCTACTGCTTCATGGTTACCATTGTTTTGAGTTACAGTTAAATAAAAATAATTTGATAATTTTTCTATTACCTGTGATATTATTTCACTAACACTTACTATTTGTTTTACCAAAGATTCTTGATTAGATAATTTAATACTATTATGTAATTCACCAGATATTAAATCTCCATTCAATACTAAATGTAATTTATCTATATTATTATCAATACAATGTTCTATTGTTTTATTAATTATTTTATCTAACCTTTTTATGGCTATATCTTTATTATACTTATTTATTGAATTTTCTACAGTCATAGAAATATGCAAATCACTTAATATCAAAATTCCGTCTTTTCCACTGGAATCTTTTTTTGGGACATAACGATTTAATAATGGATTTATTGAATTTAAATTATTGATTTCTTCACCTATTAAATTCATTACATTTTCCATCCTAGATAGTCCTCTTAATTGTCTATTCACTTCTGTCCTTAAATCAGTTAACTTTATTTTTTCCTTTTTTATTTCAGCTAATGTTTTGCTATCTATATCATTTTCATTTATAGTTTCAGAATATAATTTAAATCCATATGCTAATTTTCTTAAATGGTCGTCTGAATAATCTGTTTTATATTTTCTATTTATATCTTCCCATGACATATCATTTAATTTATTAAGTTTATTTAAACAATCCTGTATTAATCCTTTTTTATTCATAATTCCCTCCAAATAAACAAAAAAATAATTGGGAGGTTTTCTACCTCCCCTACTCATATATAAACTTACTCTTTACAGTAACTGGATAAAACCAATTTTGTACAATTTGGTTATCCTTTATATTTTCCACTTTTCTCAAATTTTCTCTTAACATTTCTAAAACTTCTTCAGCATAAAAATCATCTTCACAAAATGAATGATAACAAATCTGTTCATAATTTTCATTTTTTATATATTTAATTCCAAAACAATATAAACGTTTCATATTGTCACCATTATCTTTCAACAGTATTTTCCACTTTCAGTTTAACATTTTTATCTCCAACAAAATCAGCGAACAAATCATTAATTGCAAATCTTTCTATATCATAGCCATCTTTATCAGTTTCGACAATGAAATATTCACCATCTTCTTCGATAATACGACCTACTTTTATTTCTAATGTTTTTCCTTCTTTAAATATCATCGAACCACTCTCCCATTTAAAATTCTAAAATAGATGCACTTGTTGTTGCAACAATCACATTATTTCCAAATAAACTTTTCAATACTTCATCTAAATCATCTATTAATAAATTTTCTTTTCTTCCTCTCATGATTAGGTCAAAATTAATTCTATTCACCACTATCGGTTCTGGTATTTCTAACGCCATTTCCCTTGCTTTATCTAATATATACTTTTTACTCTGTTCTGTAGCACATATTATGGGAGAATCAAGGATAGTAGATAATTTTATCAAGTGTAAAGTTTTACCATTTCCTCTATCCATTCTTAAAATTTTCATATTTATCCTCCCTTTATTAATTATTCCCCTTGTATTCTTTTAGCAACAGATTTTTTAAGTCTAATTTTAACAACTTCTTTATCTTCAGTTTTAAAAGGTGTTTCTTTTCCTTCTTTAGTTTTCATTACACCTTCTCTACCTTTTTTAACTTTCTTATCCACTAAAAACATTCCTAGAGAAACAGATTCATCAACTTCTATTTGTTCATATATAGAACTTACAGTATCCTCTAATGCTTTAAGTACCTCTCTAGCCTCTGCTTGCGATACTTTTAAACCTCTTTCTTCTAATGCATCTTGTAATTCTTTTATTACGTTTATTTCCATAAAACATACCCCCTTATAAATTATAAAATATTAATAAAAATAACAAATATTATAGGCTTTTTAGCCTTACACAAAATACGCTATTTATACTAGGAAAAAAGTAGCATATTTTGCACACTTTTAAAATATATTATTTTTATCGGCATTTTTTACATATAGATAATACTCCTTTACTTCCATTTTTATTAAATTTATTAACTAATTTAACTTCACCACATTTATTACAACGTTTATATTCTCCTTTTCTTATATTTAAATAATACCAATCTTCTAATTTTTCTTCATATACCTCAACTATTTTATTAACTATTCTATCTAAATATTTACTTACTGTACCTACGCTTTTATTTAACTCTTTAGCTATTTTACTAACCGTCATACCTTTCATCCATAAATTCAATAATTCTTCTTGTTTTTCAGTTAATTTAACCTCATTGAGTACATCTTCTAAATCTTTAAATATACATCCTAAATCGCTTTGAAAATCATACACTTCTAATTCTCTATATAATTGCAATAAAGCTTTCATATGAGTAGAATCCAATTCATCAAGTTCGTCCCAATCGGGCTCCCCTGCATCTTTTAATGGAGCTTTCCAAACAATAGGTCTTGCCAATTCTATTTTTGTTTGTAACATATCTTTTTTAAGTTCTCCTATATGGTTTACTAAAAATGATTTAGCTTGTCTTTCCGTTTTAATCTTAGTGTGTCCTTTGTTTTGCATGTATTCCATGAACTCATCCAATCTATCTTCTCTTATGTAAGAACTCAATCTATCTATTTCTTTTTTATATTCTCTTAACTCTGGATAATTTTTTAAATCTTCAGCTGTAACTTTTTCATCTTTAGCTTTCTTGTAATTTTCTTTTCTCCTTAATATAATAACACCGTCATCTACCGATTCTCCATATGTATCAAAATATTTTCTATCTTTAGATATAGCATCTTGAAACTTCTTTTCATTGTCATATATTTTAATATGTTCTTTCTTTTTTTTATTAGGGTCACACCACATTATATAATTTGCTATAGCTTCTAAAGTCTTTGCTATATTTGATTCAGAATATAATTCTGTTTCTGAATTAGGCATTAAATCAATATAACTTGTTTTATTAATACGTTGAACAAATACTTCATTCCAAAATTCATCATTACTAAATTCTATTCCATTCTTATCTTTTATCACATTTAACAAATCGTATATGTATTGTATTCTACCTTCTAAATCATTTATATTTGTATCTAATTTTGTATAATCATAAATACCTTTTCCATCTATCTTGCTAAAAAATCTATTGAAATATACTCTTCCCATTTTATCCACCCCTATTTTATTAATTATTTTTATCTAATTCTTCTATTCTATCCTTAGCTATATTGAAATAATTTTCATCTAATTCTATTCCTACAAATCTTCTATTAGTATTTAAACAAGCAACACCTGTACTACCACTACCCATTGTAAAATCTAATACCAAATCGTTTTCATTTGTGTATGTTTTAATTAAATATTCAAGTAATGCCACTGGTTTTTGAGTAGGATGCAATCCTCTATCTGCGTTAAATTTTAATACGTTTGATGGATAATTGGTATACCATTGTTCATAAGTATTTCTTTTTTTCTCACTTGCCAAATGACCCAGATTACCACCTTTACCTTTATTTGATTTTATTATTGGCTGTTTCAATTTTACCAATCCTTGAGGATTATATGTCGGCTGTTTCTTGTAAAAAATATTTATATATTCAGTTTTCTTTAGTGGCATTCTCTTGCAATGTTGAAAATTCTTGCCCTGTTCCTTTTCCCATATCCAATCATATTTATAATTTTTAATATTACTATTTATTAATTTTGATGTAAATGGATTATCTGAAAACAATACTGTTGCACCATTATCTTTTATTAATTTATTTAATCTTTCCCACATTTCCTCTAAAGGTATAACTGAATCCCATTTGCAAGCAGTTTTTCCATAAGGTGGGTCTGTTATAATTGCATCAAATTTTACACCTAAACTAATTAATCCATCCATAACCTCCAAACAATCCCCTTGATATAATTTATATCTTACATTCATAACATTTCCTCCTTTATTAATTATTTTCTACTTTGAATAATCATCTATTCTATCTATTTTATATTCAATACGCTCCAAGCTCCAGAACAATCTTTCTATATACTCCTTATTCCTCCCTTCTTCAATTGCTTGTTTAATTTTTTCTTCTATTTTTATAACCCTGTCCGTATTAGCTACTCTACTCATTCTATATCACCTCCCATTCATTTATTCTAAACACAAGTGATTCGTACATACTGTCTAAAATACATTTATCGTCTTCTATCGTTGTTATTGCCCAATCTTCATATTCAAATTGTTCCTCTAGTTGTTTCTTTGCATATTCTTTTATTTTATCTTTAGCTGTGTTCTTATCTTTACAAACACATTTAACTTCCTTATGAACTCCTTCTTCACTATAATATATTTCTGTGACAATATACACTTTCACATTCATACCTCCTAAATTCAATTTTAAGACATTCTACCTCTTTCTTGAATAACTAATTCTATTTTTAATTAAAAGCTCTTAGAAAAGCTCTCATTGAATATTTTGCCACCTCCTTATATTAGTATATTAACATTCATGTATAATAAATTACCTATGAATTTAAATTATTTTTAGTGTCACTCTAAGTTTACGAATGTAATGAGTAAATGAAAGAGTGTGAGGAAGAGTTTAATGGGCTTTGTTAAACTCTGACGAATAATTACAATTCTATCCCCTTTGATAAGGGGAGTTATCTCTTTATTAATTATTTTTACTCTTCTCTTATCTTTTAAGAAAATGAATTTTTTGTCTTTAAAATGTTGCGATAAAACTATGTTATTTTAAAATGTAATTTTTGATTTGTACGGTTTTAATCCGTACAACTGTCCAACCATTGAATTAATAAGTTTCTCATTCTTTTACTTGGTATATATAAATTAATTTCCTTTTCTTCTCTTATTGCACTTCTAAATAACCATTGAATTAATTCGGATAAACTCCAAACATCTTCGTCTATTTTGACTCCTTTACCAGTAAAGAAATTGTTAATTGTAGGTATATAGAATCTATTTATTAAATAAGCACAATTAGTTTTATTTTTATAATCGTTAGTTGCCCTACTGTTACAAGGAACAAATCCTTTACTGTAACCTTCCCCTTTACATTGTGATTTATAGCCTTCAAATGTTGTCCACATATTATCTTTTGATTTTGATTTAATAACTCTTTTAAAATAATAGTATGTACTATTCTTCAATTTTTTCATTAATTCCTTCTTACTAGATTTATCATACCAACTCTTAGATAATGCCGTTGATTTATCACCTATATCATTTAATTTACCTTCATATATATGTATTAAGTCTTTATATTTATTACCATTGATTTCTTGATATTCACATAAGTTATAGCTGTCATTAATTTTACTTATTGATTTATATTCATATTCTACATTATTTAAATCATAGTAATATCTTTGTACTTGACCTTTAAACATATATGTTAATATGTAAACTTCTTTGAATGCTGTAAATATATTAATTGGGAATGTCCACAGCATTAATGAATTATTAAAGAAATATACATCTCCATTTTTAATTGGATTTTTCATACTACTAAATTTACCTTCGTATGTATCATCTATCCAATGGGCTTTATTTTCTTCGTCTATTTCAATTATTTTTTCATTTATTAATATTTGAATATCTCTTTTAGATATTGGTATTTGCTCGACAACATCGCATACTTCGTCTAATATGAGTATATACTCACCTTCTCGTATGTCATTTATTACTTCTTGACTTAATCCTCTAAATAAAGAGTGTGTTGAAATTACATTATAACCCTCTTTAACAAGTTCATAAAAATGGTTTGTTTTACTACCTTTTCCCAATTTTTCACTTGGCTTTCTAAACTCTCTGTTATCACAAGTTTTAATTACTCTATCTATTTCAGATAAAAACGGTGTTATATACATAAATCTTTCAAATAGTTCATTATTCATATATTGTATCGCATATGAAGTCTTACCGTACCCACATGGCGCATCAACTACTGTTATTTTACATTGATTTTTCATAATTATTTATCTCCTTTATTAATTTTTCTTCTAGCTATGTAATATTTGATTTTATCTATTATAACTTTTCCTAAATACCAAGATATTAACAAACAAAATGCACAAACTGTAGTCAATATTATAAATTCTATAATTTTTATGTTCATTAATAAATAAAACAAAATAAGACATGTATAAGCCGATACATAAATACCTATGAATATTCCTATCCAACCTAAAACACCTAATAACACATATCCTATATTAAATAATATATTTTTAAATTTAATCACAATACCACCCCTTTTTATTAATTATTTTTGATAATACTTATATTTTTATACAATCCATTTTCTATTCATTATCTTTTCCAAAATCTTTATTATTTCTTTTTCTTTTATAATCCCATAATAAATCACTACCTATTTCATAAGCCCCATAAATACTTGCTAAACTAATTAAAAATAAAATTACATATCTAAATATAGGTTCTAAATTTATATTCCAAGATATATGAATACTTGATATTTGGATATACACTATATATGATATCGTAATACCTACAGCAAAACTTATTAATAATGCTACAGCACCTAAAACTATACTTTCAATAACATCTAAAATTTTTCTCTTCATATTATCACCTCCTTTTATTAATTATTTCTACGTTGATAATACTTACATCTTTTTGCATGTATATTTGTAAAGAAAATAATCACCTTTTCTTTTATAGGACAATATACATCACAATCATAAGTCCATTCTGCAAATTCACAATACATACAATCTATTTTTTCTTTTTTATATTTTTTATGATGTGTTTTACAATAATCTTTTTTGGCACTTTCTAAGTTCCATTTTTTCATATTATCACCTCCTTGTTTATGTATTAACATAAATGTTATAAAAATCACCTATGATTTTTATTTTTCTTTTATTATTATTTTTTCTTTCTTGCTATTTTTTAATGTTTCAGTAATCTTATCATTAAATGCTCTTACTTCTTCCTCTAATTCTTGTTGTCTTTTTATTTCTTCTTCTGCTTTAGCAATTTTTTTCTCTCTCTTTTTAACTATAGCGTCGTGAATTACTACCATCATTATCAATATAATCATAGGTAGAAACATAAATCCTATAAGAGTAAACATAAAACCTACCTCACCAAATAAATCTCCTGCAATTAAAGAGAAATAACAAGCTCCAAATAATATAAGTGAAAAAATTACGATTTGTAATAATGAAAAGCTATATAAACCAAAATATCTTGCACGTCTAAACCACATAATATCAACTCCTTTTTATTTATTTCTTATTTATGTATTAACATAACTATATAAAAAATTACCTATGAATTACAAAAATATGTTTGTCCTTTAAGATTTTTTATTAAGCTTCTTTAATACCATTACAAAAACACTCCGAATATATGTATTATTTTATAATTATATTTATATAATTAACAACTAATAATGAAAAATTACCTATGAATTATATTATTTAATATATATAGTATTTAATTTAGTATTTAATAGTATTTAAGAAAGCTACTTCTATTGATATTCCTTGTATTCATCATATTATATATGAGTTTTAAAGGTCTTAATATGTGTTTTTAAGGGATATATATGTTAAATTAAGTATCATTTCGTTTATAAATATGTGTTTTTAAGGGCATTTTTATTTCCTTAATTACTCATAATAATTTAAATATGTTAAAATAAGGGACTATTAATATGAGATATTAAGGGTTATAATATAACTATGAGAAATTAAGGAGGTTTTAATATGAGTAAAAATCAAATACTTATGAAAAATAACACAATAGTTAGTGCTAGATATAACATATCTCTTATGCATAATAATATATTTATTTTTATATTGTATAAACTTCAGAAGGCTAAGTCTGGTAATGCATATTGCTATATAAGCAAACAAGAATTTCAAAATCTTATTTCAAATAAAACACAGAAAACAGTTCCAGGTATTAAAAAAGTATTAGATAATATGCTAGATGAAAAAATATACTTTAGAGAAGATGGTGAGTGGAGCTGTAAATATAGTATTATAGCTGGGTATGAATATAATAAAAAGGAAGATTTATTTAAAATAGTTGTCATTGATAAAGTTTATCATCTTCTTATGAATTACAAAGCTTATACACCTATTAATATGAAAATATTTTTAACTTTAAAATCAATATATAGCCAAAGATTATATGACCTTCTTAGATTATGGAGTAATACAAAAGAAAATATAACATATGAACTAGACGAATTAAAAGATTTATTAATGTTAAACAACAAATATAATTTGTATGCTGATTTTAAAAGAAATGTTCTTCAACGAGCTAAAAAGGAATTAAATAATACTGGAATGTTTGAATTATCATATACTGAAAATAAAAAAGGACGAAGTGTAAAATCTATAACATTTCATGTAAAAGATTTAGATAAAAGAGTATATTTTAAAAAGAAACAAACTGAACAAATTTCACCATTGTCATACATTTCTAATAAAGATTTAATATCAAATAATTGTATATCATCTTTTCAAAAAGATTTTGAACTAATAGATTTCACATACGAAGATATGAACCAGGCTTTTATTGAATCAATTAATATAACATTATCTAAATTTAATGTAGATAAAATAGATTATAATGTATATCCTTACTTTAAAGCTGTGTTAAATAATAAAATTAAGTATTATACTGACTTATTTATAAAGACAAGTATTTTTTAATTAATCTATTGACAAAATATATTTTCCATGTTATCATGATATAGTACATTCTCATAAGAATTGCAAATATCGCATATAACTTTAATTAAATTATTATATTTTATTTCCAAAATGTAATAATCAGCCCTTTTTAGGGCTTTTTCTTTTGTTTTTTATAAAAATAAGCAATTTTTCTTAATTTTTTAATGTTTTTTATGCATTTTTACTCATTTTTTTGCTAAAAATTTAGCATTTTATTCGTATTTTTTCTTAATAATTTCACCAAATTTAGGAGGTTTTATTAAAATTTTCTCAAGTATTGACCTATCTTTATAAATTTCCATTGATGTTTCTAACTCCTCTAACGTATCTTCTTTAATTAATCCACCAATTATTTCCATTCTATCTCTTGATTCCATCTTCCATTCTACTTCCCAAAGCTCTCTCATACCATTAACCTCCTAAAATAATTTTTTAATTATTCTATATCCATATTCATATGAAGGATTTTTACTACATTTTTCTTTTAATTTATTTATTTCTTCTTCTATTTCTTTTTTATTTTTTGTTTCAATTTTATTCACATAAATATTTTCATATAAATCATCTCTATCTTCTATAGATTCATATAATGTATACTTCATTATTTTACCTCCTCTTTCTTTTTACTATATTTTTCACTTATTTTTAATACAGTTTCTCTATCAATATAAAATGTCTGTATTTCTGTCCCATATTCTTCACAATCAAACACTCTCATATTTCCAGCTCCTCTTAATAAATGTAAATATCCATAGTTAATTATCATATTAGACCTAATTTCATCTTTACATTTACCACCTATAACAATATTTATATTCTGTTTAGTTATATTTGGTAATATATCTTTAGAAGGTAATTGGGTAGTTAGTATTAGAAATACCCCTGCTCCTGCACCTCTACTAGCTATTAAAGCTAACATATTGTGAAAATCTTTATTCTTCATATAAGAAGATAACTCCTCTATAACTATAAATCTAATAGGCATTTTTTTAAACTTTCTATATTGCCATATATCAGTACAATTTCTATAAGTAAACTGTTCATATCTTTTATCTATATCTTGTATAGCATCAAATAATATATCTTCAGCTTCATCTCTATTTTCTGTATAATGAATTACATTTTTACAGTTTCTAAATTCAAATAAATCTACTCTCTTTTCATTGATTAAATCTAACACAACGTCACATTTTCTTTTCATTACTAATTGAGATATAATAACTCTTAAACAATTAGATTTACCACATCTAGTAGCTCCTGCTAAATACATATGTGCATTAGAAGGTTCACTAAAATCAATATATCTAACGCTACAATCTTCTAAATTAATCCCAATAGGTATTTTATACCCTTTAGCCTTATGTTTTTCTAAATCAAAGTCAGCACATACTATCTCTTCCTTTTTAATTCTTAATTGAATATAATATCCATTCTTTTTAAAACTAACATCTTCCTTTTCTTTATTTAATAAATGACAAAACTTATTCTTATTATTATTAAAATCGTCTATAGTCATCCCTGTAGGTATTATAAATTCATATATTTTATAGTTTTCGTCTTCCCATTTATTTCTTAACTTAGGTATATCTCCAGAAACATTCTTCATATTGATATTATTAAAGAAATCAGTAAAATCAATATGTTTAATATTAAATACATCTAAAGCTGATTTACATAATAATGTTATTGTATCCCAAATAGTATTTGTTAAAGGTTCTATCACATTACTCATATTATCATCTCCTTTTACTTAACTATATGCAAGTGTGTAGTAAATGTTTCCTATATATTGAAAAAATATTTTAGTAACATTATTTAAATATATACATATACTATATTGAGGTGATAATATGACGGAAAGAGATTTAAATGTATTAAACTTTATTAATTTAGTTACTGTGTGTAGGACAGAACATATAAGAAACTTATTCTTTGCAGGATTAACTAATACCACTTGGGATAGAAGAGCTAATAAATTAGTAGAATATAAGCAATTAAAACGCTTTAGAAGTGGAATATATAATAGAGAATATATTTATTATATTGAAAATAAACCTAATGAAAGATTACTTAGGCATGATATGTATATAACTGAATTAGTATATAATTTATTATTACTAGGCGTGGAAATAATATACGTAGATAGAAATGTTCAATTGGGTAATGTTATAGCAGATGGTTATATTATAATTAGATACAAAAAAGACAATACTATAATAAGGAAAGGTTTATTAATAGAAGTTCAATTACATGGTAGATTATCAGATTGTATAGATAAATACACAGATATTAATCCTATTAAAGAATATGTGATTGAACAAGGTATGCAGACTCTTCCTTCTCTACTTATTATAAGCGACTTACAGGGCAAGATTAGGAATAAAATTCTTAAAACTATGTGTGTAAATTGTAACTTAGAGTGTTTAGACAAGTGTATATTATAATGTAAAATTGAGTGTGTGGTACGACTATTGCTTGTACTACACACCTTTTTATTTGGTATTTCAATGGTTTGATACGGTAAAACTAATGGGTTTATATAGATAAATTAATACGTAGTGGCGGTGTATTATATCTGATTAAACCCATATTTTCCCATTTATTTCCAATATATTAAATATACTATTAAATTCCCATTAAATCAAGTATTAATTTATAAACGTAAAATAACATATTTATAATATCATTTCCCGAGAATAAGTACAATACGGTAATATCTAATTTTAATACTTTAAATTAGATAAAAATAAAGTATAATAAATACGCATTAATTTCCTAGTATTCTTAATTTGTAAATATGTTAATGTTATGAAGATAGGAGTTTATAGAAATGGTTAAAAATGTAATTCGGTATTTTTTATGGCATGTAGTTGGTAAACTACTACACAGAATAAAATTTTTGTCAAGCCCCTCCGAATATGATACCACCCCCTAGATGTTGAAATATCAACATTTCTTACCCTTTGAAAAAAATTCCTTTGCTCAAAAAGTACGATTAAGTATTAATTAATCGTACATTCTTAATTTTTTAAAGTGGTTGACTTGTCCAGGTGACGTGCTTATCAACACTATATTCCCTAGTTATCCACAAATATTTTGCTAGTTATCCACAAGCTATTAATATATATAAATATATATACGAAAGCAAGTCTTACCAATACTTACAACTACATTTATAACTACATCTCAAGCTAACAGCCTATAAATCTATATAATCTAGTAATATCAACGCTTTCATACACTTATACACGTTTTTTCTTAATCCAAGTTATCCACAAGTAAAATTTTTCTAATTTTTCCACTTTACATTTTTTACCATTTATTCAATTTCTCCTAATAATCTAAAGTGATTTATCTATTTTCCTTTATTTTCCTAAAGTGTTTACCTATAATTGTTTCACAGTTTACCTTTATTACCCAATACTATACAACCATTGCAATAACTGTATCCTATACCTATAGTGGGTATATTGTAAAGCGTGAAACAGTTGCAATTGCTACATTCTTCTGTTTTCTTCTATTTGTGTATACCTATGTATGGTATTCAATCCTAGTTATATCAACGGTTTCACTGTTTTCCTTTGCATTTTCCTAAGTCCTGTAATGCTTGATAATGCTAGATAGTTAATAAATATACCTATGATAATTAAGATAATAAAGCATAATGTTAATTTATATTAATTAATTAAACTATTCTCTTCTGTTCTCTTTATTATATAAACCATGTATATATTTTGTCGAATGCTCTAAAGCTAGTAATATCAACAACTACAGTATTTTATAATAACTTTATAATATAAAACAATCTTTGTATTTTCCCTAATTAAATAAAGCTAATCTTTGATTTACCTTATCATTTTAAAGGTAATATTATCATTTTGCTTTATTTAATTAAGTTAAACTTATTAATTAATACCAACTTTATTTATTAAACTTTAAAATCAATTTTAAAATGGAGTATTCCATAAAAATAATTTTGTACGATAAAATACTTTTTTATAGCTTTACTAAAATAAGTATATAGTACTATCCACTTTAATAAAATTTGTGACCCTATTTTCTACTATCAATAAGTAAAGTATTCGACACTATAGACTTTATTTATGTAAACTATTCGACAACAATTCAACCATATAAATTTATTTTTATATGTAAAAATTATCTTTTATGATACAATTATATTTTAATGTATAAATTATTTTATATCGTATAAATTTATTTTTATAGCAATCTTAACTTAAATAAATAAAGTGACCCTTTTTTATACTATCACTTTTTAAAGTAAAACTTGTCGAACACTTTACTATTTGACCGTGGAGTCTATCTTTTACTTAAAAAATTAAAGTATTTAGCTATAAAAATTTATTTATATATAAACTTTTATTTTTATTGTAGATATCTAAAATATAGCTTAAACAGTTGATATTACTAATTTGTAGCATTTTTACTTATCATTTTTCTATCTATATATTTTTTAAGAGAAAAATAAATTAATAAATTATAAAAAAAGTTGTTGACAAAACTATACGAGTCGTACTATCATTAAATTAAGATAAAACAAAATAATAAAAAGACGTAAGTATTAGACAAGGGAGGTTGCCCATCAACCATTAAGTAACAAAAATAATTAATAAAAATCCAAAAAAAAGTATTTGACAAAAGAATATAACTTGTACTACAATTGAATTAATAATCAATAGACAACCTTGTATAACATAAGCAACAAAATCAAATCAAAAACTTAAATGCTTGATATCCTCTATCAAATATTTAAGAAAAAAAATTATACCTTGACAATTAAATATTGACAAAACCAGAATTGCACTGGACTTTGGCTAACTTTTCACTTGCTATTATAATAACAAGTAATAGCCCTATAAGGGAGTAGGGAGCGACGGGGAGTCCTTCAAAGTTAAATCAAAGTAAATTAAAATTTTCTGTATCATTCCAAAAGAGTTCCAAAGGGTTAACCTAAAAGCCCTTTTCCAGTAACAAAATATTAATAAATTAGGAGTGGTAAATATGAAGGATAATAAATTAGATTTTTCAAATATGAGCTTAGAGGAAATACTAAATTTAGACTTTGATATAGAAGTTCCAAAAAAATCAATTCAATACTTGACAAATATAGAAGAAATAGAAAATGAAATAACAAAAGTAGATAGAACAAAAGTATTAAATAGTAAAGTTCCTTATACAGAATATTTTGAGTCAGAAGAAGAAATGATAGAAACTTTAAAATTAGTAATTCCAGAAAAAGTCGGAAAACATATACAAGGATTTGCATATATACAAGGATTTGCAAGAACAGTAAGAGACGGAAAAGAACTTTCACCAAAACAACTAACACAAAGTAAAAGAATTGCAAGTCAAATAAAACTTGCATATTTAGAAGAATGTAAGCATCAATTGGGATATATGTTGTAAATATTAAAGAGTTCTAAAGGGTTAACCTCTTAAAAGCCCTTTTCCAGTTAGAAAATAATTAATAAATTATTGACAAGTCATAAATAATAATATATTATATTAATAAATAAAGGGGATGTTTTAAATGTTAAAGGGAGAAATAAAAAAAGGAACAATAAGAAGAACAGAAGGACAAGAAAAGAAATATATAAAACAGTTCAAAGGTAACGACCTAGAAAAGTGTATCATAGTAATAAATAATATGATGCATCAACGTATATACGCATCAAGTCACTTAAGAAAAAAATCAACAGTATCATATAATATGAGAACAATTTGTGAAATGTTGAAATATGGAGAATTTGACGTCATAGAATACAATTACACTAGAGGACAAGGAAGAATATTAGTGGAAAGTTGGAGTACATTTCCAGTAAAAATTGATGATAAAATGACACAATGTACAATGAAGGTTGTCGTTGAACCAAAAACACAAAAAATTATAACAGTATGGTATAATAGCGTTGACGACACTCATGTAAGTTTAAATATGAAAAGATATAACAAGGACTTAGAAATTGTGTTCTAGTCCTTCCAGCTCAATGCTATCATTTATGATAATGAAAACAATTAATAAAATTGTTGACAAATATTAAATGATAGTATATAATATCGATATAAAATAAATTGATAGGAGTGATGAGTTATGAAGAAAGTATATTATAGCTTATATTTAGTAACAGAAGAAAGCGAAGAATTTTTAGCAAAAGTAAAGTCAAAAGGTCTTGCAATAAGAACTAAAATGTTATATAACAAAATATATGAAGGCAAAGGAAAAATAATTATTAAATAGAGGATTTTAAGCCCTCTAGCTCAAGCTATCGAATGATAGCAAATTATATTAATAATGAAGGAGAATGATAATATTATGAAAAATAAAATGTTATTTGTATTAGTGTTAGTATTAGGAATTGTTATATTTAAAAATCAAATATCCATAGCATTGATGTATGCAGTTGACTGTATAGGTTATGCATTCAACATTAATGTGGTTGATATTATTGATTTGCTTAATACAATATACTATTTATAGTATTAAGCAATGATGGCAAAAATAATTAATAAATTTTTTAAAATAATTATTGACAAGTCATAAATGATAGTATATAATATTAAATATAAGTAAATAAAGGAGTTGGTTTAAATGACTAAAAAAGAAAAAAATATATTATTAGAAGAATATGGATATCAATATCAAATGGAACAACTAATGGATAAGGATATTAGATTTTATAAAAATCTATTAGACAAATTAGGACTTCATAATGACAGAATAAATATAGAAAACGATGTTTATTATATGGAAAATGAATTGAGTACTGTAAAATCCCATGCCTATGAAAGCCTTAATGATATAATTGAAAAATACAATGATGGTAAAAGAGTTAACGTTGAAGTCATGGAAATTTATTTAGAAGAAATAAAATATCAAGCTACTAATGATGATAAAAAATATATAGAAAGCAGTAAAAAAATTATATTAGGAGAATAATTTTCTCCTAAGCTCAAGCTATCTAAATTATAGTGAATAATATTAATAAAATTGTTGACTTGTTGTAAATGATAGTATATAATATTAAATATAAAAATAATTAATAAATTAGGAGGGTTTAAAATGAAAATTAATTTAAAAAAAATGGATAGCAGTATAGTTTATGACAGTAGATTAAAAAGAGAGTATTATATCTTACAAAATAAAAATATAGTAGAATGTTTACCTTATGAATGGATTGACGAATGGAAATGTTACGTAGCTGACGGTAGAGGACAATATAAATTTAATTTAATAGAAAATGGTTTTAACAGTTGGACAGAATTCTGTAAACATATGAAACAACATAAATATTATAGCATAGAAGAAGTAAAAAGAAGAGGTCTTGCAAGACAATAAATATCAAAAATAATTAATAAACTAGGATTTAAGGGAAAATAATAAAAAAAGATAATGATACAATGTTATATCATATAGTGGGTTATTTTCCACAAGTTAAAAATATTTATAAATTAAATTTTGTAAAAGATATTTTAGAATATCATAATATAAAATTTTATATAGGGAATTAATTCCCTAAAGTTCAAGACTATCAAAATGATATTGAAAATAATTAATAAATTTTTTAAAATAATTATTGACAACATCTAAATGATAGTATATAATATTAAGTATAATAAATGAAAAGGAGAATTGATAATATGAAAAATTTAAGAAATGAATTATTAGAAATGAGTGCTAAAGAAACTGGTATAAAATTATTTGTTATAAATGACTTATTAAGTCTAGAAAATGATAGTGAAATAAAAGATTATATGAACGATGTTTTATGTTACGGTTGCCAAAGTGGAATTGTTACAAGTTTATTATATACAAGTGATACTAAAAACTTTGTTAAAACTTACCTTGAAGAATGTTTAGAAATATTAGATGAGTTTATCCAACAAATAGGAAAACCAGCATTTATAATAGATAGCAACAGTATAGCCTGGTTAGCATATGAGGAAACATTAAGAGATTTAGTTGTAGAATTAGATATATAGAGGGTAAAATCCCTCTAGCTCAATACTATCATAAATGATATTAAAAATAATTAATAAAATTATTGACAAGTTGTAAATGATAGTATATAATATTAAATATAGAATAAATAAAGGGGAGTCGATAATATGAAATATTTTGAAAGTTGTAAGAGTAAAGAAGACGCAAAAAAATTATATAAAAAATTAGCTTTCCAATATCATCCCGATAAAGGCGGGGATGTTGAAATAATGAAAGCCATCAATAATGAATTTGATGACTTTATGAAGAACTTTAGAGAAGAAAAAAAAGATAGTAAAAAAGAATATGAATTTACGGCAACTACATATAGAAACCTTATAGAACAATTAATAAAATTTGACGATATAACCATTGATGTAGTAGGCTGTTTTATATGGATAACTGGCAACACTTATCCAATAAAAGAAGAATTAAAACAATTAGGATTTAGATTTAGTAAAAATAAAAAATCATGGTATATTGCGCCAGAAGAATATATGAAAAATAGAGTCAATTATAAGAAAAAATACAGTATGAATGAAATAAAAAATAAATATGGATGTACTAGTATAAAATCAAAAGGAGGATATAAGAAAAAAGATGATATAATAATAATGATAGGATAAATAATTAATAATACTGCCTATAAAAATATAGGCAGTATAGCTCAAAATGATTATATAAATTATTAATAAAAACTATTGACAAAAGATAGTAAAATATGATATTATATAATCATAATAAAAATAATTAATAAATAGGAGTGGTAAATATGAAAATACAAAAATTTGATGGAAGAATAGTTGAATTAAATGACAGTACAGAAACTTATGAATGGACTTCTGGAGAACAAGAGTATCAATTAGTATATGACAATGAAGGAGATTTATTAGGAGTGAATATAGACGGTATAGAACAAGAAATACTAGATGATATAATAGACAGACCTTACAGTTACGACTTCCCTTCTACATTAGATGAATATAACAAGGGTTTATTTTAAGCCCTTTGCTCAAAAGCTATCAGAATGATAGTGAATAATATTAATATAAAGTAAATTATATTAAAATAGGAGTGGTAAATATGAATAAAAAAACATTATGGACTATATTAGGTATAACAAGTAATGCTATATTTCTAATAGGATTATTATTAATAATAGTATCATTTAAATATGATACTCATAAAGAATATGCATATACAGAAACGACTAGCATAAACATACAAAAAGATGACAAAATAACAGCTAATGAACGTCCTCTTGATGATAGTCAAGAGCATGACAATAGAGTTAATAAAGATAATAAAGATTATGCTACTAATAACACTAGTGATTATGTTATAAAAACAACTACAAAAAAATCTACATACAATAATAGCAAAAACAATAGTAATGATAATAAAAACTATAGTAACACTAATACTAATAATAGTAATAATAAGAATGCTAGCAATAATAGTAATACTAATAATACTAATAATACTAATAATACTAATAATAGTAATACTAATAATAGTAATAACAATAATAACTATACAGTTGAATATACAAATACCAGTTATTGTGGATTTTGCGGTAAACAATTAAACAGCAACGACGGCATTTGTCAAGACTGTAGAGAAATAAGAAGTAAATTAGGAGAATAATTTTTCTCCTTTGCTCAATGCTATCCAATGATAGTAAAATATGATATTATATAAATATAAAAGGTTTACTGGTTTATCCTTAAAACCAGTAATAAAAATAATTAATAAAATTATTAAAAAGCTCTTGACAAATTTATTTTTAGTATGATATAATTAATATATAAGATAAATAAAGGGGAGTTGATAGTATGAAATATATAGAATTAACTGGTTATATATTAGAATGTAAAGCTGAATATATTGAATCGGTAAGAAAATATTTAGATGACAAAGGATTCGATGGATATTATAATGTATATGATTATTCTGAAGAGTCATTAAGAATCGTAGGCAGTATACCATGCGACAATAAAGAAAAATGTATTGACGAGTTTATAGACTTTTTAGAAAATAATAATATGTGCTTTATAGGTGTGTTTGGGGAGTAATTCCCCTTTAGTTTACCTTCAAATGATGAGGGAATATATTAATTAGGAGTGATAATATGCTAAATAAATGTTTAATAGCTGTAAAAGCTAAAAATGAATGGAAAAATAATACTGTCTATATTTTTATAGGTGGTATTGCTCAATACTGCAAGAATGATAGTAAATAATATTAAAGGGGATGAATATATTATGAATGAATTACAAAAGACAAATAAGGATGATATAAGAATATCATCAAGAGAAGTGGCTGAAATGATGGGAATTAGACATGGAGATTTATTAGACAAAATAGATAAAATAAATGATGATTTTGAAAACGGAGAAATCCGTTCTCAAAAATATTGGATAGAAGGAACTTATAAAGTTCCAGGTAACAACAAAACATATAGAGAATATCAAATTACAAAATTAGGTTGTGAATTTCTAGCACATAAAAGCACTGGAACAAAAGGTAATTTATTTACTGCTAGATATATGGATAGATTTCAAATGATGGAAGAATATATTAATAATCAAATACCACAATTGTCACTAGAAGACCAAGCCGTATTAAATATAATAAATGCAAATGATAAACTTGATAAAGCGTTAGCTATAAAGGATTATAAAGATATCATAGAAAAGCCTTTAATTGAAGAGATAGACGAATTAAAAGAACTTAATAATAAATTTAAAGTTTTCATATCTAAAGATGGATTAATAGATGTTGATACATTCAGTAAAGTTTTAGCTATTAAAGAATTGGGAAGAAATAATATGTACAAGTGGTTTAGAAATAACAAATACTTAATGAAGAATAACCGTCCTTATCAACATTATATAAATCAAGAATTATTCAAATTAAAAAACATAGGATATAAAACAAATTATATAGGAGAACAAATACCTCTATTTAAAACATACATAACTAAAAAAGGATTAGGATACTTTTTAAATAAGTTCGTTGAAGACGGTTATATAACTTTTACAAATGATACCAAAAATAATTAATAAATATTTATAGACTGGAGTTTTATCCAGTCTTTTTTATTGTCTATAAAATGATAATGATTTTCATTAACATTAAATATCAACTCCAGAAGTTATTTTTATAAAAGCTCAATAAAATTGACCTCTTAAACGCCCTTCTAAGGCATTTTAAAATGATTAAGGTATAAATACCTTATAGAACATTAAATCCCTTCATAATGGATTATATAGGATATTTTATAATTTTATCTATAATTGATAATATTTTTCATTTATATGTTTATTATCACTTGAAAATGATAACAAAATAAATTAATTTGTTATTGAGAATAATAATCATAACTATAAAAATTAATTTATATATAAAATAATATATTTTTAAAAAAGTTTATATTTATTATTGATTTATAAAATTAAATATGATACTATATAACTATAGTAATAAATAAAAAGTTTTAAAAAAATTATAAAAATAATTAATAAAATTATTAAAAAGCTCTTGACAAAATAAAATAATGTATGATATAATTAAAGTATAATAATAAATAAAAGGGGTTGATAATATGAAAACAAATAAACAAAGAATTGAAGAAAAATTAAATAAAGAAGGTTTTACAATAGGTTGTTGGGATAAATCAATAGAAAAACTAAATTATAACAACATTAAAAAAGTATTAGATGATATTCCTTTTGGAGCTACAGATATACAAGTATCTCTAAATAGAAAAAAATACATAGTAGAAGTAAGTGACGTTGATAATGAATATGATTTTAAAATGACTTCAAAGACTTCATACTTAAATAAATACGATGATGACGAATATTATACAAAATGGTAGGGATTAGTCCCTACCAGCTCTTAAAAAATAATTAATAAATAGTGATTGTAATTTTAAATTGCAAGTGCTATAATATAAGTAAGATAATTGAAAGGGGAAATGATAATGAATAATATTAAAAGATTTTTAAATCTGTTAAATGACAAAACAATAGAAGGTAAGATAATAGATTGCTATTGTACGCTTCATAAACAAGCGTGGTATGATGGCAAAATAAAAACCAACATAGTATTAAATTTAGATGGAACAATAACAACTACAAATACAAATGAAATAAAAGATAATCAATTGTTATTATTAGCAATTAGTGAATATGTAGAAGTGCCAGAAATAGAATTTGGTGACATCGAGTTGCAAGATGATTATCAAGAATTCGTGGACTATCTGATGGAAGAATGTGAAGAAATATTTGAAAGTAATGTGGATAAACAACAGTATATTTGGGATAACGCTACATGGAGTGAATATAAGTATTTTAATGAATTGGGTTACGAAGATGAGGAACAGTGCGTCTGGAATTATATTTGTGATATGGAGGACGCAGACTTTATATATAATGTTATATCAAAATTAATAAGTCGATTAGAAATGATGATATAAACTATTATATGGTAGTATGGAAACATCTGTACTACCATATAGAAAATGATAATAAAAATAATTAATAAAATTTTATAAAAAGCTATTGACAAATATATTTGCAATGATATATAATGTAACTATAATAATTAATAAGGAGTTGATAACATGAAACAATGTACAGGAAATTATAAATACAAAGGATTTTTAATTAATTTTAGCGAATATACACAAAGTTGGAGATTAGAACCAACACTAGAATTAATAGGAGATAATTCAGATGCTGCAATAGATTTTGCAGTAGAGTGCAACAACGACAGTATGGAATTTAGAACTATAAATCAAGCCAAGAAATATATAAAAGACAACTATGATATATTGATATCAGAAATTAAAAAAATCATATGAGGACTTCAGATAGTCCTCTAGCTCAAAGTCAATGATGATAAAAATAATTAATAAATTATTAAAAAGTCATTGACGATATAATATAAAGTGTGTTATTATATAAGTAAGATAATTGAAAGGGGATAAATGATATGAAATATTTTAAAAATATAAACTCTTTAGAAGACTTAAAGAAACAATTTAAAAAACTAGCTTTTAAACATCATCCAGACAAAGGCGGAGATGTTGAAGTAATGAAAGCTATCAATAATGAATACGATATATTATTTCCTGTTTGGAAAAATAGAGATAATATAAAAACAGAAGAAACAGCAGAAAGTACAAGAAATGAATTCTATACTCAAAATGGTTGGAAAGGTGAAAAATACGATAGAAATTTAGATATTAAAACAATAGCTAAATTTGTTAGAGAACAATTAAAAGAAGAATTTTCAGACTGTAAATTTAGTGTTACAAAAAATGAATTTTCTGGAGGCTGTAGTTTAACTGTAATTGTGAAAGAAACTCCTAAAAGTGTTTATGCAAATGATGATAAAAATATAATCAATTATGAAATATCACCGTATATCGAATATCCAGAACTATCAATATATGGTAAAAAATTAGTTGCAAGAGTTTGGGAAATAATAAATCAATATAGATATTCTGATTGTGACTCTCAAATAGATTATTTTAGCGTTAATTTCTATCCATCTTTAAAACTTGGTAATTATGACGAGACAGTTAAAGTGGTTGAAAGAAAAGTTAAAAAATCTAAAAAGAGAACAGAAAAAAATAATAAAAATAATAGTGATAAATTTGATATAGTAGAAAACTTTGAAAAAAATGGAATAGAATTATATTTTGAAGGTAAACCATCAGAAAATTTTAGAAACATGTTGAAACAATTTGGATTCAAATGGAATAGAAATAAAAAATGTTGGTATACTAAAAGAAATTCAGATACCTTAATAGTACTTGAAAATTTACAAAATCAATATAAATTAATAGGATAGTATTATAGGTTTGCAGGTTATCCTATAAAACCTGCAAAAGATTATAAAAACAATTAATAAAAAAGCTCTTGACAAATAATAACACAACATGATATACTTAATATATAAAATTAATTAGGAGGAGATAATATGGGGGCTAAAATAGATAGAACTGGAGAAACAAAAGTTAATAACTTTGGAAGTGAGATGGTAATAATAAAATATAAAAAATGGGAAGATGTTGATATTTATTTTCCAGAATATAATTGGACTGCTAAAAATAAAACATATCAAAATTTTAAAAATGGTCAAATAAAATGCCCATATGAAAGAAATATTTATGCTATTGGTTATATTGGTGAAGGTAAGTATAAAGTAAGTGAAAATGGTAAAAATACTAGAGCTTATAAGACTTGGAATCATATGTTGGAAAGATGTTATAATGAAAAGAATAGACATAAAAATCCAACATACAAAAATTGTAATGTTTCAAAAGAATTTCATAATTTCCAAAACTTTGGATATTGGGACGAAAATAATTATTATGATATAGAAGGCGAGAAAATGTGCTTAGACAAAGATATATTAGTCAAACATAATAAAATTTATAGCCCAGATACTTGTGTTTATGTACCAAATACAATTAATACTTTATTTACTAAAAATGATAGTAAAAGAGGTACTAATCCAATAGGTGTTTCAAATTATAAAAATGGAAAATATGTATCTCAATGTAATTTGATTAATCCCAAAACAGGTAAATCAAAAAATAAATATTTAGGTTTATATGAAACACAAGAAAAAGCATTTGAGGTTTATAAATATTATAAAGAAAAGAATATTAAAGAGGTTGCGGATTATTATAAAGGACAGATTCCACAAGAAGTATATGATGCATTATACGCTTATGAAGTTGAAATTGATGATTAAAAATAATTAATAAAAGGAGAGATGAAATTATGGAAAAATATATTAAAAGCCCTCTTAATTACACAGGTGGAAAAGGGAAATTATTAAATCAAATATTACCACTATTTCCAAAAAATATAAACACTTTTGTAGATTTATTTACAGGTGGTTGTAATGTAGCAGTGAATGTTAATGCTAATAAAATAATAGCCAATGATTTATGCACTCAAGTAATAAATACATATAAAGGAATACAAAATAATAATACAGAGAAAGCTATCGAAATGATAGAAAAAATAATTAACGAATATGATTTAAGTAAAGAAAACAAAGAAGGTTATTTAGAATTAAGAAAAGCTTACAATGATGGTAATAAAGAATGGTATGTACTTTATACTTTATTAGCCCATTCTTTTAATAATCAAGTAAGATTTAATAAGAAAGGAAAATTTAATATGCCTTTTGGGAAAAGAAATTTTAATCCAAGTTTAAAACAAAAATTTAAAGATTTTTCAAATGCAATTCAGAAAAAAGATATAGAATTTACAAATAAAAATTTTATATCTTTAGATATTAACAAATTAGGAGAAAATGACTTTGTATATTTAGACCCACCATACTTAGTAACAGAAGCTACTTACAATACAGGTTGGAATGAAGAAACTGAAAAAGAATTATTATCATTATGTGACAGATTAAATGAAAAAGGTATAAAATTTGCAATATCTAATGTATTAGAACATAATGGAAGTAAAAACGAAATATTAATAAACTGGAGCAAAAATTATAATGTAAACTACTTAGATTATGATTATTCAAATTGTAATTACCATAAAAAAGATAATGGATATAAGAGCATAGAAGTTTTAATTACTAACTACAAATAATTAATAAAACTCTTGACAATGATGGTTAAACATGATATTGTTTATATAAGGAGGATAAATTATTATGGATAAAAATGTATGTGTAAATTGTGATTATAATAAGATGTGGGGAGGTAATTGTGAATATGAACAAGAAGAAAAATGCATATATGCAACTGCTAGATATTTAACTCATGATGAACGTAATAAAATAGAAAAGAAATTAATTATGATTGATTATTTATTAAATGATATAGTCGAAATTGACAAAGAAAATACAATTGAAGATTTAACAGATAAGATTTCAGATGCATTGTGCAATATGGAATATGAAATAAAATATAGAATTAGAGATTTTGAATATATGAAGAATAATAAATAGGGGAATTAAATTCAAAGGGGATTTTAATTAATCCTCTAGCTCGTAACAATGATAGTAAAAATAATTAATAAAGTTAATTGGGGGATTGAATGATGGGGAAAAATATTAATAAAAATAATAAAGTTTGGACTGAAAAGGAAATAAGAAGTTATATGAAGAGTTTCGTTAATAATAGCATGGACGAAAACGATAGAATGATAATAGGAAATGTAATTGATACAATTCCAATATCAGTAGATGGTAGACTTAAATCAAGCATGGGTTACTTTAGTGCCAGATATAAGAGAAATGGTGAATTTATATTACCAGTGAAATTTAAATTTAGTAAACGTATTAACGCATATGATAATGATACGGTTAAGCATGTTATCCAACATGAATTAATCCATTTATTGTCTGACAAGAAACATGGTAGAAATACAAGTCATTATGAAGAATGGAAAGAATTTTGTCATAAATATGAGGTAAATGACGATGAATTTTTTATTCCTAATTTAGAGCTAGAAAAAGAATATCATCGTTATAATATATATTGCACTAAATGTAATAAACTTGTAGGAGTTAGAGATAGATTATCCAAAGAGAAGATAATTGAATTATTACTATATGGTAGACATGAAGCTGATTATGGAGAATTAAAAATATACGATAATAAAGAAAAAAAATATATTAAATTAAATAATATAATGGTGAATGATAGTAAAAATAATTAATAAAAGTGTTGACAAATGATAGTAAATTATGATATGATTAGTATATAAAGATAAATAGGAGGGGTAAACATGAAAAATATAATTGAAGGAAAAATAAAAGATTTAGAAGAAGAAAAAGTAATAATAAAGAAATCAAACATAATTTTAGCAGAATAGAAGGTATAATGCATAATTGGAGAGAAAAAGATATAAATGATATGTCTTATGAAGCTGAAAGCATTGCATTTGCAACAAAAGAAATACAAAAAAGACAAAATTATAATTTCATATATAAAAGTCAATTAAAGGAACTTAAAAATTGGTTAAAAAATTATAATAAATAAAACATAAGGAGGTTGGTAATTATGAATAAAAAATTATCAGTACTAATATTAACAGGAATGTTATTAATATCTATGATAGGATGTAAAGATGTTGAACTTGATTCTGTGTCAGAAAATACAACTCAACAAATGGATGATGAAACAAAGGATAAACAAAAACAACAACTGGTAGAAATAGCATATTATTTAACCGAAAATAAGGTGGATGAAATATTCTATGGAAAAGATTACAGTTATAAAATGGAAAAGGATGGTTTAGTATTAACTAACTATTTCCAACATGATGAGATATCCAATGCTATATATACTGATAAATGGGATAATCTGTTAAATACATTGAAAGAAACATCTAATACCTTAAAACAATACTTAAACGACAAAGGTTACACTAATGTTAGCTTTACAATTCAAATTTGTGACGCAAAGGATAGGGAGGGAACTTGTTATTTGATAATAAAAGATGGTGAAATTGTATTTAACATGGCAGATAACATGAATCAATAAAGGAACTGAAATGATGACAAATAATATTAATTAATAGGCTAGATTTTATTCTAGTCTATTCTTTTATAGTTTAAAAAGATTTTAAAAATTATTAAAATCATAGGTGATTATTTACATATAGTCGTTAATACAATGATATAGGAGGTGTTCTAAATATGTAAAAGAATTATATATATGGAAAGTAAAAAAGATGATAGAAATAATTAATAAAGGGAGATATATAAGATGGGTGAATTAATAAAAATAGAAGTGAATGAAAATCAAGAAATAATAGTAAGTGGTAGAGAATTACATAAAGGATTGGAAGTGGAAAGTAGATATAATGATTGGTTTAAAAGAATGTTGAAATATGGATTTGAAGAGAATTTGGATTATATAGCTATTACTCAAAAAAAAGTAACAGCTCAAGGTAATGAAACTACATATATTGACCATGTAATTAAATTAGACATGGCAAAAGAAATATGTATGTTGCAAAGGAATGATAAAGGAAGAGAATTTAGAAAATATTTTATTGAATGTGAAAAGAGATTAAAAGAACAACAATTGCCACAACTAACAAGAAAAGAAGAATTGCAATTACAATTATTTAGTGAGGACTCTTTAGAAGTCGTTAACGCACATAAAGAATTAGTTAAAATAGAAGTAGAAGAAGCAACAAAACCATTATTAGGTAAGATAGAAGAGGATAAACCTAAAGTAGATGTATATGAAAGATTTATAAATAGTGATTTTACTTATACAGCCACAAGCTTAAAGGGTATTTTTGGATTTCCAAGTGCAGTAGCAATGAATAAGAAATTACATGAACTTAAATTAATATATAAACCTGGAAATTCTAAGAAGTGGACAGCATATAAAGATACACCAAAAGAATGGTATAAAGTATTAGCAACTGAATTTGGAGATACATTAAGATGGAGTTCAAAAGGCGTCTTAGGTATTGCAGATTTATTAGATATTAAAATAAGTGAGGGAGATATAGAAAATTTGATTGAAAAAGATGAGTAAAAGAATTAAAATGATAATAAAAATAGTTAATAAAGGGAGGAATGTATTATGAGTAAGATAGATAGAATAGGAGAAACAGGAATAAATACATTTGGTAGCAAGATGATAATTGTTGATTATAGAAAATGGAACGATGTAGACGTATATTTCCCAGAATATGACTGGACGGCTAAAAATAGAACATATAGAAATTTTAAAAAGGGTGAAGTGAAATGTCCTTATTAACCTAAAGTATATGGTATTGGTTATATTGGAGAAGGAAAATATAAATGTAGAGAGAATGGTAAAGCTACTAGGATTTATGATGCTTGGTGTAATATGTTACAAAGATGTTACGATGAAAAACTTCACGAAAAACATCCGACTTACATAAATTGTCAAGTTGATAAAAATTGGCATAATTTTCAGAATTTCGCTAAATGGTATTATGAAAATTATTACGAAGTTAGTAATGAGAGGATGCATTTAGATAAGGATATTTTAGTTAAACATAATAAGATATATTCACCAGAGACCTGTATTTTTGTACCTCAAACAATTAATTTGTTATTTACTAAACAAGATAAAAAAAGA